TAGTAGTACTTGGTCAAAATGTAGAAACATCATTATTAGATGCTGATGATGCCAATACAGAGAAGCTCTTAGACTTAAGTGATTTTCCTGTTCAAGAGATTTCTTTAATTAAAAGACTATTGTTTAAGACAAACTCAGGTTACGCTAACACACCTAATGCTGGATTCTTAGTTCCAACCGACCCTGGTTTTAACATTGTTGCTCCAGACAGGTATACATTCACCGCACAGTATAATGGTAATGCTGGTGTTAATAAATATTTAGAATTTTTTGCAAGTATATCTTCTCTAGATGCACCTTTTTTGTTTCCAGAGTCATCTTATATTAGAACGATAACATTTAACTCATCAGCTCTAAATACAGGTGTGATTGGCTTTTTCTATCCAGGACCTCCTGCAGTTCTAGCATTCTCCCTAACTGTCACTAATGATGATAGTCATGTGTTCGACGGTCTATCTTATCAGTTTCACAAGAACGACCAATTATATTGCAGAGTAGTTTCAGGTTCTTTTTCTAAACCCGCCCTTCGGATCTGGGTACAAACTGATCTAGGGAGTGCCTAATGAGTAGTATAAAAAAAGTAAAAAATAATACTGCGGAAGCTAAAGATTGGGTAGGTACTAGAATTTTACCAGGAGAGTATTACACGCTCGAAGTTGGTGAGTGGGCTAAATGGGCTAAGGAATATGGTTTAATAGGTTCTTCTTTCAAAGAAGCTGTTGACTTGGGTGAGGCTGTTTTAAGCGACGGTAACACTGATCTCAACATTGAAGAAAGCATCACTTATATATCAACAACACAAGATGCCGATTCTATATTTTTTAAAGACACTTTAGGGTTAAGTTTAACTAAGAGCACTCTCCAAGAAGCTGTTAAAGAAGTTTTTTCTAGAAATTTTAAGTACATTAACGACTTGACTCTTTCTTCTACAAATGACACTACGTTTTTGAATAAGATTAGTTTAAGTGAAGTTTTTATTCCAGGAAGGTATCGCCTAAGTTGGTTCTATACATGGAGACTTAATTCTACTAAAAGATTTTTTAAAGCTAGAGTTAGATTGAATGACACAACTGATGTTTTAGAGCATGTAGAAGAACCAACAGACTCTAATGCTGGAATAAGAAATAATGCCAACGGTTTTGCTTACATAGATATAACAGAAGAAGGATTGAATACATTTACATTTGATTTCTGTTCTTCAAATAAAGATGCTCAAGCTTATGTGTACGGAATATCTTTGGAAATATGGAGGGTAGAGTAATGTTTAAATACCCTATTGTTAATGCAAACCTAGAAGTTATTAAATATGAAATAAAAGATAACAAATCCTTTGATGCTGAAATACAGGTTATCAGTCTAAACCACGGAGAGTTAGGAATAAGTTTTGATAGAGCTTTAACCAGTTTAGAGGATGAGGAAGTAAGTGGTTATGTGAGTGGTCATGTTGTGGAAGACTTCTACACCTACAGTGATTACAAAGTAGAAGAATATAGCAACAGCGGAAGAATACAAAAAATTACTTATTATTATGAAAAAATAGGTGAAGCTTATAGCGGGAAGGTGCGAGAGGAAGTTTACACATATGCTAACGGAAACCACCTATCTCATTATATAGAAGAGAAATATGATATGGGTGGCAACGTGTACGCTAGAGTGAAGTATAGCGTATTTAGCGATCCCGTTACAAATCAAGTTATGGTGGAGGAAGAGTATGTCTAAGGAAATAGGAATTCAAATTCCCACTAATAAAATAAGTTCTACTGGTGAGCTAGTAATGACGTGGTCTGAGCTTAAAGCTTTTTACGCTACTGTCAGCACTGTAGCACATATGAACTTTGTTGAATTTGATACACATTATTATATCTGGTTAACCTTTAGAGATCAAAAGCTGTATATACCTTATTTAGAAAAAGAAACTGATGACGTAACAGAATTTGAAGCAAGTTATAAATCTTTATGTAATATTCCTGAAGCTCCTCGTATGAGAATCACAACAAATAAGTTGGGTAGAAAGCTTCACTCTAGATTTATAACCTTCATGACTTCAGAACAAGATAACTTCGATAACACAGATTGGAAGGAAGTACCCTACGCTGATCTGACTTATATAATGTTAGATATAAATGGTGCTCCAACAGCAGATAATAGTTTGTGTAAAGAAACATATATTGATTGGATGCCTGATTATGATTATGAGGTAGCAGGAGGATCTTTATATATCCCCCCTGTCTTAGGTGAGAGAACAATATCTATTCAAAGCATCACTGCTTCTGGAGATTATGCGGTTGCCACTTCTACAGATCATAAATTGAGATATAACTGCATGGTTACTATTTCTGGAGCAGACCAAGAAGAGTATAATGGGGTTAAGAAAATTGTAGAAGCAGTTGATGCGGATACTTTTACTTTCAAGATAAGCACAACTCCTGAAGATGCTACAGGAACCATAACCGCTGTTGAGGGTGACGATGCTTGGGAAATCCACGCTGTTGGTGCTCCCGACTTACCAAGTGCTTGGGGTGGGGATGTGCATTTTATTGCTAACCCTAGAATTAAGTGGATGAAGGGAGAACACCTTCTCATTGATGCGGGTCTTAATCCTGCTGAACTAAAATACAATGCCGTGTACCCCGCTAATAAAATTAGATTTGTTGTTAAACACCCTGTTGGATTTAAAGCTGAGTTTCAATTAAATCTTAAAATATATAGATAGGAGATAAAAAATGACCACATATAGTTACACTAAATATATAGATGATGATAGATTGTCCTTGGAAATAAGGAATAGTGCTATCACTATAGCTCTTGATTCTGTTATTATCACAGGAGAAGAAACTGTAGATGTCATTTTTAAAGCAGATCTTCCTTTACCTGATAAGTCTATTCTAGATGATTTGATCGCCACACATATTAACCAACCAATAACTGTCAGAGACAGCGTAGACTTGGCTAATGTTGATATCACATCAAGTGCAGAAAAAGCTTTAAAAACAGCTCCAACAAAACTAGAAGGTTCTTCTACTCAAAAACTATCGCATGACTTCTGTGATGCTACTACTTGGTATTCTGATAGTCTTAGGGTAGCTGATGGTACCTTCACCACGGTAGATAGTGTGACCTATAAATCTTCTCATGTTAACTGGATTGATTTAGAGCATGGTAAAGTTCCTTATGAAGATCGTATTGCTGCTACTTACAAACCTATTATTAAAGTTAATGGGATTATTCAAACAGAAGGGTATACGTTAGATTACGTAAAGGGAGAAATAACATTTGAAGTAAGTAAAGGTGGAGCTAATGTTACGGCAGACTACAGTTATGAACATGGATCCTCATGGCGTATTGTTCCTGCTGAAGGTAAAATATTAAAAATGTTAGGAACCACAATTAAATTCACAAGTGATGTTGTTCTTGGAAATAATCAATCAATTAATTTTCAATTGTTTGTCTCTGGAAACCCTTATGGTAATCCCACTATTTATAAAAATGTTAAGGATTTAATTAAGTGTACTATGTTGGCACCATCAACTATTAAAGGATTTGGTGACGTTACAGGAGATGTAAACTTTCTACCTTTTGATTATATAACATCTAAAGATATAAGAAGTTCCCTGAATATGGAAATAAGAATATGGTTAAGTGATGATAAAGCTTGTGTCGGAGAATTTGGTGTCGTTTCAGCAAACTGCCTTAGTGTGGCGGAGTAGGTTATTTAAGTGTTAATTGTTGCAGCCGAAGGGCACAGTTTCTCGTCTAAAGCTATAGCTTGGGCAACTGGTTATAAAAAAGCTCATATAGCTTTGAGATACCAAGGTATCCGAAATCAATGGTTAATACATGCTCAAACGGGAGGAGTGCAACCTGCCTGGTGGGAAAGCTTTAAAGAGCATTACCATAGCTTTATCAAATGGGAGACTAGCATAGCAGTAGCAGATGAAGCTGCTGATAATATAATAAAAGACATTGGGACTAAAGGATACGACCATTTCAGTTTATATGGTCAAGGTTTTTATCTTTTTTTAAGATTGTTTGGAATAAAGCTTAGAAAAAATCCTTTTGGTAATCCAGAGAAGTTTATGTGTACTGAAGTCATTATAGCTTGGGTAAGAGAATGCATAAGATTAGACCCCACTCTCAGTATCACTGAAGATTTTGACACCGAGGTAGCTACAGTAGAGGATGTTGTTAATTTTCTAGATTCTTATCCCAATTATTTTAAGAGGGTGTAATCATGAAGATAGTAGTAGTTTCAGACATTCATATTGGAAGTCATTTTTCCAAAGAAGAAAAATTTTTAGAATTAGTTAGAGACTTGGAAACAGATCTCTTGATCATCAACGGCGATCTCTACGATCTTTATGTAAAAGATCCTCAAGATGACGTTATAGCGTTAATTAAACTCAACCCTAAGATAAAAGAAGTGGTGTATATTAGAGGGAATCATGATTTTCACATAAAAGATCATTTCCCGTATTTAGAAGTACGTGACTTTTATAGAATAGGGGATATTGTACTAACTCATGGTCACCAGTATGATTTCCTTTCTGAAGAATTTCCTACAGGAAAAGGTTTTGGGAAACAGATTGTTGTCTTCAGAGATTGGATAGAGAGAACCTTTAAATTTAATGTCAGGCTGCTCCTGAAAAAGATAACCTTTGGTTTGCTTGATAAGATGTTATTCAAAGCACAGAAGAAAGCAGTTGAGGATAATCCTGGTAAAAAAGTTATTATAGGACACACCCACCATCCTATGTGTAAGGATCCTCATTATAACTCAGGATGCATGGTTGACGAGTTTTTTACTTATATAGTAATTAATATGGAAGAGGGTATCGGAACTATAGGCTTAATATATGGTTAGTATGAAAAACTATAAACAAGAGAAGTGTAAACAGAATAGAAACTACTTGAGATATCTAGTATCTGATCCATTTGCGGAACAGCCTTCCTCAACTATTGAAGAGACTATCCAAGGAAGAGCTTTCATAAGAAACAAAACTGAATATCTAACATCTGAAATGAGAAAATATTTCTATGCGGTAAACATATCTAATAAAGCTGGTTTTATCAGTATCAAAATAAGTAAAGACCATCTTATTTGTGCCAAAATAACTTATAAAAAAACTAAAGAAATTAAAACAAGAGACATGTCAGAAGTAGTATCATTAATAAATGAGGTGCTATTTACTTAGAGGAGAGAGCGTTGAGACTTGAGATAGGTGGAGGATTAATCCCAAAAGATGGTTATGTTAATGTCGATTATATGACACACCCTAAAGTTGATTACCAAGTAGACCTCAATAAAGAAAAAATTCCTATCCCTGATAACTCTGTTGATGAGATATACTCTAACCACTGTTTGGAGCATTTACAGCCTGGATTTGGAGGTTTTCTACAGTGTATTGAGGAGATGTGGAGGGTAAGCAAACCTAATGCTCCTTGGACTATCCGAGTTCCTTATTTCAATAGCCACCACACCTTAGCTAATCCTTTCCACACCAATAATATTTTCAATGAATATACCTTCTATTACTTCTCAGATGAGCATAAAAACCAATATTCTTCTAATGTTTTTATTAGGAAGGGAAGTTGTTTTGAATATGATTTCAAATCTACGGTAATAGTAGATAAAATCGATTTTGAATTTTTTGATAACTATAAGATGCTGGAAAAATACCCAGTAGAAAAAGTTACAGAAATAATACATAAAGAGATGAACGTTGTGGATAACATCACGTATCATCTAAGAGCAGAAAAACCTGACTTTTGGGTAAAAGAAAGAATCAGGAACAGTAGGTGAAGGTATGAAGGATAGGATTAATAAAATAGCTATGGGTCATCTGATGTCTCCTGAATATAAAGGAGATCTCCTTGAATATAACAAGGAACGGCAAGAGGAAGAGAATAAGAAAAAAGCTTTCTTACTGAGAGTAGTTAGGGCTACACGACCTTGGTATCAGACTCTACAAGCCGTTAAGAAGACGTTAGACCAGTTTATAGGACACACAGGTAGCAATGTGGAAAGACGTGGGGGAAACTTCTATTTTCACCCAAAGAATGAATCTTTTCATGAAAGCAAGAGTTATCCGATGTTATTTGTACTACCAAATGGGGACACATTTATTTCAGACGCTTCACATAGAGAAAGAGAACATGAGGAAAAAGCAAGTAAGAGAGAAACGCCTCAACATGAACCCCCTATGGGAGCTAAGAAGTATAATATGACTAAAGGGATTAAAGAAATGATAGATCAATTGTCTGATAAAAAGGACAAAGTTAGATATCAGTAGGTGTATATGATTCCCATAATTATTGAATCAGAAAAATTTTGTGAAGCAGTCTCATGGACAATGCCTGTAGGAGCTATCACTTTATGCCCTTTTATTATATGTAGAGATAAAAGCGATACTATAATGCTTAATCATGAGTCTATCCACGTTAAGCAGCAACTAGAGTTATTAGTGATACCTTTTTTCATCATTTATGTATTAAATTGGGCATTAAATCTAATTAAGTTCAAAGGTGACACAGAAAAAGCTTATTTAGAAATAATATTTGAGAAGGAAGCTTATGATAATGAGTACGATCTTGAGTATTTAAGTACCCGACAGAAATGGGCAAGCTTTAAGCAATTATCCTGACTGATACTCAAATGATACTCCTTGAATTTTATTATTCCCTTTAATTCCAAGCCTTTTGCGATAAGTATCAAATTATAAGTTTTGCTTATAATCTAGTTATATCATTAGAATTACGTAGGATAGAATTTTTCATTAATAACACCCATAATTATGGAGGAACCTAATGGCGTTTATTAAGAGATGTGTGAGTACGGTTCTTAAGTGTGCTTGTGGTAATCCAGGAGTAATTAATCTTAAGGGTAAGTGGTATTGCGTAGACTGTTCAGAGCAAGATAAAGATCCTAAAAACTCCAAAAAGGAAAAGTAATCATTAAAATGACCCTTTACAGGGGTTTTGGAGGCTTCAATGAAACATGATCTCACTATAGGTGCTTTCAAGTGGGAGTTAGACGATGGCGTTGGAGAAAAGGAGATGGAAGGGAACTTAGGTCTATGTGACTATGAAACATTAACAATAACCATTAAAGATGGGCTTAAAAAACAAGTAAAACAGGCTACAGTCCTACATGAGCTGGGACATGCTTTCTTCGCTTCAGCAGGGTTTGACCCTAAGGAAGAGGAAAGGGTTGTAGATGTCATTGCCAGTAAGATGCTCGACTTTCTTCAAAAAAACAAATCATTTTTCAAAGAATACTTTCTAGACGATGAGGAAAATTCCTAATACTTTCAGTCAGTCTCCGATACAAATACCTATTTTTTATCTATTAATATTCGTGGTTTCAGTAGTATCTATTTTATTATCGACCATTATGAGGAGAGATTTATGAACAAAGTGTTAAAAGACCTAAAGAAACTTAAAGACGTTTACTATGAAACAGAAACATGCAAGCTCGGGGATGACTTAGAAGCAAAACTAAGACTTTTGACTTCTGAAGAAGAAACTGACATCCATGCCTATTCTTCCAAGTTTGAACAAGGAATTGCTTATCTTTATTCTGTAAAAAGAGAAACATTAGCAAGAGCCATTGTTGAACTAAATGGAAATAAAATACCAGAAATTTTAGAAGATGAAGAAACAGGAAAGACCCAAAAACATATCTGGTTAAGAGAGAATGTACTTAAAGGTTGGAGCCAAGTTTTAATTGATGAGATGTGGCATAAATATGCAATACTTCTAACTAGAATGGAAACAAAGATAGGAGCATCTATCTCGGAAGAAGATCCTGCAGCTAAAGAGTAGTGATGAAAAAAAATAGGTATAAAGATTTAGAGGATCTTTTATACATTGGGTTTATTCCTTACCAAGCTCGAATAGGGGATATTAATTTTGTATTCAAATCAGTAAGTGATCTTGAATATAGAAAAACTAATTTGATGAGCGGGTTAAAAGAAGATCCTCGATATAACACTCTATTCCACTACAACTATCTATATCACTCGATATACATGGTTAACGGGGTAAGTATAATAGAGAAGCGTGATCTAATGTATCCTGAGCTGATGGATATATTCAAAGATTATCACCCTTCTTTATTAAAAAGCATTTTTAGTATTCTAGATAGATTAACTTCTAGATTAGATAAATGTGTAAATCTTGTGGAACCTTATTCCTATGAGGATGCTTCTCGATATGCTTGGGTAAGTAAGAATAAAACGGTGTTAAACAGTTTTTTACAAACAGGAATAAGAGGTACTGAGGGGTTGGGGTTAAACCAGTTTCAAAAGTATTGGAATGTTCTCAATTTTAGAGAAGATGATAAAGATTCTTTTGAAGAAAAATATAGCTTGGCAAAGTTTATTGCCTCATTCACAGATCCAAAGTCTGTTAAAAAAATTGAAGCTTCAGATAAAGCTAAGAAAGAAGAGGAGAGCGGTAAGAGAGAAAGAGTTAAAAAGTATGGGACCGAAGAAGAGAAAAATAGGAACTATGACCCTACAGCTACAAGGGACGGTATTATTTCTGAATTAGAAAAGCAGATGAGAGGAGATAAGGACCACCATGATCAGGTTATTGAAGCTTATGAGAAAAATATTAGAAAAGGTATGTTGCAGCAGATGCAAGAACTAAAAAATATGAAAGATTCTAGAGATCAAAACTTAGGAGTTATGGAAGAAGCTAGACCTATATCGAGAGAAGAAATGATGGAAAGAATTAATAAAACAAAAAACTCTCCTAAGATGTACATGAAGGCAATTGATTCAGGAGAAAGCAAGTACATGGAGATGTCCAATGTGAAGACAGAGGATGTTTTAGATGATTCGGGATTAACTACAGAAGGGTATAATGGGTTAGTGCGAGACGAAATGTTTAAGAGTGTACATAAAGAGATTGAGGAAGAAGAGGGTGTTGTCTCTAATTATTTAACAGAACAGAAAAGACTAGCGTCTCAAGCAGGACTAGATGATGAGGAATCAAACTTTGATTTTCCAAATTTAAGGAATAAGTAATGGCTGATAAAATAAAAGAAACAGAAAGTTTGACCAAAGCAGTAGAGAAGTTAAATAAGACTTTAGAGAACACAGAGAAAGTTAACGATAAAATCTTCAAAGACTATGAAAAGAAAGCTAAGAAAGCTACTAAAAATACTGATGACCTTTCCGATTCTTTTAAAACATTTAGAAAAGTAATGGAAGGGACGTCTACCAAAGGTCTCGCCGTTGCAATGGATGACATGCCTAAATATATAAAAGGTGTCACAAAAATGACATCTTCGTTTGCGGACTACACCAAAGAGGTTGGTAAAACAAAAGATATGTTCGAGACTATGGGTATTTCTTTTAATAAGACTATGAGGGATTTAGAATCTAAATCTTCAGGTGTTTCAAAAGCAATGAACATGCTAGTTTCAAGAGCAAATAAGTTAGCTTCTGTTAAAGATTCTTTAGTGGCAGTACCTAAACAACTAAAAGAAATACAAGACTCCATGCGAGATACTCCTGAGATCAAGATAGCATCTATGGAGAAACTGACTGAAATGGTGGACGGTTTAAAAAATAAAATATCAGATGTAGATTTTAAAGATATTCAAGGGAAGATGGAGAAATTAGGAAAAGGTGAAAATGTAGACGGTCTTGTTGATAAGATTCAAACAAAATTAGGTAAGATAAAAGTTAAGCCAGTTGATGTTGGTGGTGAAGATGCTGCTAAGAAAGCAGTTAGTGATATTGGAGCTGAATTAAATAAGTTAGCGGATCTATCTCCTGGAGATGATCTTATAAATGGTTTTTTGAGCAGTTTAGGAGAGCTTAGTAAAGATACTACCTTCTCAAAAATAACTGGAAAATATAAAACAGAAATTGAAGAGTTTGAAAGTTTGTTATCAAAGCCAGGCGTGACTTATGAAGAAGTTTCAAAGAGCATGATCGACTTGAATGGAAAGCTCTCAGCATCTATGTCTGATTACTTCGATAGTTTTGAAACAAAGGCATCTTTTTTTGAAAAACAAATGGTAGATATAAAAAAGAGTCAAGAAGAGTTATCAGATAACTTCAGAGACGGTTACAAACTTACTTTTTTCACCGATGAAGCTGTAGCTACTTTTGAAGGAGTAATGGCACAAATGTCTGCGGAAGCGTATGCCATTCAAGCTAACAATATCATTCCTGATGAACAGTTAATGAAAACTAAAGAAATGCAAGAAGGTCTTAGAAAGTTAACAGAGTTAAATGAAAAAAATAGAAAAATACAAGACAAACTATCTGCTTCAGAAGGAGAAAGAAAAGAAGTTATAGACGAAATAAAAAAAGAACAAAAGGAAAGTGCGAAGGCAATAAAAGCTCAAGTTAAACACATGAAGGATTTGGAGAGATTATCTTCAGATTACGCAAAGCACTTAGGAGAAGCTTCTGAGTCAGGTTTTGGTCAAAAACAAGCAGATGGGCTTAGTAACAAATTATTTGGTATCAGCGGTTCCTTGAAAAAAATGGGAGCTGATGCAGGAGAGGGAAGCAAGTTAGGCAAAGGTCTTAGCTTTCTCGGCGATAAAGCTGGTAAATTTGGAGGATCCTTACGGAAGTTAGCTTTCCCAGTAGCTGTTATAAGCGGTGCTATTTCTTTAGGAAAACTTTTACTACAACTAGAAGCAAGATACGCCGCTTTAAGTCAGGAAGCCGTAGACACTGGAGCTTTAATAGGAAAGTCTTCTGCTGATGTAGGCAACGCTATGGACGCTATGAACATTAAAGCAACTAACCTCAGCGGTCTATACGAAGCCGCTAAAGGCGGTAGAGAGTTTGCTCTTTCGAGAAAAGAAATAATGGGTGTTGCATCATCTTTGGATCAGGCAGGTCTAGCGTCTAGAAATCTTGAAGGTCAGATGAAAAACGTTAAAACAACGGCGGAAGGTGCTGGGAATGAGTTTCTTGGTGCTGCTAATGTTGTCACTAAGTTCTCACACAACCTTGGTTTAAGTAAGGGTGTTGTGGCTGGAATGATGGGAGAGATGGCATTTGAATTTGACTCTACTATGGGGACAATGAATGAAACCTTTGTAGACCTCACAGCCGCAATGGACCAGTCAGGTATGTCTTCAAACAGGTTCTTCGCCACAGTTCAATCAGCAACAGCAGGATTGAGTTTTTATGAAGAACAACTATCTGCTACTGCTAAAATGGTTGCCCATTTGGGAAAAAACACAGGTCTAACAGACGCAGAGGTAGCGAAAGTTGCTAAGACAGTAACAGAATTCGGTAGAAATACTGATCAAGCTATTAAAGCTTTTGCAATAGTACAACAAACGGATCCTGAAGCTTTTGGAAAAATGGCAGAAATGGCTCAAAAATCTATAGACGACATAACTGTTAAGATGGAAAAAGAAACAGATCCAAAAGAATTAAAGAAATTAAAAGCTCAAAGAGAGAATGCTCTTCTTATGAAAGAGGCATTGGACGGTAAAAATATCACTGAAGCAGGTACTCTTTTGAAATACGCATCTGCCGATCTCCAAGCCAATGTTGTTGGAGGATTAGCAGATTTTGCAGATAAAGCTTCTAAAGGTATGGGTATCTTCGAGAAAGAAAAAATGTACGACGCTATGGGTATTGGCGAGCTACAAAGAGCTGCTCAAGCTAGGGGGGAGAGTTTAGGAGATTCTCTTAAGAACCAAGAAAGCATATCTGGAGATTCTGCAGCACAAGACGATAAAGCATTTAATATAGATCAAAAAGTAGGAAATGCTCGTAATAAATTAATAGAAGGTGTTCAGACAAGACTTACTTTAGGATTTGGTTCAGTAGTCACAACTTTGATGATGATACTCGCTGCTCTTACGGGAGGAGCTTTATTTAGTAAAAGTATTGGAAAAATATTTGGAAAAGGTGGACCTGGGGGAGGACGAGGTTCAGGAAAATTTTTAGATAAGGCTAAAGGTTTTTTCTCAAAAGGAAAAGGTGGGCAAGCTATAAACTATGCTACAGGTATGCCCGTTAAAAAACCAGGAATGATTAGCAAGCTTGCAGGTAAAGGAAAAGATGTGGCAACCACTGCCGCTGGATTTGTTAGCGGTAAGGCAGCTTCAGTAACTGAAGGAATGGCTAAAGCAGGTTCTGGGGTAAAGACAGCTATTAAAGGTTCTAAAGCTGTGAAAGCCGTATCGGGAGCAGGTCGAGCATTAAAGGCAGGAGCCAAAATGCTCAAGCTAGGAAGAGCTATACCTATTCTTGGATCTTTAATTGGTGCGGGATTTGTAGCAAAAGAAGTTTGGAACATTGGTGAGAAAATGATTTCTGGTAAGAATGTTTCTTCTGGAGACATGGCAAGACTAGGAATGAGTGCTCTATCAATGGTTCCTGTTGTGGGAACCGCTGCAACTTTTGCAGATATAGGAATGGATGCGGCAGGTGGATATGATGCTCTCTCAAAAGCAACTGCTTCTACGGGAACAAAAACACTTACTGCTGGAATGTCGGGAAGAGGTATACCAAAACCAGGAGAAGCTCTAACAGGAGTTGCTGCAGGAGCAGGAGCCGTTGGAGCTTTTGGAAAGACTACCCCAACACTAGCTTCTGCAGAAGGTGGTAGAAATGTTAATAACACCAACATCTTTCACATCAACGGAGGGAATCCTGACGAAGTGAAAAGGATTGTATTAGATACTCTAGTGAGACATGAGAGACAAACGAGTTAAGGAGAGACTTAGATGCCAAATATACCTGTAGCACCAAAATACGAAACAAGAAGATTAGCATTAAATGTTATAGAAGATTTCTATGATCCTGTAGTTATTCTTCCCCCACTTTATTTTCATATCAATCCTAAGAATTTTAAAATTGATTATGCAAAGAAAATACACAGGTATCAAACCTTTAATGCTTATGTGGAAGAGTATTGGGGAGAAGAACTAGACACCATTACATGTGCTGGATCTACAGGTGCTTTTATGACAGAAGATCTAGGACTAGACACATTAACCAGAACTAGATCAAAACCATATTTTAAGTTTAGAGATGTTCTTGATGTTTATAGAAATAATGGAAATGTGTATAATGATAAAGGTCAGGTGCTCCGAAAGGGTAAAATTGTGATGTTTTTTGATCCAGGAACTTATTTTGGATATTTTGAAAACTTCACATACTCAGAAAGTGCTGAGAGTCCTTTTAAATTTGTTTTTAATTTTACGTTCAAAGTTCAAAAATCGTATACGGGGATATAATGGCTGTCAATCCAAATATGAGAAACATCACTTTTCCTTCAGAACATCAATATGTCATTATTGATACTTCTACAGATTTGCCAAAATATAAAAATTTAACACATATCCCTATGTCTTTTAGAATCGACTACACAAGAGTTGGGATGGCTTCTAAGAACCCACCAACATTGACCTTGCTGATTAACCCAAACAACATGTCATTAACCTTCGCTAAAAAAGTCAACCCAAGATTTGCTAGAGATGGATTTATTGTTGAAGAGTGGGGAGAGGAGCTAGATGTTATTCAGTGTAGTGGTAAAATTGGAGGATACTTTATAACTAAAGGAGCAGGTATCCCAGGTCCTGAGAGTATGAATGGGTTAAACAGGTATTCCAGAAGTAAATCTCTGTCATTTAAAAATATATACAAACTTTTGTACATGTTTAGAAACAATGGGTGCATCTTTCAAAATTCTGAAAGAGGTGAAGAAGATAACCGACTTATTCAATCAAGAGGTTACCCTTACATTAATAAAAGAATCCCCAAGGTGTTAGAGAACGTTAAGAATAGAATAGATAGAGTTGGGGATGTTTATCTACAGTATGATCTAACAACTTATTTAGGTTCTTTCGATAACTTCTCTATGACGGAAGACGCTAACTCTCCTTACACTTTGGAGTACAGCTTTCAATTCACAGTACAAAGAACAACTACAAAAGATTATAGAGATATAGATTATTATAATCAAACAGCTTTTGAAAATTCTGATGTGGCAAAAAATAAACAACAGGTAAAAACAGTTATTAAGAATGTACTTAACGTACAGAAAGCTGCAAGAATACAAGAACAGGCAAACACTGCGGATATAGAAGACTCTACAGTAGATACTCCTGTGGTTTATCCAAATAAAGCATCATCCGTGAGTCCTAACCAACTAGCTCTTAGAGGAAAAGGACTTCTGATGAATAATGCTGTTCCTGTAACTTCTCAAGATACTGACGAGATGAAAGACGTTATCACTGAAATAGACTATTATAGACAACAGAGTCAGTATGACCTGTCTGTTAGAGCTACTGACAAATTAAATGATAAAGTTTTTGATATGGTTAAGAGAGCTAATCCCAGTATGAAAGAAGCGGCAGCACGAGCTAAATCAAATAATTTAACAACACAGATGTTGAAGGATATGCCAAATCCTAGAACGGATGTGTCTGCTATGTTAGGCATCAATAGTAGTAACAATAGTTCTCAAGGATAAAGAGTAATGGGATATAGAGGAACACACAAACAAAAAAAGGTTACAAAACTAGCTCCCGACGCAGTGATACGCATCAACGGAGAGATGAGCGTAGAGATATGTCCTTCGTGTAACACCAAGATTGATATCACAAAGTATGTCACTAGCCTAACTACTAGTTTAGCAAACAACACCACTATAGGTAACGCTCAATTTAACATAGCTATGCCTAGACATGGTGATAATGGGATATACATGGTTCGTGGAGGTAAAGTACACGGGATAAATCTAATGGATGAAGTAGAGATCTTCATGAAAGCTAGATTTTTAAGTAGTGACAATACCTATAAATATCATAAAGTATTTTGGGGTGTAGTTGTTAATATTGGTGAATCTTATGGATCGGGAGAGCAAGGTATCGCAGTAAATTGTGAATCTATGCTTAAGTGGCTTCAATTAATGAAGACTAATGAACATCCCTCTATTATGGCTTTAGCAGATACAAAAGAAAAGATAGATTTAAAAACACTATTCTGGTCTGGAAAATCCTATGCTAATAAAAATCCCTATCAAATAATTTATTCTTTAGTAAATGTGACCATGCTTAATATGGTCATCCCTTCAGTTTTAGATACTGAAAAATTCACTATTGATGTAGGGAACGAAAAAATTTCTAAAAGAGTTGCAGTTGGGAAAGGTTCTTTTCCTGCAGCGAAAGATTTAGATTTGCTTAAAAAATGGGAAAATAAATTTGCAAGCATAAAGTCGTCTCTGAAGATGTTTGGTACAACGGAAGAGTCTTTCATAGATATTAATGACAGTAATCAAGCAGAAAGAAAAACAACTACTAATCCTGCAATGGCAGCAAGTGCGTCTAAAAACTCTCCAATACAGATTAATTATAATACAAGAGCTTTAATGGATTTTAGACCTTTCATAAAACCTAACGAAGCTAATACAGAGATTGATTTAGTAAGTAATAGTTATAAAAATAATTTAGAGATTGCCAGCGAGGTTAAAGTCTACACTGGGTTTGAGTTTTACTTAGACACTACAGGAGATATTATCTTTAAACCTCCTTTTTGGAATTTAGATACTAGTGAGAACGAAGTATTTAGAATAAAGGATGAGGATATTATAAATTGGGACTTCAGGGACTCCGAAGAAAGTGTTGTAACAAGAATAGAAGTCACAGGAGCACACAGTCAGACTGTTAATATTGATTCTTATTTAGTTCCTAGAGGAATATTCACTAATTATAATTTAGCTAGACATTTTGGAATGAGAACGGAACAAATATCTATGAAGTACTTCACCACCCCCAATATGTGTTATTATCACGCTATTAGTGAAATGGATAGAATCAATGCTAATAAGTATAAAGGTTCGGTAACTATAGTAGGAAGACCTGAAATAAGACTTGGGCTACCCGTATATATAGAAAGTAGAGATATATTTGGTTATGTGGAAAATGTTAATCACAACTTTACATTTGGAGGACCCTTCACAACATCCTTACAGCTATCTGCTATACGTAAAAAATATCTTGGGGAAGACAGCATGTCTGATGGGCACGATTTATCTAAGGTTGATGATTCATATAGAGCTTATAACTACAAAGGTGATCCCGCAATTCTTTTATATAAAGGGGAAGATGATACTGAGTTTATTGACAGGGTAAGATTGAATAATCCTGATCTAGCAAAAAAAATTGAAAGTGCTGCTGCAAAAAAAGCAACAGAACAAACAAAGAAGGCAAGTGACTCGACTCTTGTAAAAAAGGGAGGTTCTCTGAAAACAAATCGTGCAGGAGTTTATGAGGAAGTAAAATTAAGCCATCCAAACGCTCAAAAACTTCTGGCAAAGTTGGATATAGCTAAGTCAACTAACAACAGAGACACTTATTTAGACTTCTTAGAGCAAGCTATACCCGTTTCCGACGAGGACGGTTATGAATTAATTGGTATCTACGAAAACGGAAGATCTCTTTATCTAGATCCCAAAGGAACAATTAAAAAAAGAGGAAGTAGTTTCTCGCAAATATTAAAGAACAAATTAGACAAAGCTACTAAAGGCAACCACACCTTTATAGATCCAGGTTTTACTGAGATAAAAGTAAAAACAGACCCAACTAGCAACAGTCACATTAAAGACGACGATGGTGTCGATAAAAGATCTAATACCGATAAAGGTGTTCGAGATTATTTTAAAGATAAAGCCATCTCTCTGAGAGAGCTGAGACCCAAAGATGACACCTCTTCAACAAGAGGATGCTCTTGCCTTCCCTCAGACTTAACGGGGTTATCCACCAGAGACAGATTAGGGGTCCAAAGTAAACAGAGAGTAATTAGTAAAGCAAAAGTAAATCGTAAGAAGTAACGGAGATATAGATGGCATACACAGATGTAATCCACAAAGGACATAAAGACCCATCTCACAGAATGGTCACCAATGCCAATGAGGGTCTATACATACGTCTAGCAATTATAAATAGAGTGGACTATGAGCGAATGACAGTTGATCTGTCTTATTTAGATTCCATTGGGGCACAACCTAAAGTTGGTTTAACTGCAGCTTATGGAGGTTATCGTTCTTTTATGGGTGCAATGCCTATGGTCGGAGATTGGGTCCTTGTAGGATTCTCAAAGAGTGGTGGTTTTGTAGATCCTATAATTTTACAATACATGCCTAGAGGGTACGTGCAGGGTCTAACAAATGATGTTATAAAAGTAACAGAGTATCATGAAGAGCAAGGAATAAGAAAGCCATTAAGATTTAAAATGAAAAAACTTTATGAGGGTGAGCTGTATGGAAGTTCAACCTATGGTAGTGAGTTCTATTTAGATAAAAGTGTAAGCTTATCTAATAGTAAGTTAAATGAAATATTATTAAGTTCTGCAGATCAATCCTTCAATATAAACGCACTTAACTCATACTTAAATTTCTGTGGAACTAGAACAGCATCGGGACTAATACACCGAAATGCACTTATAAATGATCCAGAATTTCAAAGTCTTGGAAATAATTTATTTCCTGTATATTATAATGAAGACGGTGTTCCTTATTACACTGTTCCTTTCACAAGCACAGTTAATTCAGCAAATCCCTATGGAACACAAACCATCAACGATGACCTACAGGGTTTTATTGAACACCGAACTGAAGTTAAAGAGTTAGAGTACCCTATCATGGGGATCACAGAATCAAATAGTGGTGTAGATATTGATAGCTTTTATAAGCTAAAATCTGATGGAGTAAACTCTAATCAGCCTCTAGTTGTTCAGGTTTTAGGAACACTCGTCGGAAATGATCCTATTGGGGAACCTGGTAGAAAGAAATACGGTAAGGTTTTAAAACCTATTATTTTTAAAGACAATGTTACTTTGACAGGTTCTGAAGCTAGGGAAGATGCTTGCCTCACTGACAACGGTATAAATGAAGCTACCACTTTAGCGGCAGCGTACACCTTAAAATTTCCAAACTCAGGTACTGCTTTCTATGTCAACAAGCAAGGAAAGTATTTTGCAAACATATCATCATCTACTTCTGTAGATCCCTCTGGTTCAGGAGAGTCTGCTGAAATAAACACAACAGGTCATGCTAAACTTTATTTTGGAGCAAATAAGCGTTTTAACAGATCACTAACCTTAGGGACTAGTGGGGGTGTGAAAACTGTTTTTGGTAGTGAGTCTGACAAGCTTAGATCTTGGGAAGCTACTTTTAAAAAAGGTGTCTATTGGGAGATACTGGCAGGAGATAAAAATAACTTAGCACTGTTTAATAAAATCAAAGGTGATGTAAGACATGAAATCACAGGATCCAGATATACGGTTGTGACTGGAAATGATATCAGGTTGGTCCACGGAACTCTAGAAGATAGAGTGTTTGGTAAGAAAGTTGATAATTTTGTACAAGATAAAGCCACTAACTATGGGGGAGCATACACTGAAACATCTGTCGGTCATTTCTCTCAAACTTTAGCTTCAGGACAATCAAAGACAATTGCTGCTCCAGATATTGCAGCAGGAAGCACTGTAGCTGAAAAAACTGAGGTATTACTGGGAGATGTTGAGCATAACATGCTTCTCGGAAATAAAACAGAAAGTATTAAAGTAGGTAACTTCGATACTAAAATGATTGCAGGTAATAGGACTCTAGATATAAAAATAGGAAACTACACCGTAAAGGTTGGTGTTGGGAACATTGAGATAAAAACTACTTTAGGATCTATTGACGTTAAAACAAGCACAGGTAATGTGACCATAAGTGGAACTTTAGGGGTTAAGGTTAAGAGTGCTGTTAAAGTAGATATCGAAGCTCCACAAGTTAAGATTGGAGGACTGCCTCAAGGGGGAGTTGTTAATGATGGACCTGCAGGACATAAGTGCTACATCACGGGTGGACCTCACTTAGGATCTAAAACGGTCACATGTAATAACCTATAGGTGATAAAGTAATAATTAAATAAACTATTGGAAAACAGTAAGATAAGTATGGCTTTAAACGGTGGACAACTAGGAAAATTGATTTTAGCTCAGTGTGCTTCTAGAGGTATTCTAGGATCTGAGATGAATAAGTTTAGCACAGCTATGGGGGAAGGAATTGTTGAGTCTTTTGTAGAGATGAACCAAGTCCAAACCATTGATGTTGGGGTTATGACCGTAGGTACAGGTAAAGGCAAAATGGCGGGAATAATTCCCAACGCATTAGCTGGAATGGTGATACCTCTAATGATGGCTCAAGGAGTCATGGGTCCAAAGATGAAAGATTTAGCTGAAGGGGTTTGTTTTGCAGCAGCTATGCATTTCAATACTATGAATGAAGTAGAGACAACCCACAGTACAGTTGCTTTGGGTTCAGGAACAGGGAAAGTGTTAGGCTTAACGCCGAGTGCTATGGAAGCTAAGATTATGCAGAAGATGATGGGGCAAAACTATAATGGGACTATGTTAAAACCCTTAGTTAATGCTTTCTCTACTGGATTTTGCACAAACGTAATGGCTACTGCAATAGTTGCTGTAGTTATTTCAGGTAGCCCCGCTCCTCTAATACTAGGTGCTCCTGTTCCATCAGCAGGATCTGGGACAGGTAAAGTGAAGTAAAGGATTATAATTATGCCAATGGATTTGGGATTTTTCTTTATAAGAAAACCGAGAGTGAGTCAGTATAATGCTGTCTCAACAAGACCCCCTTCGTCTCAAGGAACCTTTTCCTTGAAACAAGGTTACAGCGTGTCTTACACAGGAGTTGGGGCGTACTCAGCTTTATTATCTATCACTGGTAAAAAATTTCAAACAATTATTGATGAAACTATAGAGCATACCGATAATCTAACTATTGATGTTATCGGTAGAAATATACAAGAGCTGGTTGAGGAAATTAATAACAACACTAGCTACGAGGCACTTGTTTTAACTGACAGTGAAGAAGACTTGTGTCTTCTTGAAGGTACTTCTCAAACAAATATCAACAACACTACCCACACTGTGTACTACAATAGAGAAATGGAGTACATGATAGAAACTGCTAAGGAAGGTAAGCTTGGTTCTTGCTCTATATCCTACAAAGAAGAAGATTTTATTTATAGCGGAGAGAACAGTAAGTGGATGATAGATGAGGGTTTTATTTATGACGCTATTGATATACCATTAGCTTCTACTGGTTTGGCTCCTCTTGGAAATTTAGGAGTACAAATTAAATTTTTTCCATCTATTAATGTAGATGATAATGATATAAACAGTACCGTTATCTTTGATGAAGAAGAGTTGGTACAATCCTTAGATTCTCCTATATCTGAAACAACATTTTCAGCAGCTCCTATTTTAAGAGACGGTACTCTTATATTAAAAATAAATCAAAAGGTTCAAGAAGAGAATGTAGATTACATAGTTGACTATGGTGTGCCTGCAGAGTTAAGAACGATTAACCCCTCACCTTACATTTTCGATAATAGCAATAATATATTTAGGATTAGACACAACAGCTTACCAATTCAAGAATTTGTACTACCCACAGGAACGATCACTGCGGAAGAACTTGTAGATTTTGTAAATCAAGAAGCTAGAGGATTTAAAGCATACTCCTACTTAGATGAGGACACTCGTTTAGAATATTTTTCTGTAATGGCAGATAGAGGTACTTTCTATCATCAAATAAGAATAGAAAACGGTACAGCTAATTCTGTTCTTGGTTATGTTGATCAACTTGCAGCTAAAGGTGAAGCTAACGGAAAAATATTATTTATGACCCACATAGAGAGCGAGGATATCTCTCCAACAGAGAAAACAAGTAACCTAGCTGTTAGTGCAATAGCTTCTGCTACGGACAATCCTTTTTTAGGAGTGTACCCAGATAACTTTAAACTTAAGGAAGACGATGTCTGGTTAGAGAGAGGAAAAGACTTTCTTGCCACGGAAGGCGGGGGTATCCAACTGGTAGAAGAGATAACTCAAGAAGATCTTGTTAGTGGTATTTTGACAGAAGACAATGCTCTATTTCCAGATAGTTTTAATGTCTACGACGATGGTTTAAAACTAACAGTTGGAGTAGATTATAAAATAAATCCTCAAGGCGGTTGGATAACTCTCATGACTTCAGCTTTCCCAGGACACGTTTATACTGCGGATTATAAACACAAAACACAAGGACTTATTGAAAGCGAAGTTCTCTTAGGAGAAAGAGCTGAGGTTGATTCAACTGTTAAAGCTCCCTACTCTATTCCTTTAGACCAATTTACTTTTAAAGTTTCTGTCAATAATGGAGCTATTCAAGAGTTCTTATTTCCTACAGGAAATGGAATTGTTATTGATGACGTTGTAGATACCGTTAATGAAACTGCTACAGGATTTGAAGCTTATCAATCCAAATACAATGTTTTATCTTTAAGAACTTTACAATATGGTCCTGATAAATCTCTTTCTGTTCTTGATGGTTCTTTTAATTCAATTGTTGGTTTTGAGGATTTTTACAGTGCCACAGGTTCTGGAGCAGAGGGTGGGGAACAAGCTTTACAAACAGCACATACCCCTATGGAGATAGGTGGTTTTACAGCTCCTGAAGGTGGAGATACTATTATAATAAAAAATAATGATATCACCTCCAGATATTCTCCTGGCACAATGATAAAACTACTAAGCGATTACTATCAAGTAAGAGACACTTACTTAGAAAACAGAGCTAATTTAATTAACGCTGTTTCTGAGCCATATACTATAATTGAAAAGTCTAATAATACTTTTAAGTTTACTATTGACGACAATGAAGAAACAACAGTCACGTTTAGTTCAGGAAAAGGAATAACAGTAGATCTCTTAGTTGATCAAATAAACCAAGTGCATCCTAATGCAGCTAAATCTATGTTTGTGAACGGTATTAAAAGAATACAATTACTAGGTGAAACCTATGTTAAAATAGGTGAAGGAAACTCTAATAGGACTTTAGGTTATGGAAGTAATGCAGAGGATACAAATACTCCTGACACTTTTTTATTCACAACAAGTTTGTTTAAGACTATTTATGTAAATCCAGTAATGTACACGACTATAGACCCTGTAGGTTTCCTAGACGAACCAGCTTCAAAAAGAGAAGTTCCTCAAAATACTAATGAGGTTTTTTTTGAAGGAGATGTCTCTCCAAAATATCAACCTAATATTGTAATTAGGCTCGACAACAAATATTTCTATACTGTTAAAAGCTCTTTTTACGATGAGGATGACGGGCTAACTACGGTTACATTAACATCTAAAATTGATATACCTATTTTTCTTGACACCGTTATCGCTTATACTGAAAATCCAATTCTTTCTGAAGGAGACGATAGGTTAAAAACAAATCTACTTCCTGTTCTTTCTGAACCTTTTAGTCTTTATAAAAATGGTAGCTTACTAGCTTTTGAAGAAGATTATGAGATATCTGACATGGGTGATATTGAACTCACTGCTGGAGTAGTTATTGGAGATTCTTTTTACATAAATTATTTTGGAAAGAGGTTTATTGGGGTTGGGACTTCAGTAATAGCGGATTACACTTACTTTGATTTTCTAAGAGAAGGTTCTAATATTAGAATAAGTTTTCAAGCAGACAACCCAGATAACTTCTACTTGAATGTAATTCACGCTTCCACACTAATGAATACTTTTCAACAAGAAGCTGCAGATAAAATACAGCAAACAGCAAACTCTAGTTCATCAGGTTTTCCTTCAGGAAAGATTCCTGTAACGACTAATGCTGAAAGTGGTAATGGTTCTTTTGAATATGATCTAGGAGATCTTGATGACAAGATTGTACTAACACAAATATGGTATGACTATTTTGATGATAGAATAGAATACTTTGAAGAAGAAAAAAGATTATTAAAAGGATTTAGAATAGGTGCTGAGGACGGAAGACTAACTCAAGCACAGATTGAAGATTCAGCAAATGTCCCACCAACAAGGTTGTTCCCTTTACCAGATCCTAGACCAGAGGAAGAAAGAGCAGAACCTACCAAACTTCCTTGTTTATTTGGCGAGAATAAAAATGATGCAGGAAGTTTTGCAGAAGGGTGGCACACTGAACATATACTGAAAAAATTAAATGATGAGTTGAATAAATCTAATGACGAGATAACTAAGTTAAATCAACTCTTAGGAAAGAGCACTACCTCTGGGTCTACTGCAAGTACTGGTGGCTTTGACATATATGGTTCAGAACAAATGCAACTATATATAGAGAGAAACTCAGGGGGTAGTTTGATTCAAACTAACTACACTATTACTTTTACAGAAAAATTTGATGAAGATCCTGGCGGAGGTGGTGGTTGTATTCTTGATGCAGGACCTATCACAACACACCGACCAAACACTGCCCAAGAGATTGCCAGTGCTATAAACTCTCAAACAGGTTTAGGAGTAGCATCCTATTCTGGAGGAACAGTTTATCTTAACTCTAACACTTCAGTACCCTGTGTTTATGTAGTAGTCGATGCTCCAAGTGTTGGTTTTGGAAATGATTCTGATGCATCTGTTAGAAGTAGAAGCCCTTGGTGGACAGGCGGTTACTCTTACTCGATAACTGTGCCTGGAAGTTACTCTGTAAACTTAGATATTACTAATGGTAACTCTATTAGATCAAGTAATGATAGTAAGCACACTGAACAGATTCAAAAATTAAATGGTATCATGGAAGAGTGGTTACCTCCTTTGGATGCTGCTTTCAATCCCGCAAAAATAGAAAGAGATAAGGCTCAAGGGTGGATAGCAGGAACGGATCCCTATGTAACCGTTAGTAATACTTTTAATAATTTGAAGTCTGTGGCAAACGGTCAAGTTTTTAGTTCTATTAATGATCCTGCTGTTATCTATGACAGAATAGCTGTTATCAATGCACGGATTCCTATCATCAACGCTAGGATAGCTAATGTTAATTCTAGATATTCTGAGGTAGATGCTACTCTTGTAAGTGAGTCTTTATTTAACCAAAGATACTCTTGGTTAACTATTCTTACACATATAAATAATGGTTACTATGCTGATAGAAAAAGAGCAATAGATACACATAATAAAAATATAAGAGAGGCAGAGAATAGTGCTGCTGCTTTAGGCTCAATGGGAACTTTTGGTTAGGATAATTATATGCTTACTTCTACTCTAAACATCTGTGTTAAACTACTAATAGACTCTTATGATAAGAGATGTATTCTAGCATCCCATGTTAAGGCAGGAGATTTCGTACTATGGAGAAGCATAGAAGGAAGTGCAAGCACAGCAGAGTTACCACTATGTGGAAACGAAGAAGACAATGTACAGGCAAGCGTGTACACAAGCCTATTGGTGTGAGGGAGAAATTAGATGAATCAAGAAAAGAAACCTCAAAAAGAAAATCCTGATGAAAAAAATCTAAAATGGGAAAAGAAAAAACCAAGTAAAGGAATATTTGAGCTATTACAACCCATACTTGGTAATTTTGTTTTACTAATAGAAGAAGAGCAAAAAAGAACACTAGAACAAATGAAAAAAACTAAGAGTACTCTAGAGAGGCTAAAGAATAATAGATGAATGATCCTGTAATATATCCTTACAACAGTTTGTTAGAGTGGGATGATACCACATCCTTAACGCTGTCTGGTTCTGCAGATACTTCTGCAGTATCGGTAAGTGCTGTTGAAAACGGTGTTCCTGCAACTGCATACTACAACGCCACCTCTAATGAGTGGAGTTATGAAACAGATATAACAGGATACGCAAATACCTTTGTTATTGTCTCTGAGGATTCTTTAAACAACACAGCTTCATCAACTGCTTATATTGATGTAGACAGTCCTATAATTATAGACACTTCTCCTGATTATAACTCTTTAAATCCTTCTCTCGAAGGAAGAACTAATGAAATCACACTAAGGCTTGAAGCTAGTTCAGACGGTTTGAGTTACTCTCCGTCAGGATTTGCACATGACACCTTTACTACTGATTTCACATACAATAATTTTAGGTTTTATAATCCTTCCCAAACATTCTACTTTATAGGTAGAGATATAGGAGGAGGGTCAAGTGTTCCTGAGTTAGTAACTCTTAATTATTTAATGCATGATCCACTTATAGTTACTGAAATAACAGATCCATATGATTCAAGAACTGTCTCTGTAGCAGGTAGTGCCGATCACGATGTTACAGGATTTGTGTATAGTCCAAGCGGAGGACGTTTTACTAGCGGTAGAGTTGAAGACGCTTCTGGTGGATATTCAGAGTGGGCTTATAAATTTGTCCTGATGAAACAATCAGAAGAGTTCAGCATAAAAACGGTTGATGTCTTTGGATTAGAGAGTGCAGAACAAAAACTACAAATTAATTATGGGGTAGAGTCTCCTCTTATTTTACTTCCTGGAAGTATTAAAGCTATCTCAGACGATACTGCTGTTTCTGGAAGCACTACTCAAAACTTTTTAACTTTAGAGGGAGACTTTAAAGAAGACGGTATCATTATAAGTGATATGGTTCTTGCTACAAGTGGTAAAAATATTGGAGAATACCGAGAGGTTGTGCAAGTAGAAGATAAGTATATAGTCACTGATCCTTTTGCTTATGTGTGGGAAGCTGGTGACCAAATTAAGATATACCCTAGAGAAGACAGACCCGCAATGTACACAGATGAAGATAGGGTAGACATCTCAGGTAAGTGTAATAAAAATATTGCTAAAGTAAGGTATACCACAGAAGAGTTAGGACCAGTAAAAGCTTATGCTAAAAATACAGAAAATTATTCAATTAACACTTCTAATAATAATATTCTTGTTAATATAAATGGGAAACTTGAATTTATAATTCTAACTTCTGGAATATTATCTGCTCAAGATATCGCTGATCAAGTTAACAATGCTTTTAGTTCTACTTTTGATTATGATGTAGCTTTTTCAGACGGTGCAAGATTTTATTTTGAAGCATTACATATCGATATCTTTTCTGGAACAGCTAATGAAACTTTAGGTCTAGTCGAAGGAGAGGTAAACTTTGATCTTGCAATCGAAGTTCCTGATATAATTACTTTTCAAAACAGTTCTGTAGGCGGTGCGGATTGTTCAGACGATGTAGTTGATAGTGGTCTTCTCTTTTGTATGACCTTAGACGGAGTCAATGTTAGATTTACTTTTAGTACCAACACTGAATATACTAAAGAAGATATAATTGACAAGATTAATATTTTAGCAGGAAAAGAAGTTGCTACAAATATTGGTCCTAATATTGTTTTTAACTCTGCCTCCAATCTTTGGGTAGGAGATCCTTTAGAAGATCTTAACTTAAAAGAACAACTCAGTGGTGATGCTAACTTTAATAACGGTTTAAATTTAAGCACTGACATCAATAGAGATCCCGAAAGTATTGAAAGCGGTATTGGTGGATCAGGATCTATTGGGGACGGGGATGAAGACGGTGATGGAATTCCAGGATACGGTGGAAGTGCTGGTGTAGGTGCTGGTGATTGGAATATAAATTTAGGTATTGTTCAACCCTCTAATACTTTTAAAATATATGGACTGAGTGAGTTTTATGAACTATCTCCCCCCGTATCTTTGAATGTAGAATATAAAATACAACCTCCAGTTATTAACCCTGCAACATCTCCAGTTAGTAAAGATTTTGTAGATTTGGGCGGTACATTCAATAGGAGTGGTTTGGGTGTAAAGGTAAATGGATTAGATTCTGATTTTGCTACAAGCGGTAAATGGATACACCAAGCACAAGACCTGGCTATAGGGGACAACACTATTAGTGTTACTGCTACGGATAGGTTTGGGCGTGAATCAGAAGCTTCTGAAGTTATTATCACCTATAGAGATCCTGCAAATATAGGTTTCCCATCCTCTGACGATTCAATTCCTTTATCTTGGAAATCTGTAAGTACTCCCTCGTTTGGACCAGATGATGTTCAGAAAGTAGCGGATACTATTGATTCCATCTTTGATCCAATTATAGGTGTTCTTGATTTTGTTAGCGGGCTATTAGACATTGCTAAAGCTTTTATCGTTGATAATGTTTTAGGACCTATCAATGCTTTAAGATCAGCGGTGCAGGCTCTGATAGATAATATATCCGAGCTACTAGATAGATTAGTAAATGGGGCAGGACTATACACGTTATCTACTCTTCCTGAAATATCTGATATGAAAGCAGGAATGAATTTAGAGAGTTTCTTTGATCATATTAAAGGAAGCTTTCCTGATTTTTTTAGAAAGATAAATTCTAGCTTTTACGATCCTCTTGATTCTAACAGACCTCAACTTAGCACAGACGCTACGGTTGGGGGGATGATTCTCGCTATAGGTGATGGAGCAGGAGTTTCTGATTTTATACAGGCTAGTAAATCTTTGTTAGAGCTTTATAATAAACAAAAGATGGACTATGGTTTAGGGACTGTGAATAATTTAAAAGCGGAAGGACAGAATCAAAGAAATGTTTTGACTTGGACTTCTCCTGACGGTGGATCTAATATTTTCCCTTATGATTATCTTATTTTAAGATCTAAAGTTTCAGGGGGGGATGTGATACAAACTCAAGTTAAGACTCAGCTTTCTTCTGAAGGAAAAGGCAACCAGTATTACGAAGAAGATCTCTATGATCCTACCACTGGAAGAGTTGTAGGAAACTATGAAGAGATTGGTAAGATAACTAATTACAGAGTGATGAAAGAATATAAATTCATTGATGGTAAGTCTACTCAGTCAGAAAAGTCTAACGAAGAAGGCATTGATAAATTTGTAAGCGGAGCTACTGAATTTTTCGATGCTGCTAGAGAATTTGTTCTCGTAAGAACTGGAAGTACGGAAGTACCTCTAAATAACGGAGAGACTTGGCACTATAAAGTTATACCTCAGGCTCAAGGAACTGATGTTCAAGGTCAAAGTCCTGAAGTTAAAGCAACTGCATCTTTTCCACAACTAGAAGAAAGAACTGAATACCTATATGATCAAATCAAAAAAACTAAAGCGGGTTGGTATCGGGTAAGCGGAAGTATCTACGATAAGGACTCTGCTTTATTTGCTGATGATGTTAATGATTTAAAAGTTCTTGTAGACGGTGCTCAAGCGGTTCCTGCAAGTATAAATGCAGAAAGAGGACTAATTCTTCTCACAAGACCTCCGCAGCAAACACTAGAAGTTATATACTGGGGTAAAAAATTACAAAAAACAACAAGGGCTTCAGTTGTTAGTTTAAATCCTGGACCTTACACATTTACTGAAGAGAAAAATGTATTAGGCGTTCAAGTAGGTCTAGGTTCAACAATCACTCAAGTGTATGGAGGCGATCCTATAACTCGAACTCAGAATATAACTTTTACAAGATTTAAAGAAGATGAAAGCACTGTAACAATGTCAGCAGAAGATATTGCTGGTGTGATAAGATCTCAAACTGCAGGAATAAAAGTTATCGTAGATAGACAAAATAGAATAGTTTTGGAGGAAGATCAAAACCCTGATATTTATCGTGGATCTCAGTTAGAGATAAAAGTAAGTAATCCTATTTTAGGTTTTGCTACTGAGTCAGATAAAGGATCCTATGGTATTGCTTCTGATGACCTAACACACACCATATCTACTGCAGGACCCTTAGGAGGAACTCCTCCAGATTGGAAGGCTTTAAGAATTTCAGATTTATTTCCTGAAGTAAATGATTTAATTAGATATATCAACAGTACCTTTGATCAACTTGCTAAAGGTTTAACTTCAGCGACTAACTCTTTGGTAGATTTTATAGACTTATTGCAAACTAAGATAGACGCACTTTCTGACATGTTGAAAGAGGCTCAAGATCTTTTAAAGAGAATGGCTGAAGGTTTAACTATCCAGGGTGGTTTTTACTGTTTGATGGTGCCTTCTAACTCAGGAGGAGCCGAATATTTTAACAACGCTGTGAGAACATCTATAGGTTACCCCGAAGACGCTGAATATGCTGGAGGTATTGTATTTTTATACACCGATGGTGGGACAGCTATAGCTCTTGATTGGATTGTAAGTTCTCTTAGTTAAGGATTATTATGGCTTTTGATTTTTTAGGAACAATACCATCTTTTGAACATTTTGAAGAACTTGAAGAGTTTGTTCAAATTGAATCAGAAAATATTGAAAGTAGGGTGGAGCATTTAACTTCTGAAAGAAAGAGACACCTAGAGCTTTTAGATAAGTTTATGCAAGCAGATTTACAACTTAGATCAGAATATAAAAAATCGTATAGACCTGACAGGTTGTGGCTCACAAAACCTAGAGCAAGACCCGTCACTAGAGTAGAGACAATTGACTCTGCTAACGCCGTTGATGTTGATATCTTAAAGAAAACTTTTTTAGATACAATTAAATTCAAGCGTGAGAGAAATGAATTTAAGATAAGAAGGCTTAGAGACCTGGCAAATCAGATAAGTGATGAAATAACTTTTTTAGAAGAGATGAAAGAAACATATAGTGGCTATCTTGATAAAATTAGAGCTAGATTTGATTTAGATTCTTTTCCTGAAAATCAGAGGAACAAGGAGCAAGATCAAGCTGAGATACAAGAAGGTATGACAGCAGTTCCTGTAGATAAAGGTATAATTGAAAAAGATGGTAAGAAATACTATTTAGTAACAAGTATCAACCCTATGTTTGGGACTATTGCTTTTGATGGTCAAAACCCACCTATTAAAGAAGGGGATAAGATTACTCTGTCTAACGGGGATAATAATGGGACTAAAACAGTACTTAGCATAAGATCTGATAGATCTGTTGTAGTGGTAGAGCCTCTGATAGAAGAAAGTAACTCAAAAACAATGGTAGAAATAGATTCTTAGAATAATAAGTTAATCTTTATGTCTATAAGAACTAGTGTTAAGAAGGTATTTTATTTATGTCAATAGATTCAAAAATTGAAAGCATTTGTGATCATCAAATTAATGAGGAACAACTAGAAATAGATGATGATCTGAAAACATTAAGAATCCCAAGATCTCTTGGGTCTATTGATGTTTCTTTAAGAGTAAACGGTTTTGATATTAAACCAGACAACGAAATTTTTGGTTGGTCAATACAGAATGATGAAGATGCCATCTTTACAAAAAGATCTAAACTAGTATTCAAAAAACAAAGAAAATCAAACGATGACTTCTATGTAGTGACCTATTTAGCTCAACCCCAGTATTGCCCAAAGTGTCAAGGATTGAGAGTACATTATGACGAGTCTTACTCTAAGCTTGGAAAGGTAACTATTGTTAAAAATGAGGAAAAACTTTTACAAGAAGTAAAAAAAGGTCTAGCTACATTTTTAGGATCAAACCCTTTTCACCTGTGGGTAGGTACACAAATACACACCCTAATAGGAACTAAACTATACAATATTGATTTAATCAAAGCTAGGGTGGTAGAAGAAGTATCCAAATATTTAGAAAAGTATATCGATGTGCAGCTCCAACAAGGCGGTTACCAAGAGGTTACGGCTCGGGAAGCTTTTGGTCAAATCCTTACCATCGAAGCAGAACCGCAAGATGATATTGACCCATCCTACTGGGTACTCTCTGTAATCTTCAGTAACAGAACAGGATCAGATCTTCTCTATGAAAGAAAAGTAGAAGTTCCTGGTCCAGCTAATATTCTATATGGTCCCCAACAGCCTAACATCATATAATTAATTCTTGATCTTTCCCTATACAGGCTATAACATTTGTAAATTAATTTGTAATATAACCTATACAGGAGAGTAAGGATGCTTGAGATTCAAAGAATTCACGATGACGCAATACCCCCAAAAAGATCAACTGCAGGCGACGCTGGTTTAGACCTAACTAGTGTTGAAGATATGGTTATACACCCTGAGGAGTGTAAGCTTGTTCCAACAGGTTGGAAGATGGCAGTACCTATGGGTTATGAAATTCAGATTAGACCAAGATCAGGTCTAGCTTTTAAAAAGAAAATTATGGTGCTAAATTCTCCTGGAACAGTGGACTGTCACTACCGTGGGGAAGTTAAGGTTATTCTTTATAATGAAGGTAAAGTCCCTTTTGAAATTAAAAAAGGGGATCGTATTGCTCAAATGGTAGTTAATCAAGTTGAGTTATGGGAACCCGAAATCAAAGAAGAATTATCAGAAACAGTAAGAGGTGCTGGCGGATTTGGGTCCACTGGTGTCTAAGATAGATATAATATACTGGGTGTCTCTTGCGGCATTCAGTATTTACTTATTTTTATATGGTTTTCATATGGAAATAACAATAAATGGATTTTTAAAATAGGAGACAAGGATGCCTTTTACTTTTGAAAAGTTAGACCTAGAAGGAGTTACATTAGTTACTCCTCAAAAGTTTAGTGATGATCGAGGTTATTTTTTAGAAACATATAAGTTCAGTGATTTCTTTGAAGGAGGTATTAAAGATACTTTCACTCAGAGTAATCAATCTCTTTCTATGAAGGATACTTTACGTGGAATTCACTTTCAAAATCACCCAAAACCGCAAGGTAAGTTAGTCCGATGTATTTGGGGAGAAATATTTGATGTCGCAGTAGATCTACGTCCCACATCAACAACCTTTAAGAAATGGGTAGGTGTTAAGCTTTCCGATAAAAATTGGCAAATGCTTTATATTCCTCCTGGATTTGGGCACGGTTTTTTAACTTTAAGCACTATGGCTACTATTCAATATCAGTGTACTGCCGAATATGACGCTAGTTTAGATAGCGGGATTGCTTGGAATGATCATGAAATTAATATTGGTTGGGGAATAGAGAAACCTCTTCTTTCAGAGAAAGATCAAAAAGCTCCAACATTATATAGGTATTTAAGAGATCAAGGATACTAATACTCTCCGTAAAGACCCATTCTTCCTGGATCATACCATACTAAAAATTCATAATCATGTTTGGCATCAGTGACTATGGGTACGGATATCATGGGGATTCCATCTTCTTTTACTTTTTTAGGTTTTACTTTTTTATTAACTTTGAAACCATCCCCACCTACATAAGCAGCGTATTCTAAAGCACTTTCTTCGGTTAAAGGTCTGAATTGAAATTTAGGAGTATACTTAGCATGACTTTCATAATGAGTTCTATAATCCCCAACTAATTCTTTTATGGTAGGGTCATACCACACAGTTACTTTGTTATCTACACTGTCTTTACCCTCAACAGGAACATCAAATACAGTTATACCTTGATAGGTTCGTTTAGTTGCCTCAGCATCATCTTTAACATCAAACTTCCAATAATGTGTATCCCCTAAATCTTTAGCGAATTCTATTGCATTTTCTTCATTAAGAGTTTTATATTTTGTTTTGATAAATTTTTTCTTAAGATCTTTAATTTTTTTCTTAAGATTAATTTTAGCTTTAACTTTTCTAATAATTATTTCTTTATTCATAAATCACCCTATATATTAATAATATCTCCACTTATAAAAGATTCTGGATCAGACCCCAGATAAAAGACATTAGTTAACCAAAGTACATCTTCCCCTACCATGCGTCTTATTATTACTAAGTTTAATTTCGGAGGTATGTGTCCCCAAGGATTCCAAGAGTCACTTTCTATTTTTTCTTTTATCAGAGTCGCTAGTTCTTCAGCATATGTTGAGGTATCCTTAGCAGTATAACCCCACGACTCCCAGTGATGCTCCATAAGTTTTCTGACATTAATATTAGCTTTTTTTCTAGTGATATAAGTAGCGTCCTCAACTCTCGGTAGACCGCCTCCTACAACTGAGAACACGCTGTTTATTTGTTTTTTTTTGAAAGAATACTGATCTTTTTCTAAGTGTACGCTAGGACACCAAAACTCCTCGGTTCTTCCAAAGGTCCATTTTGTAATATCTAAATAACGAACATTAAAAATCATTTAGACTCCTGTTTTAGTCACTCTTATCTTAGTTCTGGGGTAGCATACTCCCGAGCTAGGTCTTATTTCTTTATTTTGTTTTGGAAAGATTACTCCTTCGTCAAATCGTTCTTTGTTATAGTAAGCATATTTATTAGGAGCACCCTTTAAGTCTGAGTCATCTGTGTAACCACCACTGGTTTCTCCCATTTGAGATAACTTTGAATAATGAGTTATATACTCTAGTGCTTCTGCTTGAGCCATGTTTGGGTATTGCTCTAGAACACAGGCTAATATCCCACAAACTTGAGGAGAAGCCATTGAAGTTCCACTAATTTTTGCTATGTAATAACTAGGATCTCTGGGATCAGTTGTATCTATGGTGTAAGCCATATCATTAACTGAGCTTACAATACTGTGTCCAGGTGAAAAAATATCTACCCTCGGACCACAACTACTGAAATCAGATTTGTATTCACTTAACAAATAACCTACTGAACCAACACATATGTTCCCATCAGCGGAACAAGGAGAAGACCCCCTATGGTAATAATCGGCATAGGTTCCGTTGTCCCAATAATTATTATAATCTAAACCGCCTGAGATATCTATTTTCATATCAGAATTACCTGCTGACCCTACGGATATAACTCCAACAGACATACAATCTACCATGTCTACATCATCTGCGGCAGACCTTGCAGGTAACCCATTTATAGCGGAATCTGTTATATAACCTAAAGACCTCTGTGTGGCATCGTCTGGGTTAGGGTATGCTGTCCCTTGGTGGTTAAGTTCTGTTATTGGAGCGATGCCTGCATAGTTATAGTTATATCCCCAGCTATTATTCATTATCGTTGGGTTCTTCCTACCTGTCTCTGGGTTTACAGGTTTAGCATTATGAAAAGCTCTTACAAAATCAAAGACTGATGCAGTATTGAAAGAGATGCTATAGATATTTGCACCTCTAGCCCAACCTTGGGTATTTCCCGCCACAGTTCCAGCTACGTGAGCACTATGATTAACTAATGCTGAGTAACTATAGGTTCCATTAGCTGTTCCAAGAACTTCCATATTATGTTGAAACCAGTTATACTCAATGACTCTACTGCCGCCTGTACCATCAGAGTTCACTGCATATTCTGGATGGTTGATATGAAAATGACCTCCATCAACAATAACTACATCAACATTGATTCCACTACTCGTAACCTTCAAAGTCCCATATTGTTGAGCAGTTCCGTCACTTCCCCAGTTAGATCGCTGTAGTCCTTCATAACATCTTAGCAATCCCCAATTTTTGTGATCGCTATTGATAGTATCAGACTTGTCCCAAAGAGAAGAAGTCTGCTCATAGTGACTTCTCGGCTCAATACCTCGTTCCTCTCTTGTTAAAGCAACTTCTAAGACTCTATCGTCTTCTTTAAGTGCGGCGGCTTCATCATCAGTTAAATGATAGTGGGTATTCCTACTAATAGGTCTACGTTTAGCACATTTGACTGCTCTTTCGGGAACTTTCCCCCTACCAACACCTCTGCCTGGTTTTTCCAGGTCATCATAGAACACCGTTGTATCAGACATGTCCTTAAGAGTAACTACATATTCCCTGTGTTTAGCCATTAAGCCTCCAAGCGAAGAATAGTTAGTGTTACTGTTATGGTTTGAGTTGTTCCACTTTTATTTGTGATTGCTAATTCTATATTATTAGATGATGTACTAGAGAATCCCAATGTTGCAGGAGTCATGTAAAGTGTTTGAGCACCTGTTGTCACAACTTCAGAAATAACACCACTTCCAGGAAGTGGATCTGTTCCTATTGACCTACCTGCATCTGCTGTTCTCTCACTAGTACCGCTATAGACTCTAACCCAAGCGGCTGCACTTGTTTGTATTTTTATTAAACCGTATCCTTTATATCCTGTTATAGTTGCGTTAGTTGAAGAATTATCGGCAATGGAACCTGTTGTGTGTGGGAAATCAGCTCTGGAGTAAATAGCTCCAATTCCAGTTTCTCCAGTTATTCCAGTGAAACCAACAATCCCAGTATCGCCTTGAACTCCTGATCCAGTATCACCCTGAATACCAGCAACTCCTGTTTCTCCATCAATCCCTATGACACCCGTTTCTCCAGCTACTCCAGTATCTCCTTGGATTCCCTGAGTACCAGTCTCGCCCTGAAGCCCTACACCAGTGTCTCCTTGTATGCCAGCACCTGTTTCTCCTTGGATTCCCTGAGTCCCCGTCTCGCCTTGTGCTCCAATACCCGTTTCTCCAAGAGGTCCTTCAAAACCTGTATGTCCTTGTGGACCAGGCATGAATGCCCCAGTAGCACCTTGAGGACCAACTCCAGTTGTTCCGTCTACGCCTTGGATTCCTATAATACCTGTATCTCCTTGTGCCCCAATACCCGTCTCTCCAGGTAAACTAAGCCCTGTGGCTCCTGTCCCAGTGATTCCTCTAAGACCAGTTACCCCTTGAGGTCCAGGAAGTCCTTGAAATCCTATAATTCCCTGAACGCCAGTATCTCCTTGAAATACAGCAGAACCAGGAGCACCTGTAGTACCCTTTAATCCTGTTACACCATCAATACCTAGAATACCTGTAACTCCAGAAATACCTGTAACTCCATCTATTCCTCGAACTCCTGTCTCTCCTACAGGTCCTCCAAAAGCACCTGTAATTCCAATTAATCCAGTGATTCCTAAAGGTCCTGTCTCTCCTTGAATACCAAAACCAGTGTGTCCTAGAACACCCTCAATCCCAGTATCTCCCATTATACCTTGTAAGCCCGTATATCCTATTCCAGTTATTCCCTGTATTCCTATTATTCCTGTAAAACCAGTTATGCCTGTTTGTCCCAAAGGTCCTGTGTTTCCTGTAAGTCCAGTTTCGCCAGTAAAACCAGTGTAACCTTGATTACCTCTATCTCCCTTTAGACCTAGTGGTCCCATTAATCCTGTTGGACCAGGAGATCCATTCTCTCCATCAACTCCAGAAAGACCTGTCCACCCGTCTAAACCTCTAATTCCAGCAATACCTGTATTTCCTTTTAATCCAGTAACACCGTCACTACCTGAAATTCCAGTTTCACCTGTATAGTTTGGTCCTAAGTCTAGTCCTGTAGGACCAAGAAGTCCCGTGGTACCACGTAGTCCTGTTGGTCCCTTTAATCCTGTGAAGCCTCTATCACCTTTTGAGCCAGTATGTCCTACATAGTTAGGCTCAAGAGATAATCCTGTAACTCCAACAGTTCCTGTTATACCTTGACTTCCCTGTAGTCCAGGTAAACCTCTAAGTCCAGTAGCACCCATAGAATTATTCCTTATTATTTATAATTAGCTTAAATAAGCTAAAATCTCAAAAGTTTTATCTTTTACAACATCAGTAACTTTCTTCTCACTCATCAAGTGCCATGAAAAAGCTACTAAACTATTTTTTATTGGAGTTGGAGAATGTGGATCCTTATGCTTTTTTCTAGCTATACGAAACTCTTGTCTTCCCTTGTCTTCTCTGAATCTATCTGAGCTGGTAACTTCGTCTAATTCAAAATCGTTATCAGCTAAGATCTCATGGATCTTACTGATACCGTGATCTATTTTTTTAAAACGACCATTACCGTCTAGACCTGCTTTTCTAAAAGCTTCATTAATTTTTTTCTTTTCTTTTGTTTTTATTTTTTCTGGCTTATCTGTCTCAGTAATGAAATCTATTGATTTCATTCCAAGTTTACACATAGTTTTTGATATGATTTTAGATCTATCCATTAGTTACCTCGGTCGTATTACAGAACGTGATATGTAATACAAAAAAGTGTATTACAAAACTTAAGTTGTAATACGGAAAATAATAGACATGGTCGCTGTATTAGGTTTATTGATTACAGCAATTGTTCTATAGTTAACCATAGTACCTGAGTTTGCAGTAGTTTCGGAGGCATCACCACCAAACATACCCAACTCCATAATAGGACCAACAGCTTCTGATTCATTAAAAACGGTTTGGAAATCTACTATGTTTGTAATGGTACTGGCAGGTAGTCCCGATCCATCTGTTTTGACAAAATTTACATTTGCAAATCTTTTTCTTGCCAATTCAGATTCTAACTGAACTTGAGTTGCTGTTGCAGCAGGAGGGTTTGAAGAATCCCAAGAGGAGTCTCCTGTTCCTAACGCTAACACCCATATCCCATGAGCAGGTCCTGAAGGATCTAGAGTTGTTTGACCATCAGCCAACAGCCTTGCAATAAGAAGAGAAGCTGAATCAACAATAACATTTCTATAATGTTTTTCAACTGTTCCATCTTTATGATTTAAAGTGATGAAGAACTCGCCTTTCATCCCACGATCTATTCTATCCTCAAGTTTAACACCAAATCCTAAACGTCCACTAGTTTCCGCTGTCTTTTTGAGAACCTCTTTATTGATATTAGCCATGTCTCTATTCCTCCAAAATTCTTTATTTTATTGCATTTAATTAATTATATTAATTCATTATACTGGTATGCTTACCGCTATTGAAATTTACCTAGGATTAAGTCCCCATGATCTAGACCAATAGTGTTGTTTAAGGAAGAGTCCAAATAGATTACTTGATCTTGATCTATGTAGAAGCTTCCTCCTAAGTTATATTCAAAACCTTTAGTGAAATTCCAAATATTAACTAGATTGCTTATATCTTTTGGACTAAACAATACAAAATTAGAGGAATCCCTCACAGAAATATACTCATAATCATCATATGGATCTTCTGGAGAAACCTCAATTGCTGTTGTCACAAAGTTATCATTATTTTTTGTCAATCTTGGTGCTGCATTTTGAGAATCATGAAGTGATACAAATGTAGCAAAAATTAGGTCACCTTGATCTAAACCTATAGTGCTGTTTACTCCAGCAGCAGGATCTAAGTGTATTAAGGTATCTCCTTCTAAGAAAGAATTACCACCAAGGTCGTATTCATATCCTTTTGTAAAATTAAAAATCTTATATACATCTGTAGTTTCGATGGGAGAAAAAAGTACAAAATTATCAGGGTCATTAACCGATATTAGTTGGTCATACTCGTTGGTGTAGTCTACAGCAACATAATCTACTCTTATGACATCTCCATTATTCAATCCCTGAGGATTAAAAGACTCGTCTATGTCAATAACTTGATTATTTATAATATTCATACCCGTAAGATCATAAAAGAAATCTCTTGTTTCATTATAGGCACTAGTCACTCTACCGTCTAAAATCTTTCTAGGAGCTAGAAAGAGGAGAGGAGAGGAGTGTGGTGGGTTTTGATTTATAGAGGTTACTTTTACACCATAAGAATTAACAGACGGATCCATACCTGTTAAATCAGAGGCACTAAAAGAGTTCAGCATAAAAGGAACATATTCAGTCAGCTTAACATAAGACGTGCTGACATCTGAATCTTTTATTTTAGTTCCTGATAATATATTGTCTAAATTATTAGTTGTACCTGTGTTAGCTATCAACCAACTTTCTTCTTTATAATACTCTCTAACTACATCATCTAGATGCATTGGCATTACTGGGTCTAAACCTTGGTTCACATAAGCAGAACCATCTGTGAAAGTGTGAAGTAGATATCCTCTATCAGAAGAATTTCCCTGTCCCGCAAGTGTGGCTGTGCTATAGATTGGGTTTTCAGAAGGATCTCTATTCCAGAGAGATTCCCAAAGCTCATCAATTCCATCATATTCTTCTTCTTTAATATCATCAAGCACCATACGCACAGTGGTGTGTGTTCCACCTAAATGGTATTCAGGTATTTCAGGTAAAGGATGCTCTAGATCCCAAGTACCGTTTCCTCCCTGAAGAGTGCAGTTTAGATCATTTAATACTGTAAAGGTTGCTTCAACATAACCTGATCCAGAGTATAAAGCTGGGATAATAGGGTAAGTAAAGAATTGACAAGAATGATCTCTTCTAATTGTTGTGTCTATCCCACCTTGAGTGAAGTCTTCTTCTATCAATCTTCTGAAATCAATAACCATTCCATTTTTAGCATCTTCACAAATAGATTGTACTAGATTTGGTTCTCCGCCATTATCTAGTATGTCATATTCAAGAGCACTATAAAAAGGGTGGTAGGAATCATAATGTAGTTCACCGTACATTCTATCTTCACGGTTATTCATTATGAATTCATTGTTGTTTAATCTAAATTCTTGAAAAGGGAGTCTTCTCCAAACATCTTGTTTCTCAAGAGATCTTGGTACAAGTTCTTGACCATCTCTTAGTACTGTTGAGTAGATATCCTCATCATAACCGTGAGACTTAAAGACATCATAATCATTCATTCTATTTCTTAAACTTAACTCATTCATATTTAGAGTTAAGGCATCATTAAGAACAGAAGAATTAAAAAGGTTAAATCCTTTGTAACGGTAACTATTCTCAAGAGGTACTTTCTTTTCTATAGAATAATCTGCTGGAAATAAAACTGTTGTATAATTTAACTCAGTGGCTTGATTTTTCCAGTTATTGATAACTGAATCAAAAGTATTAGTAATCAATGCCCCAGAATATTTTCTTAGGTAGTAGTATGTAACTGTGATAGTTGCAGTATCAGGTGGGACTACTCTTAACTTAAAAGAAGCCGATAGAGGGTAAATCTCCTCAATCTCTGCACGAACACCATCAATATACACTTGGATATCTGACACAGAGTCAGCTATAGAGCCATCTTCTTTACCAAAAGGACCAAAGCGTGTGTGAAATGTAGCGGGATCTGCATTATCCCAAGTTCCACCAATAGTAGATTTAGCCCACCTTGGGGAAGCTTGTCGTAAGTCTCCTTCAGGATTAACTTCTTGAATTATCTCATCTTCAACTTTTAAATAACTTTCTCCTGCACATCTTTTTCTAAAGTCCTCATAGTAATAGTCATGGTTATCAAAGTGCAAAACCTCACATATAGCTGTGTTAGCTTGTTTAATCTTTGTCTCAAAGCCATCGTGGGTTATAAGAGGATCCCCATTCTCATCTTTAACTAGAAGACAACCCTTTCTGAAAATATCAAATAGTTCAGAAAAAATAAACTTAGTAGAGTAGGTAGTGTGGGCAGGTTTAATGATATCAAGTAAAAATTCAATATCTTTTTGAAGTTGGTTTACATCCTTTATTCTTGGATCATCTACTTGAATAACAATATCAAATGTAAATTTATTGATAATAGAGTCAAGAGAAGCATCCTCTCTGGAGAGAATAAAGTTTTCAATAATCCCAACAGGTACGTCGAGGAAACTTAAAAGAGAGTTCTGAATATTCTCTCTAGTACTTCCTCCAAAGTAAGCTTCAATAATTGATAGGTAGAAGTTTCTAACTTTCTCATCTGTCGATCCTGTAGAAGAAAATCTTTGTCCAGGAAAAAGAAAGGCAGCTATATTTTGAGAAAGGTATTCTCCCCGAGTAGTATCGAATATTATATCGTCAGTAACTTGTTTAGTGGTGCAAAGAAACCTAGCAGATTCAAAAGCAATAGACTTTAAGTGCATTGCATAATTTGTACTAGGAACATCAGATTTATAACTTGAGTCAAGTAACCCTAATAAACCTCTATCCTTTGGCACATAAGTACCATTTTCGCCGTTAGACAGTGATTTAACTATCAGACCTAACCGTTCATTAGACTTTTCAAGAACACATCGCCTGAACTGCTTAGTATCTAAAAATCCGTTTTTGTTTCCACCAAAAGACATATATTAGAATCCTGTAAATGCTTTACTAAAGTCATAAGTTATAATTAAATCTCCAACAGCTCCATATTCTATGTCGCTGAAGTTTATATCTCTAGCACCTGTAGCTGATTCTACAAGGTAGGTAGTAGATACCAAAGCTTCATCTATATTACCTAATTTCGGAGATACAAAAAGATGCCCGTCGGAAGCTATGTAAGCACGTCCTGCCGCTTCTGACACTTTAGATAGATCGCTAACTAGAGCTAATTCAATATCGTTTTCAAACACTCCTCGGAAAGCTGTATCGGGACCACCGCCTTCGATAGTTTCCCACTGGAGAACACCAATACTTTTAAAAGTAGTGACATTCACTGTCTGATACTCTTCCCAGTCATCTGAGTATTCTTCTTTAATAACCATACTTCCGTTTGATTTAACCATCTTTGTAAAAGGAACCACGATATAATCAACGCCGTTAATACTTTCAATAACGTGAATCACGTCTGATTGATACACCGACTGTCCAATTAATTTCTCTGAAAGAAGCTTTGCAACTGCAGTTCTTATCTGCCTATCTATGCTAGTTTGATCACTACCTTCCTTCAGCATAACTTTAATATCAAAATCTATATATGATTTTAAAGCTGCCTTAACGACCACATCTGCAGTAAGGTGTCTCATTTTATCTATTCTTGCTTGAACGTCATGAAGAAGGGTGTTCACCGCATAAGTAACTGTGAAATTCTCACCAGCTTCGTAGTCAACCAGTACCCTTGATCCATTTGGTATAGAGCTTGTTGTTGTTCTTTTTATAGTGGTGAGGGTTTTCATATCCCCCGCCTTCACTATGTAATCAATTGCTCTTTGATATGTTGTGGTGTTTGTTTCATCAGAGACAACTAAAGTATCAGTGTCGATACCATATCTTTCTAGCTCTACTTCATTCTCTCCAAACATTAGATGAGATTCGTCAACGACTTCTTTGATACTTCCGTTAGGAACACCATTTGCATACTGTAAGGTCATCTGATCTTGAGCTGAGGTAGAGTTACCAAATTTGAGAGGATCCTCTAATTTCTGAAGTATAATATTTTCTGACGTAAGTGATCCTGAGTTTTCACCAACACAGGAAACAATGCTATCAACTGGTTGATTAGAAAAAACATAAGGATCAGAATCTCGGTAACGATAAGAAACATATATTACATCGGTAGGTTCAAGACCGATTGCCTGATTAGCTTGAAGAGTCTCATCTAAGTCTATAACTTGACCGTCTCCTAAAATCACAGCATCGGTTACGTCATAAAGGGCTTGCTTAGTAACGTTCTTAACTTGGATAACTTGGTAAACAGGTTTCAAGTGTGTTATACTTGAGTTGTATATTCTGAAATGATAAAACTGAACACTCTGAATAAGAGCTTGCTCATCCTTTATAGTGTTGTATGTAAATCCAAAATTTTCTGAATAGTTTGTTGCTAGACTTCCTTGAGTATAGATGTCAACCTTACCAAAGGTATGCACCAATCTGAGAGGATCAATATCTCTCTGCATAAGTTCTTCGCCAGCACTTATTATTTTAGTTCTTTGCACATTCGGAGTTCCTAGAGTAGTGGCAAGATAACCAGCCTCTGTACCAGCATCTACGCTGACAAAAGCAAGTATGGCTCTTTCTGCTAGATCATTGTTAGATTCGATGTCTTGCCCAAATTCTGTCGGGTTAGGGTTAGTTACTCCAAAAACTGAATCAATACCACTAACCACTAGTCTTATCTTACTAGCATCCACATTACCGTCATCTCCTGATTCAATAGCTCGAACATCTAGTTTAACCTCGTACCTATCTGTAGTTGGGTTAAAGTAGTTATCTAAATCGTCCACAGCTAATATGAAGTCAGTTAAAACTTCAAATTGAACTGGCTCTGTGGTTTCGTCTGATATAGTTTCAATGATACCGCCAGCATTTATGACGGAGTCTCTTGTAGGTGTCTTTAAAGTATAAAACAAAGCTTGCCCAATAGCGTTTTGAGCTTCTTTTCTTCGGTAGTTTACGTTACCTGCTAATTTTGTGAAAGCCTCGTCAACTAAAATTTGCACTTGATCGGCGTTCTCATCTGAGATTAGCAAAGCTTCCTTTAATCTGAGTTTACCTGTAGAGGTAAGAACTGGATCGGAAACACCATTACCGTCTGGATCATCAAACTCGATTAATGTTAAAAAAGATTGAGATCTGTGCATGAAATCTTGAATAATATAGAGTCTCTCAAATTCATCAGAGGGGGGGTTGATGTGTATGTCTCTAGTTATGGTCCCTGGTTTTACATCAACTTCGGGATTAATTTGCAAAACTTGATTTATGTAACTTTCTTGAATATCTACTGTATTTCGGGCAGGTAAATCTCTAATAGCGGTGTCTAATAAAAGAGGTTCCGCTCCCAATTCAGCACTATATATGGATTCTACCTGTTTCTGTAAAGTGGTATCAAAAGCAATTGCCGTAACAACATAGTGATTAGCCTCAGATAGCGGGATAGTTCCCAAAGGCTGATCTACCCTGTTGTGCTCATAAGAGTAGTAATAATCTCGCACTACTTTTTCAATAGTGTTGGTGGTTCTTATATCCCCAGAGGTATCAACGGTTTCACTTAAAACAATCGTGTTTTCTTTAAAAAAGTCATGAGCCGTAATGAAAGTGTTATTTAGTAAGGCAAAACCGTTTGTGCCCCCACCAGGTTCTTCGCTTCCGTAAAAGTTATAACCGATAACTTCAGGCTCACTATTTTCAATAACAGATATTTTAACAGCATTTCTACTTCTTTCTAAAGTAATACCTGTTGGAGCACTTACAATTAAGTTTAGATTTTCGTCTGTGATATATGAAACTACTAAGGAATCAGAGGCACTTTGGATATTGTCTCCATCCACTGCCACAACCTCAAACAGATTCTCACCTTTGGTCAGCATAGTCACAAACGTCCAGTCTGCAGATCCTGAAGCATAGGTCACACCTTCAATGCTCCCATTAACTAGTATCTCACTAGTTGTCTCATCAGCCCACCCTTTAATAGTTTGATTAGCTATGTTGGTTGAGTATCCTGGAGAGTCTGTTGGAAAGGTAATTATTGGTATAATAGCCACGGAAGTCTCCTTATCTATCCCTTATCCCATGATAAATATGTAAAATTAATTAAATATCTACACACATCTGTAGTTCATAAGAATCTTTAAATTAGTAAAATAAAAAGAAGATACTTCTATTTTAGAAGTATCTTATAAAGATGGTGGCAAATACTGGAATATTGGTTAAAATAAGGTGTTGTAGATAATTCCGTGCAAATCATCAGGGTCAAGAATAATAATACCGTAGTCTTTAGCTTTTTTTATCTTTGAAGTTGTACCATTTTTGTTTCTAACTACTAAGTAATCAAGTTTCTTATTCACACCTGAAGCAATTCTGCCTCCTTTAGCTTTCAACTTTGTCTCTAGGTCAGGATCTCTAAAACCTGAAAAACAAAAACTTTTACCTGTCAAAGCACCTTCTACTTTTTTCTTTAAGTTTACGTGCTTAAGAATTTCTTTAATTAAAGGAGCCTTTGCTTTTAGACCTGTGACAATGAAGGTCGCTAATTTTATCTCGAAACCTTCTATACCAATGATATCTCTTGTTTTTAAAGCCAAGATATGTTCTAAATCTCCAAAGTTATCTTCAAGGATCTCTGCTCTTTTTACTGAGAGTGACCTAATGTTAAGCCCTGAAAGTAGTTCTGAGACAGTTATTACTGTTTTACTATTAATTTCTTTTAAAATTTTTGTAGCATTTTTCACACCCTGCCTATCTAGATCAGCAATATCTTCTATTTCTAGTTTATAGAAATCAGGGATAGCTTTTAATTTACCTGTGTCTATGAGAGCCTCAACTATTTTCTCCCCCATATTTTTTAAGCCTAATATATTTAACCAATGCAATAAAGCTTTAGCTACTCTAGCTCCACAATATTCATTTCGGCAGTAGTAGATAGTGTCCTCTTTTTCTAAATCGGAGGCACACACGGGGCACTCTTTAGGTCTTTTTATTGGAGTGCTATATTCATTCTTTCTAAGCACACCAGTGATTTTAGGAATAACATCCTTACTCCTAATCACCTGAATCACATCACCAGCCTCAATACCTAAACGATCTATCTCGTCATAGTTATGAAGAGTAGCTTTAGATATTAGAGTTCCACCGCAAACGACGGGATCAAGAATAGCTAAAGGTGTGATAGCTCCAGTTCTTCCCACCTGAGAAATTACTTGTAATAGTTCAGTCTCTGCTTTTTCAGCTTCAAATTTAAATTTTCTAGCATATTCTGGTAGAAGCTCATTATCTGTTATCAAAACCTGTTGTGCGACATCGTTGACATTAACCACGAGACCATCTAGTAGGTAGTCTAGCTTATCTCTTACTCCTTCCTCATATTTTTTATGAAGAGCAAGAAGAGTTGTCAAACCTGTTGTATAATATCTTGGGGTCAATAAACCTAGATCATTTTTTAGATAATCCAAAATCTCCGTTTCAGTTTTGAAGTCTACTTTAAAATCTTTATCGACATAAATTTTATAGAAAAAGATATCTAAGTGTTCACATCCTTCTCCATTCTTTCTTTTGGTAATACCTACTGCTGCGTTTCTTTCATTAGCCATTTCAGAAAAATATTTCTGTTTAACTGATTTCAACAGAGCTATCTCTCCTCTTGTGTACCCACTAAAAGGGACAGGCAGTTCATTAGGAACTCTATCCATTTTGAGAACATTAGCAGTGATGTCATCACCCTCAAAACCGTCTCCACGAGTAAGAGCTTGAACAAGTTTTCCTTTTTCCCATTTAACAGAAACACTTAAGCCGTCCAATTTCTCACTGGTGCAAAAATCATCTTTCTTAGCGTTCTTGGCACTCCATTTCTCTATATCTTTTACAATATCAACAGTTGTATCAAACTCAGTGAGAGACCCCATAGGGATCCCGTGAGCTGCTTTGGAGAAGCCTTTCAGGGTTTCTTTAGTACCTATAGGTAACTCTTCGTTAAATGTCTTTTTATAATTATTTTTAAAAAGGTCAAACTCATCGTCGGTAATAAAAGGGTTTTTGGTATAGTATGTGTCTGCAGCTTTAACCAAGAAGTCCCTCAACTCTTCTTTATTTACTTCTTCACTATCTAATAATTTTTTGTAAACAACTCTATCATGTAAATCCATGTTATTCCTCTACTTTATAGTCATTATATAAGACAGCTTCTCTTTTAGCAGCAAAGAGCATAAAAATGAGCTTATGTGTTTTTTGAGCACGTTTCAAAGTACCCCAAAGATGTTGAGGTTGGTCATATACTCCAGCATGCCATTGAATTGCTAGATCTTCTAGCTTGCTTAAATGCATACGTTGTCTAATCATCATAGTAGAAAGTGTTCCACGAGGGTAAGGTAACTGAGCTTCTGGAAGAGGATCATAACCTTCTTTTTCTACAAAAAGAAGTTTTCCATTTTCTTTTAGTTTATTTTTACCATCTTTACCACGTACTGTTGAATTTTTAGAAACTTTTTGAAAAGTTCCAATATGACAAACGTCATGCAGTAAACCAATAATTTTTATACTGTCTTTTACCTTAGCTAGTTCGGGGTAGAGTGAGCTATGCTTATCTAGTATTTGATAAACATTTAAGCTGTGATCAGCAAGTCCTCCCTCATAGGGATTATGCTCTGAACAACTTGCAGGATCTGTGAAAAAAGTAGAACCTTCTAAATATTCAATAATCTTTTCTTTTCCTGGTCTTTCGATGGAATTTAAAATTGAAAGGATACCTTCTTTTGTATTCATATTTTCCTTCTTGTCTTAAAGTCTATATCTGATAAGCATTCTATACACAGCTTATGTTTTTTTGCACAGTCTGTACAGATTCCATCCGTGTGAGTTGAACTAAACATCATATCTTTAGCACAAATTGTGCAGCTTGTCGATGTAAATGCTGCTCCTGCTATGACTTCCCCTCGCAAATAATAGCAATATTTACACATATGGTTTTTTAATCTATTTTTTCTATCAGAATCTTCTTCGGCTTTTTTAGCTCTTTCTATTCTATCTGATGTGGATTTTTTCCGCCAGTATGTTTCATCTTGAACCTTTTCTAAAAGGCTTCTTCCCGTAAGTTGTTTTTGTTCTTTTCTCATGATTCTTTGCTAAATATATGACCTAGCTTGGCTCTAATCACTTCAATCACGTCTAGAGAGTCCTCTATAGTGGTGTGAGCTATTTCTTTCTCTACCCCAACTCTTTTCAAGCACTCCATTAGTCCTGGGATTACCTCGTCCTCTGACTCTAAGCATAAAATACCAGGGTCTAGAATACGGCTTCTTATTTTCACACTGCTTGAAAAGTTAGTCTGGTGATTTAAAAAAGGAAGATCGAAAGTCCCAAAATTTTTCCCTGCCACGTTTACAACAGTTCTTGGGATTTTTTTTCCTTTTCTCACTTCTAGCTCATATCCATGTTCTAGTAGAAAGTTTAGAAAAGCTTTACCTAAGGTGTTGGGGTATAAATAATTATAACCTTCTTCTTTTTTAGCAATTCTTCTGAAAATTGTGGGATGCATCGATAAAGCATAGGGTTGTCCTTTATATTCATCCATACATATATAAGCATGGAATCTAGGAAGTTCAGACAGAGGTTTCATTTCTTTAAGATTATCTAAAACTGCCCCAAATTCAATTATATTGTTATTTACAGGATCTAATCCCGTAGTCTCTAGGTCAATGCTAATGTATTTCATTACTCTTCCTTGGTTTTATGTTTTCTCTTCCTTGTGTATTTTGACTTATCCTTTATAATCTCTGTAGGTCTAATAGGTGCTCTAGGACTTTTATGCAAAGAAAGATAAAAGTTAAGGCACCCCACACAACCGTTCTTAGGCTTTTTTCTCCCATTATATTTTGGGTGTGTTTCACATCTATATAGCTTACATAAGTCTATTTTCATATGTCAAATTATACCAAAATAAAACCTAATTTCAAATAAATTTGCTTAATAATCAGCAGGATATCCTAATTCATTAATATCCATCTATTTTTAGGTTGTGGTGAACCTAGCGACAGATATTCAATTAATATATCTCATATCTTGAAAATCAAGATATTAAAGATCATGGGGATTTGTAAATGGCAGATATATCAAGAGACACGTTTGATAGAAGTAAAAAACAAAGCAAAATTGTTTTCCAAGAGAAAAAACCTCTCCTAAATTATGAACTCAACCTAGTCCAAGATATTCTCAATGAGAAATCTATAGACATTTCTAATTATGGTTTGGGTGATAATTATGTTGGTGAGGGTTTTACGATTTATCCTTCTGCACTGAATAATGAAATATTCATCAAGAAAGGTATTTTCTATCATAAAGGCTATCCTATTGAATTAACTGAGGATGTTAGAATTAACACTCTCTCCACTCCAGTAGCTAACAGATTAGATGTTATCTACGCAGAGTGGTATATAGACGAAGTGGACGGGGCAGATGACCCGAGCATAGTTGATAGTAATCTTGGATTTGAAACAACTGTTCAAGAAAGAATTATCTTAGAAATCAAAGTTAGAGAAAACGCTGCTGATCCCAATACAACTGATCCTGGCATATCCTTTGACATAAATGCTGATCCAATAACCGAAACAATCACATATAACAATGCTAATAAAACTATTTCACTTGATTCTTTAAGTGGAAATGTTTTCCCTGATTGGCTGTTACATAACTTTCCAGCGGGGGTAATCTTCACCACAAGCGACCCCCAGAATCCTGGTCCTTTTACAACCAACTCTAGTTCACCACTCCTTAATAAAAAAACTTTGGTTGTAAATGAAGCTTTAAATGATACTCCTCCTTATAACACTGTAGCTAAACTTACTTTTTATGATAGCAACAGCTCAAAAAGTTGGATAGCAAACAGAAGGAACTTTTTCAATATTGCTAATCTGAACAGGATTATGGGGGATGCTTCCGTAACAGAGAGTATGGTCCTAGACGTTAGAGATAAGACTGCTTATAACTTTGTTGTAGAAGGCTGTGGTATCGAGCAGGTTACTTCACAATCTGTCAAAGTTAATAGCGGTAGATTGTTAGTTGGTGACGTTGAGCATTTTATTGAGGAAGGAACAGAGCATTTAGATTTTAGTGCTCACCCGCCAGTTACAGGCACTCCTCCAGTTTTTGGTCAACTTCTTGACAACACTATTAACTTTGTTTTTATAAACAAAGCAGGACACTTTGAGTGTAGGCAACAAGAGCCTTTAGATTATCATGCTCTTCTTGCTGAAGTTTACACTATAGGTGGTGTTGTTCATTCTATTCTTGATAGAAGAAAATTTGTACCATTTGCTTGGAAAAACAAGTATGCAGGCAGCGGTGGTGATGGGGAAACTGGTTTTCCAACCATAACACACCAATATATCTCAGCAGAAACTAATATCCCTGCTTTTTCAGCAGTGACCATTTTACCTGGAAGCGATCAACATGTGTTGAGAGCGTCTGCGGTAGACTTATATCCTAACCCAACTAAACTTCCAGTGATAGGTATTGCTGGACAGGATATGCCTTTAGGTCAAAGAGATAACATAATTACTTTTGGAGAAATCAGGAACACTTCTTGGAATTTCACCTTTATAGGTCTTCCTGTTTATATTGACATTGCTGTAGGGCAAATCACACAAACCCCTCCAACATTACAGGGAACCTTTGTACAAAGAATAGGTACAGCTATTTCTTCAGATCTTCTTTTTGTAGATGCTGGAGGACTCTTCATTAAGAATAATCCACCACCACCTTTTGATACTAATTTTTTAGTAAAAAGACCAAGTGGTTTAATTGAAGAAGCAACTGAAGCTGACAAATTTAATCCTGATAAACTTAGCTTTTTAGCTAGTGTTGCTCAGAATCCTACGGATAAATCTTTTGATATTTACCCTGGAAGATATTTTATTAATGATACAGAATACTATGAGTATTCTGGCGAGACTATAAACTTAGGTTCTGGAGTATATCAAACATCTCCACTCACTGCTGACTATTTTAACAAAGCCTTTTTCACTCTAGATGAAACTGGATCAGTTAAGATGTACGAAAGTTTGGAGCAAAGTGCTTCTTCTTCTGTTGAAGATCCAGAAATTCCTGATAACGAGCTTCCACTGTCTATGGTGATTTTCCAAGATGATGGTTCGGCAACAGCGGGAACGGTTAAGTTTATTTCTCAGGATCACATAGATGATAAAAGAAACTGGTTAAGTCTGGGTAGTTTAGATAACACTGCTTTCAAACCAGTTTACAGAAACACTCAAGACTTTCTTGTTCAGAAGGGAGAGGGTTGGTTTAACAATAGTTATGTAGAATCAGTCAGTAATATTCTGATCACTGCAACAACAGCAGCTACGGGTTCTACTTACTACATGTATATGGATCTTTTAAGTGCTACAGGTTCAGTATCTGCTGGAAGTTTCACAACCATGCTATCAACACCTTCTCAGGTAGATAGAAGAAGATATGTTCCTCTAGGAGAATATGGTGTTAACGGTTCGAGTGACATTATAAGAAGTAGTTTTAAAGCTTACAAGAGTAAGTTTTGGCAATATAGAGATACCCCTTATACCCATGAAGAAACTTTTAACTTAAGTGTGGCAGGAGACTCCGATTTTACATTAAGTAACTTTACATTTTTGAGTACTGACTTTTTAGACATTAAAATAAATGGAAGGCAAACTTATGAAAATGAGGACTACGCTAAAGTAGCTCCAAATTTAGTTAGTTTTGGCTATACAGTAAAGAAAGGTGCAAAGATAAAAGTTAGAAAAGTATAAGAGCAACTGTCAATTAAGGATAGGATAAGAAGATATGAGCGATACAACTAGACCACAAACTTGGGAAATAGTTAATGAAAATTCTTTGGAAGTTCTTGAGACTGGTAATCGAGAGTCCCTTGATAACCTTTTGGATGTTTTAAATTCCAAGACAAATTTCCCATTTAGAATATCATTAGAAGGAACAGTTTTAACCGTTCATGAATCTGAACTTCAGACTTTCAAATCTGACGGTTCTGAATGGGGTGGGACCGAGGATAGTTTCAAATACGCAACTGCTCCAATAAATGGACAGTACAAAAAATTAGTAGAATCTACAATAGATTTAGTAAATGGCGATGATACAGGAGACTTTGCTACAGGAGTTTCTTTAACTTGCCCCTCCCTTGCCACAGGTGATTATATTTGGTTAGGGTTTGAAGCAACATCAAATGGTGAAATTGGATTGGTTTGGGGTAACCCCGATCCCGTTCTAGGGACCGCAACATACCCAACTTTTACAGGCACAGCTATATGCTTAGTGCAGTTGTTAGCAGGTGCTGGATCAGCATCACCTAATTGGGGAACTTTTGTTTCTATAACCGCCACAGATATAGTTGTATTTAAAGGATCGGGCGGAGGATCGGGCGGAGCAGGAGCAAATGATTTTGTTCCTATTTATAAGTCTTCATCAGAATATAGACTACAAGATACTCAAGGAAGATCAACTCGATTTAATGAGCAATTCTACTCAATAGACGGTGATCTTGATTTCACATATAACTTAGGAACGGATAAGCTTTGGTATATCTGCATTGATACAGATAAAGCTCCAGGCATTATTAATATCACCAACAAAGATGACTATATAGTAGAGTCAGACTTAGAACCTAACTCTCCTTCTTTCCCACAGAACTTAGTAGTTATTGGATATTATGAAGTAGTCAGTGGCAGTGTTTCTCAACAAAACTTAGGAACTTTTTCTCCAAGATCAATTGATACTTTTGTAGGAGACTTAACAGCAAGTTATGAATCTAGTGTTTCTTACAGATTACAAAGTTCAAGAGGAAGATTAGTACGAGCTAATCATAAATATTTTTATCTAAATGAGAACAACGATCTAGTTAAAGCTTTTGACCCAGGATCTACAGGAGCTGTAGGAACTTGGTTTATCTGCTTAGATACTTCTGGCGATGGGGAAGAGATAACCACGTCACACTTAGTAGAAACTCAACTTAATCCTAATGAGATAGCTTTTCCACAACACTATGCTCCTTTAGCTAAATGCGAAGTAGCTGCGTCGGGAATGGCTCTTTCTTCTTTCATGTCCGTATCTGACAGAGACATGTATACATTGCAAGGTGATTTTGTACCGAGTTACCTTGATAACGATACTTTTGTAGTTAACCACACCTTCGGAAGAAAGGTTAAACTTCTTTCAAACTATTTTTACAGTGAAACTAATATAGTAGAATCTTTTGACAAAAGTGCTTCAGGTATTTGGTACATCATAGTAGACACTGCTGATTCAGCAGGACCAGGTCAACTTTCTACAAGCCACATTAAATTTACATTAGAAGATCCAGCAGGACCTTCTTTTGACCCTGACTTTGTAGCGATTGGAGAATACTTTGTTGAGTCTGATTTAACAACAATAGACTACTCTAAGTTTATCCCATACTCCGTTGCAGGAGCAGGAGCTGCAGGAAGCTCTGGGGACTTTGTCCCACTATACTTTGATGCTACATCTTTCTCCATCAGATCTACTGTTGGGAAGAAAGTTAATTTTAATAATAAATATTACCACACTAATGAAGAGTTAAATGTAACCTATGATATGAGTGCGTCAGGTACTTGGTATATCAGCGTCGACACAGATCAAGATGCTGGAGAGGTAACACAAGCAGCACATGCTGATTATATTGTTATGTCTCAGATACCTCCTTACACTGCTTTATCTAATCCAAAGTATGTGACTATTGGACAGTACTGGGTAGATGGAACTCTTGTGGTCGATAAGGATACTCACGAAGGTTATTCAATAAGAGAGCACACTACTTGGATGAATGGTATTCCTAATATTTGGAAAAAATCAGACAGACAGTATGCTTCGGCGAATGGAGTAACCTTAGCTCACAACTTTGGACAAACTCCTGACTTGGTAACTTTCAAGTATTGGGATAATAGTGCTGATAAATTTTTAAACTTATTTAGTTCGGATTTAGAACAATACCGCACTAATGACGTGGTACTTTATAACGTACCAGATAACTCCAGCCATCCTTTTATTACTTGGGATTCTGGTGATTACTTCTTAGTTGAAGCTATTAAGTATGCTTATACAAGTGAGGGTGGTTTTGCTAGTCCTAAAACAGACTACGCTACTGATTGGTATTCTACAACACCTCCGTCAACAGTAACACATCCTATGTCCACCCGACCTCAAAACATCTCATTAGAGTTTGTAGATCTTTCTGGAACTCCAATTTACTTTGTTGAAGATGGCTTACAGTATGTTGATAAAAATACAGGAGGTATCGCAGATACGGAAGTAACTTTTGATTGGACTTCTTTTGCTTCTATCCCAATTAACTTAAGTTCTACCTTTAAGATGAGAATTCATTTTAATGTTAGTAAGGTTAGTGCAGGAGCTTTTGAAGCAAGTAAAGACGAGCGAGGAACTGTTTCTATCACAGGAGATAGCTCTAAGGTTATGTCTCCTGATTTAATTTTAACTTCAGCAGATACAAGTTTTGCAACAACAATTAACAGTATGGGTTCTAACCTAACTGTTCTTGTTACTGAAAGTATAGTTATTACTTCGGAACAAGAAATAACAGCTCAAGGAATATCCTTTAGCATGCTACCTGGAACATACATCAGCTCGACGACAGGAAGTTTAAGTTCTTTAGTTAAGTTTTCAGGAGATGATTATGAGGTTGAGAATATCAGACTGCTTTCACAAGAAGACGTGATTAGCGGATTGACTCTTAATGCTGATGGGATTGTTAAAAATGCTTTAATTAAACAAGATGCTTCAGGAAAAGCAATGGATTCTGCTTTAGTTGTTACTACAGGAAATATAGCAACAGTGTTCGGAAGATCAAAAGCATTAGATGGAACGATAACAACTAAAATAACTGATGTGGATGGAAATTCAGAAATCACTATTTCATAAGTTTGGGAGAAATACATGGCTCAATCAACGCCGCAATTAAATACTAAAGAAATGGATGTAGATAATGTCAGCGTCCAGAATGTTACTATAGGTACTGATGGAAATCCTAATGTTAACCCAATGCTACATCGGGGAGCTTCAGGGGAACTTGAAGTTGTCAGAGGTGATGATACTACTGCTGAGGGCGTAAGATCAGTTAATAAAGCTCAAATTAATGTTAAAAACGCCTCCATAGGAACCAACTCTACTTTAACTAATAATGTTAAATTACACCGAGGTGGAAATGGAGAGCTAGGTTTTGTTCTTGCCGATGATGCAGAAGTGGAAGGAAGTCGATCTAATAACCACGCTTTGGTGCAAGCAAAATGTATAGTTTTAGGAGACAGCCCTAACCAATCTTTTAATGTGAAAATGAGAAGAGCGGGTAACGGTTTAGTTCAATTTGTTTTAGGAGATGATACCTATGCAGATGGTGCCTTTTCTCCTAATTATGCAGATGTTTTGGGAAGTGTCCCCGTTGGATCGGTAGTAGCTTGGAATCCAGGGTATTATTTAGACGGAGTTAATGGAACTTTTGTTAATGCAGATTTTTTACCTTTAAACACAGTAGCTGGTGCAAACTCATATCTTAACACTAGAGGATATTATGTGGCAGACGGATCAACTCCTGGAATAACAGGATCTTTGATTTGGAATGCAGCAGGTAGACACTTGCCTAATTTAACTGATGATAGATTTTTAATGGGAAGTATTTTAGCAGGTGGAGCTGGTGGATCTAATGATTCTAGCCACACTCACAGTGTCACGTCTAATGTTTCTGCAAGTTTTAATAAGACTGAGTTAAATACAGATCAAACGGCACACAGTCACGGAGCAGGAAGTTTGGGTGCTCATATTATGCCTTACACAAATAATATATCTATGGAGATATCTAATAGTATTGGATCATTTACAGAATCACACTTGGCGGTGGTAACCTCAGTTGGGGCAGGTACAGCCATCAGAACTTATAAAACATTAGTTTCAGGAACATCTGACACAGCGTCTGTCGCTTGGGCATCTTCAACTGTTGCAGCAAGTGTAACAAACAACGCTGTGACTTCTGGAGCAGCGTCAGCAACAGAAAATAGACCAAAATACTTAGGAACCTTCTATATAGTGAGGGTCTTTTAATATAGCGATTTTAGGAGATTGATATGACTTACACAGTGAAATTTAAGACAGAGAAAGATTGGTTTTGGAAAACAGTTAAGAAAGTAAAAGGAGACGGGATAATGCCCGATACTCCTGTGCCTACAAGGTTCTTTATTCTTGAAGATGAGACTAGGATAGAGATTCCAATTACAGGAACTTTGTTTAAGTTTTCTAATGAACGCTTTTTATTGATAAAGCAAAATATGGAGAAAGAAGCTAATCAGGATATAAAAACGAACTGATAACTTACTTATACTAGGACTTATTTAATTAGATAGGGATATATAAATGGCTGGATTAACAGAAACAAAAAAGAATAAAAATGTTGAAGTCTACGCTAAAAACTCTGCGGGAGAAGTTAGACGTTCAGGAGCTTTTACACCCGAATCGGGTTTTGTAGTAGGTGCTGCAGGAAAAGGTTCTGTAGGATCTCTTGATGAAAATATTAAACTTCATCGAGGTGCTTCTGGATTACAATTTGTAAAAGAAACCGACAATTCACCAGACGGAAGTAGTGCTCCTTATGCTGACTTAGCTTTTGTCACTATGATTGCTTCTGGAGAATTAATTGTTGGATCAGCTACTCAAGTTTCTGCAGGCACTGCTACTCACACGACTTTGTCTGCAGCAATAGCAGATGCTTATGAAGGAAACATGATCTATGTATTAGAACTTGATTCTCCTATAACAGAAGGATCTACAATAACTCTTAATAAAAGAGTCACAATAATTGGCAAAGGAAACGGTTCTGAAATATCAGATAACTTTGTAATGGCTTCAACGGCAAGTAAAAGTTTAATAAAAAATTTAAAATTTGGTCAAGATATAACAGTTCAAGCCAGTTGTAACAACGTTATTGTAACAGACTGTTGGGCTGACTCCACTAGTGTTTTTACAGATAGTGGAACTAACAACTTGATTACAATACTACAAGAAGTTTAAGGTTAGGAGAAGAATATGCCTATTTTAGGGACATCATCAAGAACACAACAACCAATCACTGATATAAGTGCTACTACAGCGATAGATTGGCTGGGGGGTCCTATATTTAATAGAAGTGTTGGAGCAAATATGTCCTTCACTTTTGCTAATGAAAGTATTGGTCAAGAAATTATAGTTGTTTTAGATAACGTTATTTCAGGTGTTATTACTGCAGACTTTGCTCCTTCGGGATTAAATTTGAGGTGGGAAAAAGGAGAAGCTCTGAATGAAGTAGGTGGTTCTCAAAGCACTGTTTTTAAATTTGTAAATTTAGGAACATACATTTTAGCCTCTGTTATCTCAGATAGAGTAAGAACAGATTTGGGATATAGACAGATAAATGATTTTTTTATGATGGATCCTTCAGATATAGGTTACTTTTTATCTAGATGGGAAAGACTGTCTGGAACTGGAAATATGACTTATGAAGCGTCTGCGGACACAGGCATGGGTTATGGTAGATTTGCTTTTGACGGCGATTGCGTATATCGCTTGAAAGATTTTTTACCTGTAATGCCTTATACAGGAGTAGGTGGTTTTGTTAGGTATAAAAAAGCTTTAGGAACCGCAACAATAAATGCTGGAGCTTATTGTTTTGATGCTAATAAAAACGACTTGACAACGAACAAGCCTTTTATAGAAGCAAGTGGGGCAGTCACTACTTCTTGGGCTTTAAGCCAAGGAAGAGCAAAGAATGAAGGCGGGTCCTCGGATAATCTAGCTATTGGAACAAGGTTTGTTAAACCATATATTCAGATTTCAAGTTATTCTGGAACAACTGGCGACAAGGTTTATGTCAGTGGGTTTAATGTATTTACCGCAAATTTTTCAACTGTGGCTGATTACGCTTAATATATAGGAGAGATTAAATGAGTAACAGAAGAATAGAAAGTCCTGATTTAAATTCAGATATTGAGTTAGCACCTTCTGGTACTAAACGAGCAAAGGTATCCAATCACGGAGGAATCATTATAGGTTCTAACAACAGTGATGCTGACAACGTTAAACTACACAGAGCCGCTACTGATAAATTAGAAATAGTAATAGGAAGTGATACTACCGCAGAGGGAACACCTGTTCCTCCAGCTAATCTAGCTAACCTTGGAATGAAAGGTATTGCCGTTAATGAGGTAACTGCTTCTGAATCAATTATAGGAACAAGTGCCACAACTTCAAATAATATAAAGTTGAGAAGAGGCGGTCCAGGTGATCTAGAAATAGTCACCGCTGATGAAGGTTCCTCGGAAGGTGTTGAATCATTTTCTAGAAGAACTGATGTCAAATTAGGAAGTGCCACAGTAGGAGCTTCAACAACATCTTCTGAAAATGTCAAGCTTCACCGAGGTGCTGCTGGAATGTTGGAATTTGTAGAAGGAGATAACATTACCGCAGACGGGTCTGAAGCTGTAGGTGTTAAAGCAGGTATCTTTGCAAAAAGCGTATCTGTCGGTTCTGGAGCTAATGGGACTGGTGGAAAGATTTTTAGAAGTGGTTCTCAGGAATTAGAATTTAGTTCTGAAGACAGTGCTACTACCGACGGTGTTAGAAATCCTCTTTACCGTTCTCAAATAAACTGTAAGAGTGCTTTGATAGGAGCTAGTGGTACAGAATCCAACAACTTAAGACTACACCGAGGGCAAACAAATGAACTCGAAGTAGTTAAAGGTGACGACACCACTACGGAAGATAGCAGGTCAGCAAATAAGGCTCAAGTAAATGTAAATAGTGTTATGGTTGGCTCAAACGCAACTTTAGCAAACAATGCAAAATTTCACAGAGGGGCTTCTAAGGAATTAGAAGTTGTGGACGGAAGCGGCTCTAGTGCAGAAACGGACGGAACACGTTCATCTAGCAAAGCACAGCTTAATGTTAAAAAACTCTCAGTAGGTAGCGACGGAGATGCTACTCACGCTAACAATGTTAAATTACATCGTGGGAATAACCACGAAATGGAAGTTGTAGAAGCCGACGATGCTACAGCAGACGCAATTAGATCCCCTAACAAGGCTCAATTGAATGCTAAAGATGTAATGATCGGATCTGACGGAACTACGCTTGCTAATAATGTTAAAATTCACAGAAATGGAAATGAGGAAGTTGAATTCCTAACAGGAAGCTCTAATGTAGCTACTTCTGATGGAACATCTTATCCCACAAGCAGAGCTAAAGTAAATGTAGAAAGTTTAGTTGTTGGTAAGGATACTGACCTTGGTGAAAACTCAAAGTTACACAGATATTTAAACACAGGATATGCTACTGATGAAGTAGAGCTGGAGGTTGTCGCTGCTGATGATGGAGTGGCTGACGGAGCTATGTCTTCTTCAGGAAGAAGAAATATTAATGTTAAAGGATTATCAGTAGGTCAAAGTGCTATCTCATCTCAAAATGCCAAGCTCCATAGAGGAGGGAACGGTATTCTTGAAGTGGTTGCAGGTAATGACACTACCGCAGAAGGAACTCCTTCTGCAAATAAGACTCAGCTAAATGTTAAAAGTTTGCATGTCGGAACTGATGCTACTGACTCTCAAAATGTAAAATTTCACAGAGGTGCTGATTATGTACTACAAGCAGTGGAAGGCGACGACGGTACTGCTGAGGGAACTCTTGCAACAGCTCTTGCTCAGTTAAGTTTTAAATATGAAACTTACTCTGACGGTTCCGAACCGTCAGCAATTGGACAAGAAGGCAGAGGGTTCTGGAACAGCACCTTTAAACACTTAGAAATGTCTAATGGAGCAGATTGGAATGTTTTAGGTGAAAATAAAAATAGACATCTAATAGAAAATGTAGGTTTTACTGCTTTTGCTAATTTAAACACTATCGAAGTTAGATTAAAAGATCAATCTGGAAGTGATCCTACAAGCGGTTCTCCTGTTAGAGTTGCTTATAGAAACCCAACCCTTACAAATGGTAACTGGTATTTCCGTAGAGCAAGTGCAGCTCAATTACTTACTGTAGATGTTGGAGCTACTCTCGGAACTTCAAGTGGGTTGAAGAGTAGAATATATGTTTACTTGGTAGATTACGGCGGAAATTTAGAATTAGCCGTATCTCAAAAATATCATAAAGATGATACTATAGTATCTACAACCGCTCTAAGTGCTGCAGCAGGAAATGTTGAAACCGTTTATAGTGAGAGTGCGAGAGCTAACGTAGCTATTGTAAGCGTAGGTTACTTTGAGTCTACTCAAGTAACTGCAGGAACATGGGCGACTAACCCAGCAATGATTCATATTGGTGACATGGGAGCAAAAGATGACAAGGATATGTCTTCTTCTGTAGCAGGACCAGGAGATATTGCAGTTAGTGCAGCCGTCTCTCAATCTGTGACTTCTAAAGTAGCAATAACAAACTTAGATGTAGACTTAACGACTACAGGAAGACCTGTGAGATTACAACTACTACCTGGATCATCAGGTGGAATAGGAACTCCAGGAAAACTAGAATTGAGTCAAACTGGTGCTGACTTTTACATTACTGGTAAAATCTATGTTCATAGAGATGCTACTGAAATAGCTGTGTTTGAGTTAGAACAAAAATATGTCAATGACGCTAGTAAAGGGCTTACGTTTTCTCCAAGTTGTATTGAATTTCTAGATAATGCAGCAGCAGGTGTCTATAACTATAATATCTATGCTGAAGCTTCTAGCGTGAATGGTTTATTAGATATCAGCAATGTTAAGCTAATTGCTTATGAGCTGTAGAGTAGTAATAAACTATTTATATTAAGTCATTGGTGTATTTCAATAGAAACATGAGATGAGGAAGTTATATAATGGCTAAGAATCTAGGACCTTACGTATCAAGAGTATTAGAACAAGAAAAAAGAAACTTTTCAAGTGTGGTTTTTCAACAAAAAAGACCACCCTTAGATAGTGAGTGGAATCTAGTTCAAGAAATACACAATTTTAAACACTCTCAAGCTTTAAAAAAGACTACCCCCTCAGGTTTTTTAAAACTTAATGATATAAAAACTGCTCCTGCGGATAGAGAAGAATTGACTTCTAGTTGGGTAGATACTTTTATTATCAATAACCCTTGTGCTATAATTAATGGGTGGTACATGTGTATTAGAGGTGGAACTAATCAGTTTCAACCTAATGCTCAGAAAAATATATGGGAAGAATTATCAGGTATTGAAGAAGAAATTGCAATAATTGGTGAATCCTCTCCACACGTTGGATATCGAGAAGATTTAGTATTTTTAGAAGTATGGCAAAAACTAGTAGAGACTGATGACGTTGTTCCTCAGTACGGTTTTGTTCAAAGTGCTCTTGAAAATAATGAGAATGACTTAATTGATCCTAACATAGAAATTGAAACGTCAAAAAGAGTTCAACTTAAATATAGAATTAGATGGGTCAAAGGTGTTGACTTTGTAAGTTACAGAAATGGTTTAGGGCATCCAGCTTGTTTTGTTAAAGGAGCTTTAGGTGAGGAAAACACAGCTTACTCTTTTAGACCTCATGACACCGATCCTGGCTTATGGGTAGCTGGGGATGGAAGCTATCAATCTCAATTAGATTTAGAAACAGTCGATGGGTTTGTTTATGCAGTACCTATAGCTAGAATACACCGAAGAAATAGAGAGGAATATACTCTACAAAATCAAAATGGTGCTAGTAAATCTCTTCTTTCTGGAGAGATAAGTGAAAGACCAGATGGTTTTTATTATGATGAAATATCTAGTAATGATGTAGAAGACCTCCGACATAAAGTAAGTTTGAACGGGTTTGATTACAATCAACTTCTTGAAGAAAATATCTATAATGTTTGGAATAGAACTTTAGACAGTGAATTAAAGTATAGCCCTTTAGACGAAAATCTATCTGGTAATGTTTTAATTCAAATTGATGGAATTTCTGTAACAGATAGACCTGGCATTGATGATGAGGGTAGAAACCCCGATGGAGTGAAAAGGGTCTTTTCTGAAGCGGAAGATACTCAGCTACACTCTTTTTATAAGAGTAGCCCGCAGATGAGTGGCGGTAGAGTTTGGTTTGTACCTTATGGATATAGCACTGGATGTGAGTATGAGTTGTGGGATGAAGATATTTTTTATATCTCTGAAATAGAGCCTGTTGTTAAGGTTTTTGATGAGGCAACTAATACTATTTCCACTATTTCTGGAGGGACTTGGGAAGGTCTCGGAGAAAAAAGAACTTGGAACTATCTCACAGGTAATAAAAATAAGATCACTTACACTCCCACAGATATTACTCTAATAGAGAACAAAAAAGTTGTTTTTGAATTTATTTTTGTTGCTAGAGAAGGTGGCGGTCTTACAGGAAGTAAGGGTGGTTTCACATTTAATATACAAAATATGTTAATAGGATACAATGACAAAGACGGTAAACCTTTAGATTTTAACCTTTACACAGACAACGAAAGAAACGTTCCCTTGGAACCTTTCTTTAGTTCTCAAAGTGCCTCAACAAGAGGACCTAGAGTTGTTGGAAGTTTTAAAGATAACGCTATAGCTAGATCTATAAGTCGTTTTGAATCTGCAACAAACCCTGCAAATACTTTCAAAGAAATATATAAAGGTGCTACCTTAGAGCTTAAGTATTATGTCTTGAGTACGGGTGACACTGAAGATTTTATTGAATCCACTCTGTACGAAAGAAGTGTTTTTGGAATTTTAAGCGTTTATAACGCTACTTCGTTTCAGTATCTAACTCCTTCTATAGAAAAGCAAAGTAATGGTTACAGAGTTACAGGACTTACGGTCAATACTGGGGATATCCTAGAATACACAGTTCTTTGTGGTGGCTACACATTTGATTATATTCCTCATAACAGAGGTATTGAAAATGTAGCAAAAGTTTATAACTTCTCTGATTCAATTCAGTTGGGAGATACTGAAGGCATTATGAATCTTAAAGCTAAAAATGTTCTATGTGATGGATCTTTAGCAACAGCGGGATTTTTTGACGGTTCTCAGTATAAGCATATAGCTTTTGTGAATAGTAAAATGGTTTTTATTGACACCATTGAAGGATTGGGGTCGGCTTTAATAAAGTATACTTTATCAGAACCTTCCGCAGTTTCAGGTCAAATTGTAATACCACTTTTAGGATATTATAACCCTGAAACTTCTGATCAGTTTTACTTCCAATACCAGTATATCCCTTATTCGGGTATTGCTCAAGTGCGTTTGGGTGAAGATGAAGTTCAAAAAGTTAAAATATTAAAAATGGATGATAAGGTAATGGTCTGTACTGCAGGTACTGGCTCTGAGAGTCAAATAGTTCCTCAGGAATTACTAGGTATGATTGAGACTTTGCCAATAAATAATAAAATTCTAGAGTATAACTTCTTTGGGGAGAATGTGAAAAGTCCTCTTGCTGGAGGAGAATCAAGCTTTAGAAGGATTCCAGGAAGGGACCTAGTTTCCACCGTTGCAGGGGAGACATATTTAAGAGAAGGTCAAGTACTTGATCTGGTTTTAGGAAATGAGGACGATGAGACTAATATGCTTAGAGGAGTTATCCTAGATTCTCCTAAAATCTCTGAAAGAGGTGTTGATTTTGAAGAAGCTTTTAACCATTTAAACCAGTGGACAGCAGTTGTAGAGGGTATGGGTGAGTTAAAAGGTGAGCTATTTTTAATGATTATCACAACAACTTCAACAAAATACAATGAAACAGAGTCTCCTGAGGATGAGTATTTAGAGCAAAAAGGTATCTACGTAGAAGATGCTTTAGGTCTAGGTAAAGAGATAGAGCTGAATAACAATCTGAGTAGCATTCAATTAACTCAGCAGTTAGGAGGGAAGATCTACGGTGCTGTAGACCTGTTTCCTTTAAAGTACAGACCTTTAATAAATGCTAGTGAGTCTGATGAGCAAGGGTCTTAGGTGTCCTTGATTACTTATAAACCATTGAAAAAAGTAGATATATCTAGATAGTATTTTAGAATTTTCTATTAATATTAGATGAATATGAAGCTTGTAAATTTTAAAGAATACATAATTATGATAGGGGCTAGAGATGTCAAAGAATAGCAAACATGTTAACACATCAGAGACTTTGGGCGTAGAGAACAGAAGCCTTGATGGTGTTATCTTCCATCCCACTAAACCAGTGTTAGACTCAGAACTAAATTTAGGAGCAGATCTTAATTCTGCTAGGCTGCAAGACGCTATAAGAAGCAAAGTTCCTTCAGGTTGGTTAGATGCCGATTTTGAGATAGGTTTTGATGAAGCTTATGAATCTTATGGTATAAATACAACACTGGAATCAGATACATTCTATCTCTACAGCAGAAAAAATACCCCTACTTTAGCTGTGGTAAATGGATGGATTCTCCAAATCGGAGGAACGGCTCTAGATGGAGAAGACTTTGCTAATAAAATTGTTTTAAACCCTGCTGTGAACAATAGGGAAGACTTAGTCTTTCTAGAAGTTTGGAAAGCAGCGGTTTCTTCAAATACAATGGAAGGCAAGCCTGACGTTGATAAAGTTTGGAAATTTGGAAACACTGTGTATGGTGGAACAAACCTGGAAGACGAAATCGTAAATGGTTCCGTTGGTTTTGAAACTACCACAAGAACACAAATTCAATATAGAATCAGAGTCGTAGATAGTGTGGACTTTGAGGGACACCCAGAAGGTGTTAGTGATTTAAATAATGTTTTCGCTATAGGCGGAACTGAAGACGTATCCGAATATAACTTTGTTAATGCTGGAGAAATGTTAGACGACAGTGGACTCTATATTGCTGGAGACGGTTCAGAGTCTTCAAAAAGTATTCTTAAAACAGTAGACGGTTATGTTTATGCTATTCCTATGATGAGAGTGCAGAGACGTAATAAAACTGCTTTCAGTATAATTAATCAAAACGGTGCTGAATTTGCATTAATAGATGATGTTGCTTCGGATCGTCCTGATGGTTTATTTTATGACCAAGTACATCAATTAGATTTAGAAGATTTGAGACACGCTGTCAGTTTTGATAAATTCAATTACAAGGCGTTGCTAGAATCTTCTTTTGATGAATTGTTATCAGGAGAGTTGAAAACAACTTTACAGAGATCAGAATTAGAGAACAACTTAAAGAGAACTAACCTTGGTTTTTATGTAAATAAGATTTCTGATTCCACAGGAGCGGGTACAAACTTACTAACTCAACCTAATGGTCAGCAAAGATATTATAGTGATGTTGCTGCAAGTAAAAAAGTATCTCAAAAATACACAATTGATGATAAAGTAGTTGGAGCTGCTGGAAGCGATTGGACTTCATCAGATGTTATTGGATTAGAAGTACAAAGCCCATCCCCAACAGGTACACTAATCGGTACCGCTTCCACTATAGTGAGATTTAAGCATGTAGCAGGGACTGTAGAAACAATTAGAACAGTTACTGGAACTTTTTCTGGTGGAGGAACTGGAGCTGAAACATACACTCTAGGTGATAACTCTTCTGTTGACCTAACTAACGAAAACATCTATGTGACTTTTGAAGTAGACTACCCACAGAAAGGGAATAAGCTTACAAAACCAGTTACAGATATTCTAAGAGTACACGATGTAGATAATAATAAAGATTGGGGAATGCTGAGTGTGAATGATAATGACTTTATCAATTCTCCTGTTTTCCCATATAGAAGAGAAGTTAGGGTTCCTATTAGAGAAACTTTAGGAAATGAAGATTATGGTTTCACTTATAGTATTCAAAGTGGAAGAAACTACTACGGAGTTGGAACTTTAATTTCATACTTTATGGAAGGGAACGGAACACAAGATTACACTATTCCTGGATCATTAATAAACCCACAAGATGCAGAGTATGTACTAGCTGCTTATGATGTGGATAACCTTACTCCTACGTTTATGGATTTTGTAAGTGTTGTTCGTAACAATAGCAACTACAGTGTTGATGTTACTCTACCTTACACAATATCTGCAGGAAGAGCGATTAGATTTGATGTGGTTGTATCTGGTGGTATTCTTGAATATGATGAAAGAACTCAAACTATTGAAGACCTCGGTAAAGTTGACTGGTATGAGATAAACGGTAATGGGGATACTACGGTTGTTTTAAAGGATTGTCTTTTCAACAAAGATCCTGATGAGCTAATACTTGGTGCTCAAAGAGAATTTTTCTCTGGAAGTTACCAAACTACGTGTTATGTTGATAACTACCGACAATTCGTAAATGTATTTATAGATCCTGAAACAAGCTTGATCTCACTTACATTTCCACTTGGTCCAGTTTCTTCTGCATCTGTTATTAGAATAGCTCTTCTGTCTAAAAAAACTATAATAGCTGGTGATAACATTGATATCTACTACAACTACAAAGAGTACAAAGGAATAACTGGAAGGACTAACTTTGGTGCCTCTGCAGGTTCCTTTATCGACAGTAAGATTTTACATCATGATAATAAGTTGAGAATAATGACAAACGGAACAGGTGCTGCAAACACTGCTGAACTTCTTCCTAGAAAATATGAAAATTCAATACCACTTCTTCCTTTAAAGGATGGTATAGATGGTGAGTTTACTGGAACAGTTCACACTGAGAAACCTATTCTCGGAGGTAGTTATACAATTGATTCAGTACACACAACTCCTTATAAAGCGGGTCAACTAAATGGCATGACTAATGAGGGAGTTATTCAAAAAAGAGGTACATTCAAAGGCGGTCGATTCACTTCTGTTGCTGAAGACGGAGAGATGGGTATACACAAATTAGTTGTGTCTCCTATGATTGAAATGGTTCAGCAAGACGGAACTGGAAACTTCCAAACTGGAGAAGTAGCTCTTAAAGTAGAAACTAACTATTTGGTTAACACTGGTACAAACAGAATAACAAACTTTGATAGTACTGAAGTTAATAATAGTTTTGATATGTTTAAAATTAAAGGCAGACCTTTAATTAAAAAACACAGTAAATAATTAGGGGACTAATAATGAATAGGAAATCTGTTGTAGCAGAACTTGACTACATATTTAATGTTATTAAAAGTAGTTTTGATCCTGTATCTTTCGCACGTTATTTAACAGCTACTGCTAAATGGGATTCCTATATAAAGGACACCGCTAGAAGTCATGGTTTGAAGTTAAAGCCAGGTTTAAATGTTGATAAACTTATCGAGAGTGCTGTACAGAAAGAATTGGGGGACGACTTAGCTGCTGATCAAATAGAAGATGTCTCTACTTGGGTTAAGATTAAGATATTCTACCCTAGAGCGGAAGATAGAGTAAAAGAAGAAGAAGGTGTCGACTTGTCTAAAGGAAAAAGAGTCCTTAAAGACATTTTTCAGTATATGAAAGAAGATGGAGAAAAATTAGAAGGAAAAGAAGGTCAATTTGTCAACCTAGTAAAAACTATGACAAAAAATCACCTAAATAATTACAGAAGGACACAGCAGAAAGAAGAGGACCGAGTTCTAATCAAAGATGTTGATGAGGGTGGTTTAGAGAATGACTTAGACAGACTTCCTGGTGCAGTAGATATTGTAGAGGAAGTGCAGTATAAGGATTTAGCTGATAAAGCTACTAAATATGTAAAGCAAAACGGTTCCGATGATCAGAACAAAGTATTTTTACTAAGATTGAAAAAAGATTTAGATCAAAAAGAAATAGCAGAAAAACTAAAGTTAGGCGAGCCAATGATCAGCCGAATATTCGATGATATTCGTGAACTTCTCCATAGTTTTTCAATGAAAGAGGATCTTGGTAAGTTACAAGAAGGTCTTGAAAAGATGATGGAAAGATTTAAAAGTGTTAAAAAGAAGAGCAGTGCTGAAGAAACTCTTGAGAGTGTTGTAGCGAGATTAGAAAGTTTGTTTGCTGCTCCTGTTAAAAAGAATAGTAAAAAAATTGCTAATATTACAAAATATATTGATGCCCTATGTGAGAAAATTTCCTAAAGGGAACCCTCCTTCTCTTTAAAGTTGAAACAAGTGTTAAATGAAAACCCCCAGTTTTAATTGGGGGTTTTTTAGTTTAGGCTTCTTTAATTGTGACAGAAGATTTTCCAAAATCAGCATTACCTGCAAAAAGGTGTGCGTGTTTTTGATCTTTGAAAGTAGCGATAGGTTCTTTAGCGGTCCCTACAAAGACTCCCCATTCTATAACTAGAGTCTCTTCCTTGTAATCTGGTCCAACCATGAAAATATCTACAACAGTAGGACTTCCTCCTAATTTAAAATATTCAGAAGTAGTTGAGAAGGACTGGCTTGATTCTGACCCTTCAACGGTAGCACCTTTATCTTGAGGTAGATCACTTGAGTCGCTGTTAGTTACTGCAGAAGAAAAGTAACAGTCCTGAGTTGCACCATCAGAAACCATCCCTCTAGCAACACCCACGTCAGCCACGCCTGTTAAGTTAACACTAGACCCAAACTTAATGTCATTAACTTGATGTGTGGGACCTCCCTTAATGAAATAGTCATGATTAATCACGGCTCCACAAAAAGGGTAAGCTGGGGTTGATGTTAAAGTGTAGTTAGTAGGAATGTGATAAGCTTTGTGAAACTTAACTCTAATAAGACCATTCTCTTCTCTGTAAGGATCATCAATTTCACCAGTAGATGCTCCTTCTTCTAGAGAAATGTACTTGAACTTATTGCCTTTAGAATTGTCATCTACAAACCTCTCTAGGTCCATAGTTTCCCCTGCTTTTAAGACAAGTTCTGCCCCGTTTAGAACGTCAGTACCATCAATAGATACCTCAACTAAGGCTGGTTCTTTAGACTTGTTCTTGAGGCGAATAATGTACTCAGATCCAAAAGGAATTTTAACTGTCCTTTTACCGCCGTACTTAAACTCTCTCAGGGGTTTGTTTTTTAAAATAATTGACGCAACGAAACCATTAGAATAACCCATCATCATATTCTCCTTTATAGGTGGCTTGAGCAGACCACAGTGTTAATAAGCTCAATAGAGTGAATAACGTGTCAATGAGACAAAATATCTCATATATTAGTAAACTATTCTTTTTTCTTACTCATTAGTTCAGATAAGAAGTCTTTATTTTTAAATGCTTCACTTAACAAGTCTATTAGACTTTTCTGCAATAGAATTGCTTGAGCGTCGTTGTCACACTCATCAATTTGTTTTTGCAAAAATTTAATTTTTTCTTGTAATTCGTCTTTAGTACTCATCAGTTAATAATACAACTGGCAGTAAAAAAACTAAAGTGTATCTACAAGGATTCTTCTAAAAATTTCTTTAAGTCGTCTTTTCCTCTATATCCTGTGTAGCAAGCATGGCTCTCTTCGCCTTTTAAAACGATAAGAGTTGGAACAGATCTGATATTATATTTTTCAGTTAGGTCGTAGTTTTCCATTATATTTAACTTCTTGACCTCAATTCCATTTAACTCAGGGGTTAAAGATTCAAGATCATTCATTAAAAGTTTACAAGGGTTACACATGTCGCTGTAAAAATCGAGCAAGACAGTTTGGGTACTTATACTCATCGGGTTATCTCCTTTAACCAAAATTTATTCTTCCCTATAGTGAAAATATTAGGTTGTTATAAGCTAATATAAGCATCACTTCTATTATCACCTAAACCCTTTATTACAGGGGCTGTTCTTGGTTTATAAATTTACCAAGAACAGGGGTGATACACCCTAAACTAGGAACACTTAGAGTAGCCGCAACTTCTGCAGAGAATACATCCTTCTTGAAAAAACATCTCTGTTGAACCACACTCTCCACACTTTAAAAATTTAATATCCTTTTTTTCAATGTACTTTTTAATTATTCTTCCCATAGCTTTGTTAAAGCCGAGTACATTTTCAAGCATCTTGTCACACATGTCTATGATAGACCACAGCGGGACACCATGCTGTAACATTTTAGAGTAACCATAAGAACCATGCTCACCAAAAGTATCAAGTAAGTTTATAGGTTCTTGCCCTTCACATTCTAAAATATATTTTTTAGATCCTGCTTTTCTTATAAGACCTTTATCAGGAAGTTTACCGACATATTCTCCAGCAAAGATTTCAAAAGGGTAACCTTCTAACATACCCACTACCACTTGATACTTCTTACCTTTGATCTGTGTTGGGTGGATATCACAAGGTAAAACTTCAGGTCTCTTAGGAGCGTGATTAATTACCACATGTTTAGGTCTTCCCTCAGTATCAGTATCTTTTTTATCATCTTTAACACTGATAACACTTGCCATTGTTCCCCAACGATAAGTTGTGATACCTTTGATAGTCCCTGTCTTAAATGCTTTAGTGTATACCTCTTTAAAGTCCTCATAAGGATAGTCCTCAGGAACATTTATTGTTTTTGAAATAGCACTGTCTACGTATTTAGCAAAAACTGCCATAGTAGTTAGATGGTCTTCTACTTTAAGGTCAAATATAGTTTTACCATAAAAATCTTTGTCAGCTTTTTCTGCTTTTTCTTTTTCTTTCCAAAAAGTTTCACCAAGCTCTAAAACAGCATAGTCATAAACTTCTTCTTCTTTTGTAAGTCCTCTATTTCTATCGAACTTATAAATGGTACCGTTGAACTCAGTCCTAAGAATAGACTCATCCCCTTCTTTTATCCATTTCCAGTTTCCTTTCTCATCACAAGAATCAATGTCCCAGTTAATGTTGATAGGAGTGTTTAATCCTTCTGGAATTTCTGGAACCATTAATGTTCTGGTGTACAGGTGTGAGATAACAGGCTCAAGTCCTCCAGAAACAAGGTTAGCAAAGATACCAGTGTTACCTGTAGGAGCCACAGTGGTGATATGAGAGTTCCATAGACCATACTTAGCAATCATCTCTATGGTTTCAGGAGTTAATGCTTGTAAAACAAAATTTGACTTTAGGAATTTTTCCTTGTCAAAAGCTGGGAAAGAGCTGCCTTTCTCTTTAGCTAGTAGAGCTGAAGCTTGGTATAGTTTATTTGTGACAAAGGAACATAGTTCTTCTGTAACTTTAAGTGCTTTATTAGAACCATAACCTAGCCTTAAGAGATATAGAGCAGAACCATAACCCATATATCCTACACCAACTCTTCTCTTTAAAAGAGCTTGTTCTTTTTGCTCCTCTAATGGGAAATTTGTCAGCTCATTAACTGAGTCCTGCATTCTAAGAATGCTTGGAATATCTTTTTCTAATTTTTCAAAATCAAATCCTGATCTATCTTTAAGTACATACTGGGTTAGGTTGATCGACCCTAAGTTACAAGAAGCATCTGGAGGTAGCGGTTGTTCCCCGCACGGGTTTGTAGCACTGATCTCTTCACAATAGTAAAGATTATTAAGCTTGTTTACTCTATCAATAAAAATAATTCCAGGCTCATTTCTATGGTAGGTGCTGCTTGTTATTAGCTCCCACAACTCATTTGCATCTTCATAGGTTTTATAAACTTTTGTAGGGTAACCTTTTTCTTTCCAAGTATAAATATTACCTTCCCACTCTTCTTCATATTTTTCAAAGTCAGTGATAGGAAATTCTAAAGTCCAAGGAAGATGTTTCTCTACAGCTTCCATGAAAGAGTCATGGACAAGCACAGACATATTAAATTTTGTTAATTTACCAGGGCGTTGTTTAGACACGATATATTCTTCAATATCAGGATGCCAAACAGACATCGTGACCATCATAGCACCTTTACGAATTTTGTTCTTCCCTTTACCTTTGTTCTTCTTTGCAGAAGTACCCGATGTAATAACAGCAGAGGAAGTGTCCCACAGGTCAAGCATGGAGACAGCACCAGGACTTTCTGATCCTATACCTTTAATGTAAGCTCCATAAGGTCTTAGCGTGTTTACACAAAAACCGTAACCTCCCTCACTCTTTAAGATACGTGCTTGCCTAGTTAATTCAGCATAGATACCTTTAATGCTATCTCTATCTTTTCCTTTAAAGCCGCTAACAAAACAGTTGATCCAACTAGTGCCTGTAAGGTTAGTTCCAGCATTACTTATGATTCGTCCTCCTGGGACATATCTCATATTTGATAAAATATCAAAGTATTTAGGTTCCCACAAATCAGACTTTTTTTCATTAGATGCAAAAGCTCCCGCTTCTCTGTGAAATGTATCCGCTATAGTATTATCGGTTTCCCACTTGTATGTTTGTTCCCACACTTCTTTAGGTAATTTTTGCTTAAAAGTTTGACTTGCATCCATGCTATTATACTCCATTATTGTTGGCTAACTCAAAGTACTCGCTGTAAATCATTCCATTAGATTTTTCGGTTGCTTCAGTTATGTTGATGTTTTCGTTTAACACATCATAAAATATGTTGATGTAATTTGGGTGTTCTTCAATATTTTTTTTAATAATTTCTACATAATCTGATTCAGTAAGACCTAAACTTTTTCTGATTCTAATATGTAGATAAGGTATTTTGTTACAGTTAAAAGTGATGATATTTTTCATCCTTCCTAAAAGTTCAGTAACCTTATCCTCTTCTAGAGTTGCTACATAGTCATTGATTGAATCAATGTTAAGTAGGTCTTTAGTCTCTTCCTGTAAGTCTTTACCTAAGAGCATCCTGTGTATTCCGACAAGTCTTTCTTCAGGTAGAAATTGCCTAGCTACATCACCATATAAGTGTAATGTTTTAGGCAGTCTAAATCGAACAATCAGGTCCGTGAATTCTTCTGACTCTAGGGTGTACTTAAACCAACCATTATATTTCTTATCTCCGAAAATAACAGAATAGTTATTGTTATCCTTGGGTAGGTCTTTCACAAATTGTAATTCAAAATCTTCCATAATCACTTCTTTTTAAGTTTATAAAATTTTGACAACTCTACTTTTCTTTGTCAATGGGATTTTCCGCTTTATCGTCTTTTTCTTTCTCTGTTTCTTTAGTAGTTTCTTCCGTAGAATTATCTGCATTACTCATGTCTAAAATCTCAGCACAAGAGGCACAAACATAAACAGGAACATTAAAAACCTGTTCTTTTCCACTAGCTGTTTTAAGAGCACTCATCTTAAACATTTTGAAATAACGATCAAAGATACTGTTACCGCATTTTGGGCAAATCACTGGATCTAATTCATCTAGTGAGGGGGGTCTTTGAGGTGCTGCTGGTAAATCCTTTAGCTTGTTAAGAAAAGGGTTGAAGGGCTGATTTCCATTTTTCATAATTTTCTCCTGTCAATAATCTAATATGAACTTTTCTAAGTAGTACTTTAAGTCAAAGCTACCCTTTCTCAGGTTGTGATCAACCTCAGTTAGGTAATTCATGCTTTCTACAATCTTATCCGTGGGTATCTTTTTAGATTGAGGAATTAGTTTTCTCTGAATTACCATCGGTGGCATCTTTATATATGTCGCTAAATCTGAATCCTTTTTGCTGGTACACTTCAGGTACAAAATGTTCTCAAAGTGGGTATACCAAAGGCTAATTAGTAGAATACCAGGACTACTTTCATGCTTAAATATTTTTTCTAGCAGAAAAAGAGCATCCTTCTTTTTACCAGTAAGGATTTTATCGATTAGGTCAAACACATTATAGTGCATCCCTTTTACACAAATACTATCAATATCCTCAACGGTAATCTCAGGACCTATTAACTTTAAATCCCCTTTATACATAACGATTTTATCTAACTCACTCATTAGCTTATAGAGGTTGTATCCAATCTGCTCATACATGTATCTAGCTGTATCTTGTGTTATTGAGTATCCCTTACCTTTCAAGTATCCTATAATTTTACCTTGAGCATCACTCTCCTCTAACCAAGGTTTAGGTTTTCCACAGTCAATAGTTATAGTCTTTTTTAACAGTTCCTTGTAAGCTTTTGACCTACCCGCTTTTTCTGTCTCAAAAACAATGGAATCCTTAAAGGTTCTCTCGGTAAAGAATTCTAATTTTTTTATTTTTGTGAAATTTTTGAGATGTATCAATCTTTTCTTTGTGAAAAGATCTCTAGCTAACATCTTACTAAATATCTCTGGTTCAGAAGACTCTGCACAATCAATCTTAATTATCTCCACCTCTTCTTTTAGAACCTGGGTATAGGTGTACTTTAATCTATTAAAGATTTGATCTCGATAAAAAGGTTCATTACCTACAGCCACATAAAGATTATGATGCTGACTCACTTTAGAGGCACCCTCTTTAAAATTTAATATTTTTCCTATAGTCTTATTTACTGAGTTACTCATCTTCTTTCAACTCTTCAAAAAACTCTTCAAAAGATTCAAAAGATTCTTTTACATGAAAAAAAAGTTTCTCTCTACTCTTAAGCCTCACTACCGAGGTATCATCATCGGATTTCTCACGAATAAATGAAATATCACTCAGGTTAATAAGATATTTTTCTTCTGAATTGTTATCTGTTACTTGTACAAATTCATTTATCATTAGTAATACTCCTCACCGCATTCTTCCATCAGGTCATTACCTAAACCGATACCTCTACTGCTCTTAGGATCAAACTTTTTATCCTTGAAATTTTTTATCTGTTTACTAAGAGTTTTCACAGCTTCTTCTAAAGTGGTTCTTTGTATCCCAACCATGATAAAGAGTTCTTTAAAGTAAGCTCCACTAAAGTCCTTAGTAGACCCTACTAGCTCCTCTAATCTTTTCTTTTCTTTTTTTAATTCAGGAAAAAACTTTATTAAAAATTTAGCTCTAGCTTTTTTACTAGGAAGACCTATTCTGTACCGCTTGTCAAAACGAGAGGGTCTATCTGCAAGAGCCTCGTCCACAAGGTCTATGTGGTTGGTAGTCGCTAAGAACATTGTGCTTTCCATTGTCTTAGGACCATCAATGAAATTAAGGAAGCTGCTTCTTTTTGCGTAAGACCTTCCCTCATTGCCTTCGCTTATTGATTCAACATCTTCAAACACGATTATTTTTTTACCTTTTTTTGGAAAAACGTGATTGATAAAATCAAATAATTCAGGGGAGAAGTGCATACCTGAGTCAATGAGTAAGCGATAACTATCAGTATACTCTCCTAAGATATGTTTTATGAAGGTTGTCTTACCGTTACCATGTGGACCATATATTATTATACCTCTTTTATAAGGTAATGACTCTATTGGGTTGTTCCTGTAGAAATCTTCATTATCAAAAAAACAGGTAATATCGTCACCAAGCATCTCTGATAATTTGTCATCTAGAATAGGTTTAGATAGATATTTTATTTCTATCTTCTTCAGTATATAGTTGTTATTAGCAACTGCTAATTCATAAATTCCTGGTGCATATTTGAGATCTTCCTCTTTGTAAAATTTCTCATGAATATACTCTTCATCATTAAAGAAAAGAACCACTGTTGAGGAGTCGTTTATTGCATTCCTCCTATAAAGGAAACCAAATTTATCATTTAGAATAGTCATTGTTTGAAAATAAGGTATGTCCTTATCTTTCTCTTCCCATTGAGTGAAATGAGATCCATCTAACATGACATCCTTACACTCTTCTGGATGTTTCGCAGCGTATTTGATAAAAGGGTCAATGTAATAAGATCCTGATCCTAAGGAAGCTATCTTTTTAAATTTAGTTAGCTCGGGATATCTTTCTTTAAAGCCCTGAAGTTTCTCAGAGTAGTCAAGTCTATCGATTTTGTTATAATTTGGATTTTCTTCTATGAAGAAATTTCTCCAGTCTACATCCTTAGCAGTCTCACTTGAAGAAGCTTCTACGATCTCGTTCTTCATACCGTCTTCAAAAGACAAACCTTCTGCTAGTTCTCTCGACATAATCCTACCTCCATATTTGATTATAAAAAAGTATAGCCCATAAGGATTCTAGAAGACAATTAAAAAAATCTATACAGCCTATGTAAATTTGTTAGCTATGCGTTATAGTTTTAAGGCAACAAATCCTGTTTGCCAAGAGTCTGGTACGGGATCATTTATATTTGAGACAAGAAGATATGGGATTTCATGAAGATCTTCTACGTGATAAGCATGCCTGAACCCAGCTTTGCCCAACATAGCTCTTAATCTTTCTTTATGAAATAACATAAGGTGGTCCCCTCCTGCTAAGATTACTCTTTCTGCAGTAGCTATGTGCTGATCCGCACACTTACTATAGTCAGGAACTACGGCAAGCAATATTCGGTGCGGCTTTAATATCTTGAAACAGGTTTCCATTAATTTTTGAGAGTCTTCTTTTTTGAAATGTTCAAAAACATGCCCTGCGAAGATAAAGTCTACAGATCTTTCCTCAAAATGATCCCCCAGTTTGTTTAGATCTATACAAAGTTCTGGTTTTACATTTGGATCTATATCTACGTTTATAAAGTTAGGTAGTTTATATTCACTGCATCCTAAATTTAAGAAAATATCGCTCATCCTTGATACCTCGGCTCATCTCGGTTAGTTGGTATCTCTATATTACTGTCATAATACTTTTTAGTGAGGCGATGATTGCTGATCCAATCCATTACTTTTAGTAACTCTTCTCTTTTAAACCTGTCTACATAACAGTAGCAGTCAAGAATGCCTTTTTCTTCTAGAAGCTCCTCTTCTTTGTCAAGTATTCCATCTTCTATCCAGATAAATTCTCTACTGAAATCGACAAAAGCAGCTTTACTGTACTCTCCGTGATCTAGTTCATTTTTGTAGTCATAATTTAGATAACAAGAGGGAATATCATCGGGCATATTGAATTCTAATAGTTTTTTATCATTAGTATCTTTATCTCTTCTCCATTTTAAAGGGTAGTATCCGCTGTGCAGGCATGAGTTTAATAAAAGATGCCCCCCTTTACGGTTACATGTGAGCATTCTTAACTCATAACCACAATTGTGAATTGTTTGTAGGAGTCCCATAATATAAGGTCTTATGCCTCCATATACTCCTTCAGTTTTGAAGTCTTCTGAACCTTCTTTTGGATAGTAATAGAGTACCCCGTCCACATCTAAATAACAGATTGGTCTTTCCATTTAATCCTCCATAATAAATTTAAGGGAATTATGTCCTTTACAGTATAATTTATTGTCTACGAAAATTCCTGGCTCTCCCGTATCAGAAACCATACGAACATAATTATCACATTCAAAAACATTACCAAACCCAGGATCAGATCGAGATTCCTTACAGACTCCTTTACCTCCAGGGCATTGCTTGGGAATTATTCTTAAGATAGCACAGTCATGAGCTGTTCCCTCCATGTCTAAGGAACAGTCAATCTCAAATAAGTCGAGTTCTTTGATATATCTCATTGCTTATTTTTTTTAATGTTCAGTAAAGCTTTTATCAAAACTTCTTCTATTTTATTTTTTCTTACAAAAATATTTTGTTTCTTTTTATAGTCATTTTGATTTTTAGCGTTCATGCTAATTCCTATTTTCTTAGTTATTCTTTTGAAGGGAGAGTTGCTTAGATTCTCTTTTTTAATAATATTATAAATAGAGGTCATCTTATTAAATGAAAACTCCTTAAAAAATAGGAATGTAATTAAAGCAATATCTAAATTTTTCCTATTCCAGTGATATATCTCTAGTGTTTTTTTCAATTTTGATATAGATGACTTAGAATGTTTCCTGTTTAAATTAATATTTTTTAAGTGTTCTCTTTGTTCTTTTGTTAATTTTTTTCCAAATCTATGATTATTTTTTCCTTTTATTTTTTCTCTTGCTTCATTTGTCCAGACATAACCTAAGTTTCCCTCTCCACCTTCTGTCATATTATAGCCATGTTTTGCTATAATACTCTTATTTTCTTTATAGAAAGATTTGTATTTTTTTATAAATTCCTTTTCTTTTTTAGCTAATTCATCTAGGTTATCACAATAGCATAAAATCTCCCAAGAGAAAGAATCCCAACCATGCTTTCGAATAGCTTTATTAATCAGTCTATTTCGTTTAGTTTTAAAAGATTCCGAAAAATATTGACCCTTTCTTTTTTTTAAACTTGAAGTTGTTTTTCCAATGTAAACTTTGTTATTCCTAGTGTTGGTTATTTTATAAATAAGGGAGTTTTTGTTATATACTTTAGTCACAAAACTCCCTCAAGGGTAAAGTGGGTACACTTTTGAGTTTATGTTGATTGTTAAAGTGTTTTTTTAAGACAATATTGTCCATGTTTGACCTATTATGGTTAATACCACTTATTATTTTTTCATATCCTGTATAAGCAAACCCTGTTTCTGGATTTCTTGTTTTTCTTATAGACGGTTCCATCTCATCATAAGTATACCCTATTTCCGAAGAATCAAGTTGTCCTGACCAAAGACCTGCTGAAGGGTTATAATCTATCATCTCTTTAGATATTAAAGTTGTTTTTATGAAATGCTCTGCTAGTTGATAAACTTCAGACTTAAACAACTCTCCAATTGGAAAGATGTCAGCACCCCCGTCTCCGAATTTTGTAAAATAGCCAATATAGTCCTCGGATAAATTACCCGTTCCTAAAACTCGCACATTTTTTTCAAGCGTTGTCTCTAAGTGGTGAGCAATGCCGTATAGAACACACATTCTTACTCTTGATCTTGAGTTACCTAAGTTAACATCACTTAAGGGGTCTTTTGCGAAAGCAAAGGTATCACTTGCAAAGGATAAAACAGTATTGAGAGCATTAACTGCATTTTCAATAGGTCTGTATAGAGATTGTACTTTTAATTTTTCTGCTATTTTAATAGAATTACTATTAAATTTACCCTCGGTGAGATCAACTTCCCCATAAGGCATATGAACACAGTATACTCTTTCTGGTCCTAAAGCTAAGGTAGCTAAAACAGCACAGACGGTAGAATCAACACCCCCACTAAGACCTAGCACTGCAATATCCATTTCGGATCTAATATCATCTTTTATATTCTCAATAAGTCTGTTCACATACTTAATCATAACTAATTCTCCACTTCAAAGTTTTCATATTTTTTAATAAAGTTTCTCATGTCTTGTAAAATTGTATCTTTCAAATTCTCGGTAACCAGAGGCTCTCCCCATCTAGATCCTCTTGTCACACTTTTCCAATCTTTTAAAAATTCTTTATTTTTATCTAAATTTTTTATCTGGTAATTAGATTTTATCGTAAATACAAAGTTTCTGTAATATATCTTATGCTGTTCAAAGATACCTTTAAAGGTTGGGAACTTGTCTACTTTATTTCTTATCTTCACTATTTTTTTAAACAGTGTGGAAGGTAAATATATCTCACAAACTAATTTTTCACCATGAGTAAAAGATCTTCGTTTTGAACCCAGGTAGTTTCTAGTTTTGATTTTATCTCCAGATGGAATATAAAAAATATCTGCAGATTTTAGAATAGGTTTTCTTTTTCGGATTAAATCACAGTTAGGGATACCCGTCATAAACTCAACGGATTGTATGTCAGAGCCTAATTCGAGAGATTCTATTTCTTCATTATTCTTTTCTTTCAGGTGTTCAATATTACTTATTATAATATTTCCTGTTTTTGGATCAAATATATGGTATTTCTTAATATAGTACCCTTTCCATGAGTACCCATCTCTTATCCCAAAATCTAAACCAGTCCCTTTAGATCTATCTAAGTGTACTTGTTCTAAAGTAACCACTACACACCATAAACTTTCTTGAGGTAGCTTAAAAATTCTGGATCCTCACAGATTGCCTTAATAGGCTCATCCGAAATCTTAGCTACTGCATTACCGTTTAACTCCACAAGTTTGATAACCATAGACAGTGGTTGGACACCCACATCATTGGTAACGTTAGTACCAATACCATAGGAGGTGTTAATTTTTCCGTGAAAATGTTTATCAATTTCAATCATTTTATCAAAATTTAAACCATCGCTAAAAACTGCTGTTTTAGTGGTAGGGTCAATATTGAAGCTCTTATAATGTTCAATTAACTTATCTCCCCAAGTGTAGGGGCAACCAGAATCGTGGCGACACCCGTCATAAAGTTTAGCGAAATACTTATCGAAATCTTTAAGGAAAGGCTCCATTCCTATAGTGTCTGTTAAAAGTATTCCTAAGTCTCCTCTATATTCCTTTACCCAAGTCTCGAACATAAACTTCTGACTATTTTTTAACTGCACTTCCCCTAAAGCTTGCCCTGCCTGAATCCACTCATGTGCCATAGTGCCAATAGGTTTAACCTTATGATTCATAGCTAATAAAACATTTGAAGTTCCTACAAAATAATCTGGTGCAAGATTTGAAAATAGATTCACAACCACATCGTGCCACTCTCTTGAAAATCTTCTTCGAGTTCCAAAATCCGCAAATTTTATTGGAACTCCCGCATTTTCCAATTTTTCTATTTTTTCTTTAATTTTAGCATAACCAATCTTATGAGCTTCTTGTTTAATATCTACCTTATCTCTCAAATAAGTTTCACTGATGATTGCCATTACAGGGACTTCAAATAATATCTTTTGAACGAGACTCCCTTCATATGTTATAGCGAGGTTTCCAGATTCTTCTGTTATCTTCATCCCTCTAGTTTTAAGCTTAATATCTTCAAGAAGGTCTAAATAGTCGGGCTTCATAAAACCCAGACTGCTGAGATACTCTAACTCCTTTGGTTTAAAACTAAGGGAGCACATATGCTCTATCTCTTCTTCGATTTGTTTTTTGTAAGGAAGTAAGTTCACCCCTTTGCTTCTGAGTATGAATCTATGTTTAGATTGAGCCTCAGGAAAATTATGATGGAATGCCTGCATCATAGTGAATTTGTAAAGGTCGTTGTCTAGTAAACTTTGAATAATCATATTATCTCCCCACCCATCTCTTTTTCAAGTTTTTCTAACTCAGGGAAAGGATGTTTCCCGTTTAATATTCTTTCAGTTATTTCTATATTATCTTTAGGAATATGTAATTTCCATGCTGGATTATCTTGTTTAAAAAGTTTTCTTATTTCTGTAGCGGTTACAGGAAAATCATCTCTGTCTAAAATTTCTATTTCAAGTTTTGGATAATTTTCTACAGGGTAAAGTTCAAAAGCAGAGGCATCTTCTTTTGATCCTGCATAATACTTATTAACTATGAAAGGAATCATGTTTAGAATAAACTTACTCCAATTAGGGAAGTCATTAATATCTACTGCGGGAGAGATCACTAAGTTCCCCGACACCCACTCTTCCACATAGCAGTTCTCAACCATTCTTTTTCTGTTTACATAAGAGATGGGGTTTCTGTCTGTTCCTGACTCATTAGCAGAACCTATAATTACAAAAGATGTCTCACATTCTGAAATCATCTTGTTGACTAATCTCTGATGCCCTATATGAAAAGGTTGGCATCTCATACAAGCTAGTCCTGTTTTATATTTCTTAGTAGTCACAATTAATCCCACACTCTTTCACTTGATCCCAGAGATGACTTAAACCTTCCCCATCATCGTCTGATATATCTAGATAGGAACAGCAACCATAGTATTCTTCTTCAGTTCCCCGAAGTTCCCAATAAGGACAAGGTTTGTAATTCTTGTCTGCGGGATTCCTAGATCCCGAGTAACAGTAAGGACCGTGGGGAATAACTTTCCTTGGATCCTTACGCTCTAAATCTTTCACACTAACTCCGCACCATATAAGCTTTCCATTCTTTTTAATGCAAATTCTGCCATTTCAGGATTAAAGTCATCTACTAAATCTTTGTGAATGACTATTTTTGGAATATAACCATGAACATTTTTTGTATGATTCACAAGAGTACCTACAATATCATGCACACAGATATGAACACAGACCCCTACCACATGAATCTCTTTGATAGCATTGTCTGCAAGTTCGTTTGCTAAGTTGGTTATTGCTCCGCCAGTGTAAGACTTCTTTGCTAGGGTTTCGAAATCTTTACCTCTTAAAACAGCTTTAAGCTCATTAACTAACTTATGCCCATTAGAGTGCTCTACACAGTGCTTTGGGAAGACTGCAAACTCGCAGTCGTCTTCTTGGTGATTATCATAAGTAAAGTAGAGCCTGCCTTCAAAATTATCTACAAACTCCGCCATTTTTTCACGAAGTTCCTTAGTGTCGTGCCCTAAATTTAGACTCCCCTCGTTAAGAAGAAAATCATTTTGCATGTCTACAACAATCAATACCTTATCCATATTACCCCCTTAGATAGTTACTTTTTTCTCTTCCACGGAAATGGTGAAAGTTTTACCATCTATCTCTAATGTAGAGTCATCTCTACTTTCAAACTCATCAAACCATTTTTTACCTAATATGATGGCAAATTTAGTACGTTGAATGTCAAATCGCACATCAAGTAGATTTGTTTTCAATTTAGTAACCTCTTCCTCTACCCAAGTAAGTTTTATCTTGTCAGACTGTTTAGCTACTGGAGAACTGTCATATAGGTCGATGCCTAATTTCATCACTTCGTCAGCAGGTCTGAGTTTTCCTGAAGCAATTCTAGCTCTAGTATCTTTCACAGAAGGTAAGCTTGAAAAACTTTTTACCTTGATGGAGAACTCTTTAGCAAAGTAATAGTCTACAGGCTCTTGAGATTCCATTGCTGGGGAGAAACCATTTTTACCTATTCCTTTATTTTTTAGAAACTCAATCTGCTCTTCAGAGAGTCCTGCAAAAGTACTGTCTACATAAGCAGTTTTCTCTTCAAGTGATTTCTTAGCATCGTTTAATACTTTTAACTGAGCTTGTAATTTAATCTCTTCAAAAACTTTATTAGAAAGCTCAGTTGCTGAAGTTTTCCCATCAGCAATAGCTCTATTCATAACTGGAATCTTGTTTAGCTCTAGAACATACACTCTATCTTCTTCCCAAGCTCCATTCGTCCAGATAACACCCTTTGCACTTAATGTTTCATAAGTTTCTTTGGATATGGTTACAGGAAGCCAAGGAGTGTTTAGGAACCCATCTTTTACGATAGCATAGTTTCTAAAAACGTGAGTTGGGTAGTTTTTAGCAAAACCTAATTTCTCTGCTTCATCACCGAGATCAATAGTACCTTTAATATTAGCTTTCACAGATAGATTAAGCTTACTTTTGTGCCAAGCAAGGGTAGATAGATCACATCTTGGGTTCTTATCTGCAACAAACTTAGGGAAATCACCTTTGGTTTTAGTACCCCGACTAATCTTTTTATACTTAAAGTCTTCATGATAGGGGTAGAAAGAAGCGTTCTCATCTTTTAATAGCATCTCAATAACATCTAAAAGGCAAAAGGCATCCGAGGCAGGTAGGTAACTTGTGTCATACTTATGTTGTATTCTTTCTTTCGGAGTGTGGATAGCTTTCTTTAAAGCTTCTTCTGCATCCCCGTGTTCCGAGTTTGTGAAGGCATTATAGAGCACGTCTACTAGCTTAGTATCCCCTAGTGAACCTAGGACCTCAAGAGCTTCATCTGTTTTAGTTTTCTGATTAAGGATGCAACTAAGAGCGTAAACAGCTTGTATCATTGATTCTTTTTTAGTAGGTCTTAGGAAGTTATTCTCTTGAATTAATACCTCTTCCTCATTTCCTGAAAGCTTATCAGTTAAAAAATAGATGTGTTCTTTAGACGTACCTGTTGTTGGGGCGTACATTACAGTATCATCTTCTTTTTGTCGATAAACATTAATTGAAGCACTTTCTTTAAAGTTAACGTTCAGTGAAAAGATGATATCTTTGTTAGGTTTTGCACCTGTGAATTCAATAGGAGTTTTTCCTGTGGTACTTCCCGAATTTTTAATTAGGTCTTCTAGGGCAATGCTAAATTGAGGCAGGTTATTACTATGAATAAGTGAACCTCCTAATCTTTCTGCCATTTCCATCATAAGATTTTTATTATAGTAGTTACCATAACCAATCATACAACTTGAGGTAATCTTACCCTCTAAGCTCTCTACAGCCGTGTAGATGGATTCAATCTCTTTTGAATAGTTTCTAACTACAGGATACCCATCCGAGAAAAACATTAATGAGAATTTATCTGAGATAACCGATAAATCTTCAATTACAGTTTTGGTGTCTGTTAGTATTTCTGAAAAACAGGTACAACCTACGGGAGTTTTATTTTTATTGATTGCATTTTCTAGGATTTTATAATCTGAGGAGTCCGTTACCTTGAAACCCTTTAAGATGAAATTATATTCACCTTCACTAGAGAACCACCCTATTGAGAGCGTGTCCCCTTTTGGAATTTCCTTAGCTTTGTAGATTAAGTCTTTAGCTAAAGCGGGTAGGTCATAACTCATAGAGTAGCTTCTGTCATATATCCACAAGTGATTCACAGGATCAGGTATGACAGGTGTGTCCGTTCCTGGAATTTCTTGCTCTACTAAAAATAGATTCTCTTTAATTGCGTAATACCTCATGAGTTCTCCTTAAGTTCTTTCAAATGGGTCAGTAACCTACTTGATAAAATTGTATTTCTTTTTGATACGTTATTATTTTGTATTGATCTAAAAAGAGCTTTCTGATGTCCAAGTATAAATACTTTTTTCTTAGCTCTAGTAATTGCGGTGTATATAAGATTTCGCTGTAGTTGTACCGAGAAATAATTAACGAAAGGAAGAATTACATAGTCATACTCCTGACCCTGTGCTTTATGTATAGTTCTTGCGTAGTCTAAGGCAAGCATGGCATAAGCGTCTCTAAAAGTGTACTCTATTGTTTTCCCATCAATAAAAATTTCTAGTTTCCTATTTCTTTGATTAATGTTAACGAGTGTACCCCGCTCCCCATTATATACTTCGTTCTTGTAATCATTTTTAATCACCATAACCTGATCGTCTTCACGAAAGGTACAAATCTCTGTTTTAAACTCTCTGGCAGAATCAAAGTTTGGATTAAAAGTTTCTTGCAGAGTTCGATTGAGGTTAGAGACTCCTAAAATACCCTTATAAGTTGGACTTAAAATTTGATAGTTCTTCTCTTGTAATGCTTCTGCAACAGTTATTAGCTTTTTCAAAGTATCCTGTTCATGCTCAATCTCCATAAAGATAAAATCTTTTTTAGTATTGAACAACTTAGTGCTGCCTTTATTTATTTGATGAGAATTCAAAACAATGTCAGAGGTATCTTCCTGTCTAAATATTTTAGTCAAAGATATGTGAGGTATTTTACCACTATTAGTTAATTCCCTAAGAACATTTCCTGGACCAACTGAAGGTAACTGAGCAGAATCTCCGATAAACACTAGTACAAATTCTTTTTTAGGTAACGCTTGTAAGAGTTTGTACAAAAGGACTTGGTCAACCATGCTGAACTCATCAACTATAATAACATCAGAATCGAGAGGGTCATCTATGCCTCTCTTCCAAACTACACCATCAAATCCTAGTTCTTTATGAATAGTTGATGCGTCATGCCCGCAAGTTTCAGCTAATCTTTTAGCAGCTATCCCTGTAGGAGCCATTAAAGTTACTTTTAAACTCCTACTAGTGGAGATATCAACCAATGCTTTGGTGACAGTGGTCTTACCCGTCCCAGGAAGCCCAGTAACTATGAAAAAATTCTCGTTAAAAAATTTATCAACAGCAATTCTCTGTTCTGGAGAAAGTGTAAATTGTTTTTCTTTCCATGTAAGATTTTTCCACTCGCCCCCGTTAATATTTTCAGTTTGAATCTTCTCGTACCCTGCTATGTATTCATCTACATCTACTCCTTCAAAGAAAAGATGTCGTCCTGAAATATTAATCAGTTTAGCAAGTATCTGTGCTGAATATTTTTCAGCTTTGTAATGGTGAGACGTGTATAGTTTTTTACCCTCTAGGATAATTTTACCTTCTATAATTAATTCTTTTAAATAGGTCTTCAGGTTAACTCTACTGATGTTTACTTCAAATCGTGAATTAATAAATGTCTCTAAATAAGTATATAGGTGTCCGTTTTTGAAACTCTGACTAGCTAATTGGTAATGTACTAAAGCTTTATAACGCAAAGGTGAATCAGTAGGGATTTTCAGAACCTCAGTAGCTACTTTATCTAACTTTTTAAAAGAGAGTTCTTCAATATCTATTAACACATAAGGATTCTCTTCAATATCCTTTGCTAAAGAATCGGAACCCCCATAATGTTTAAGAATAATATCTGTAATGCTAGGAGTGAAAGTAATACCTAATAAGAAGGCAGCAGGTTTTAATGGGTGCGTTGCAAGTTTACTTCGTAAGGCTTGTATTTTATAATCTGGAATATACGCATCGAGTTCTACTTCCCATAGAGAATTTAAATCCTCTAGGTCTATATAGCTTGCAATATCTGTAGCAGTTATACGAGGTATATCAATATACCAGTGTAAGTACTCAATTATCCCCTTAAATATTATTTGACTGTCCATAGTAAATTGTTTTCCTAATCTAACTTTAGTTAGAGATTATGTTAATTTATATTGTGTGTAAAATCTATATAAATCTAAAATTTCTTTTTTACAGGTAACAACGTGCTGAGTCATGTAAGTGTGCCATTTTAAATTGCTTGTTGTTTGACAATAAGTATCATTAATCCCACTCTCTCTTATATGCAGGGCATAAAACAGAATATTACTCTTATATATTACTTAGTAGCGGTTTCTTGCCATTTAAAATTGCATCGATTTTAAAATCGTTACTATACTTAGATTCTAGCCGCCCTCTTTTTTGGACCAACTTATTGAAAAAAATACTGTACTTTCCATAGTCTTGTTCTTTACTATTATAGACCTATACAGGTTTATAAAAAGAGCGAGCATTAAAATGAAGATAGCGATTACAGGTTCAAGAGGTTTACTAGGATCTCGTTTAAAATCTTACTTAGAAGAAAAAAATTTAGAAGTAATTGTAGGTGACCGCCCCAATTTTAACATAGCTAGTTATGAATCTATGAAAAAATTTTTGAATCCAAGCATCAAATACCTTTTTAACTGTGCTGCATATACTGATGTTCCAAAAGCAGAAGAAGACCAGAAACAAGCTTACTTAGTTAATGCTCAAGCAGCGGGAGTACTGGCAAGAGTATGTTTAGAATATAATATCCATTTAGTTCACTTCAGTACTGACTTTGTATTTGATGGGATAAGTGCGACTCCTTACTCGGAGTCTGACGAGACTAATCCTATTAACTATTATGGTCTTTCCAAGTTACATGGTGAGCGAGCTATACAGAAAAAAATGAAAGACTCTCCTAAGTATACCATCTTCAGGCTACAGTGGTTATTCGGAAATAATGATAAGACATTTTTTAGTAAAATTTTATCAGTAGCAAGGCAAGGTAAACCCTTATCGATTGTTTCAGATGAAATGGGGTCTCCCTGTAGTGTCTCTTATATAAGCGATGTGGTTTATAGAGCTTTTTTCAAGAAGGACCCTCGCAAATTAAAGGGGAGGATATTTCACCTCACTCACAATGACTACTGTTCAAGATATCAATGTGGTAAATATTTTCTAGAAAAAATGGGATTCGAGGACTGCGTAACGCCAGTAAAAGACTTACCTCACGGTAAAGTAGCTCGTCCTAAATTCGGAGCACTTAACAACAATAGTCTAAAAACAATACTGTGTGGTCGTATGGGCACTTGGAAAAAAGATTTAGATAATTATATAGAAGAGATCCAATAATGCTAAAAGATATTCTAGGACACGAGGACATAAAATCTTCGCTAAAGACATTAAAAAATAAACTTCCAACCGTGTTACTTTTTACAGGACCAAAAGGTGTTGGTAAAAAACACACCGCCCTTAATTTACTGGATGAGATATACAAAGGTTCTTTTAACTCTAGGTTAGAGTCTCACCCCGATATTTTAGTGTTAGAGCCAGAGACAAAAACTTTTAAACTAGAACTCATAGACCAGATGAAGGACTACATTAGCGATACTGCTTTTGAGCTAGATAGTAAATATGTTATTTTGCGAGATGTGGATCTCATGAACAAGGAGTCTGCTAATGCTTGTCTTAAAGTTTTTGAGGATGCTCCTGACAATACCTACTTTATATTATTAGCAGAAAATAAAGAATTAGTCATAAATACTATTTGTTCTAGGAGTATATCTTTTGAGTTCAGCCCTATAAAAGATCTGAAGAGATATATGCCAAACCTATCAGACACAGAAGTGAAGATGATGGGAGGGTGTCTTGGTAATAAAGCTACGTTAGATAATCTAGGTGTGGATGAAATATACCAAGAAATCCATTTATTTGTAAGCACTTTCGCTGATTTAGATTATTCTAATATTATTGATTGGTACTTATCTCATAAAGACTTAGATATTATTCTTCTCAACAACATGCTGCTCTTAGTGTCTCAAGATTTGGCAAAAAAAAATAAGTCATTAAATACTTCTTTAATATTTTTAGATTCATGTAACAAGTTCAAAGATAAGTTAAACTCAAACCTTAAACTTGATATGCACTTTAAAAATATGCTTATTCAAAATAAACACTTGCTTATAAAAAATATGGAGACTCCATGAAAATTAAATTCCACGGTGCTAGACCTGCATTATTTCTAGACTTAGACAGCACCGTTCGTTATACAGAAGATCCTAAACAACCTTGTCCAAACAAACCTTCTGACATTAGGATTTATCCTGGAGTAGTTGATAAGATAAAAAATTTCAAAAAAGCGGGTTTCTATATATTTGGTGTATCTAATCAAGGGGGTATTCAACTTGGTTATCTAACTGATAAAGAGTGTGAAGCACTCATGGATAAGACTAATGAGCTGATGGGTAATATCTTTGACCGTATCATGTGGGCACCAGATTTAGAGAGTCCTGATAGGAAACCAAACACAGGAATGATAGACAAACTAAGGCTGCAGTATAATGTGGATCTTGAGACATCTATAATGGTTGGGGATAAAGACTCAGATCTTATGTGTTCTCTAAATGCGGGAGTTAAACAATTCTTCTATGCTAAAGATTTTTTCGTTGAAGGGCATCGAGATATAGAAGAAAAGCTAAAAAAAGATAATACAAACTTAACATTACTAGATCAGATGAGATAATTATGAGTTTGGGAGAGATTATCAATCTTATAGCGGAGCGTTATCCCTGCTATAACTGCGGTAGATTTTCTAATGAAGCTTCTTTCTTTAAAAATGATAAAGAACTAAGAGTCTATTCTACTTGCTCTTATTGTGGAAATAAAGACAGTTCGCTAACTAGCTCCAGCTTACACGACTACTTGAAAGACAGGGTTCCGACATTCTTCCCTCAATTACAGTTTATAAAAAAAGAAGACGTAACTCTCAGAGAGAAGCTAGATAAACAAGCTACTATCTCTGGAAAAGATGTTTTAGTATTTTCATTATATGACACAGGTAAATCTTTTTTGAGAGATATACTTGAGATAAATAACTTAAAATATCTTTTTGCTCATACCAAACACTTTATGTTGGACAAACTGGACGTGAGTAGTACTTCTGTTTTTGGTTTTGTTAGAGATCCAAGGGTGAGGTATTTAGTCACTACACACACTTGTTTAGGCAACTACTGGGAGTATGACCAGGATCTTTACGAAAAAATAGACATCACCTCTTTGTTAAAATTTGAGGATTCTTTCAGAAACCCAGAAAAATTCTACAACAACCTAGAGATTATTATTCAAAAACCAATAAAATATCGACCTGATAGAAAGTCTTCCTATCACCACATCCTAGATAGCGATATTATCAGAATAAACAAGAATATAAATAAATATGGAGAAGATAGCTTAAATGATCAGTTAGACCTTATATCAAAAAAATATAAATCATTTATCAAAGATGCGGGGTATCCTGAAATATTAAACCTGAAGGAAATAGGTAATAAACATGAACTTGAGAAATAATTTAGAGTTAATAACTGGTCCAGTTTGTTGTGGTAAATCAGAAGAACTATTACGTAGAGTCACCCGATATGAAATAGCAGGCTATAATGTATTACTAGCAAAACCCTTGGTTGATACTAGATCAAAAACAGTTAAATCAAGAAATGGTTCTGAGAGAGATTGTGTTGAAATATCTTCACCTGATGAGATTTACGCTGAAATTGAACAGTACCTTAAAAAAAGTAATAAGGATGTTGACATCATTGCTTTTGATGAGGGACAATTCTATAGAGACCTGTACAGAGTTGTAAAAGATCTCCTCTTGAGGAAGTTCAAAGTGTTAGTTTCAGCACTTGATTCAGATTTTAATGGAGAGCCTTTTGGAGATATTACCAGAATGGTCACTCTCTCAGACTCTGTAGAAAAGCTAACTGCTGTGTGTATGAGTTGTAAATGTGATCATGCTATATTTAGTCAGAAGCTTAGAAAAGGTGGAGGTCAAATCGAGGTAGGAGATCTTGAGCTATACCAACCTCGATGTATAAACTGTTTTGTGCCAGGGGGCATCTGAAATGGAAGTAAAAAAACTACAAGAATATTATAATACAGTTAATAACTGTTCTCTTTCTTTACAAAAAGAAATAGATTTTGACTATATTCAGACGCAGTTAGCAAAAATGGCAGCGTACAATGACACCTTGAACACAGTGATTGGAGAAGTTTCTGTAGAACAAACTATTCTAAGAAACAAACACACTAATAATAGATTTGCTTTTGATGTTAGAGCTACTGACTTAAGCATCAATGACCCAAGAATAACTCAATTAGCTACAGCAAAAGAGAGAAATGACTATATAAATTTCTTTTTGTTAAAAGACGACTATAAGGAATTACTTGATTGGGATGCCAGCATTAAAGACTTGGAGCAACTTCTTAAGTTAGCTCATAAAAAATCTAGAGATATTGAAAAACTTTATAATAAGTTAAAGTTATTGTGGGATACTGTTCAATTAGAGTTAAAAACTATCAAAAGATTAGGAAGTGATGGTGATTTTATAGCAAAAGTTAAGAATGAGCTAGATTCTCAACCTATAAAGCCTATATTTACAGATGATGCTGTTGAACAAATAAAAATGGATCAGTATAATAATGAGGATAAGTTAAATAAAACTAAGGTAGATACCACGTTAGAAGGAACTGACCTGGAAATTAACCTTGATAATAAACTTATTAACGATGAGGTAGAAAGTTTACTTGCAGATATTTAAATTCACGGAGGAATTATGAACAAAGGCGAATTGGTTGAAGTTATTTCAGAGAAAACAGGAATTCAAAAAAGCACTGTTGCTCTTATCATTAACGAGACTCACGAGACAATCATTGGGAAATTAAAGGAAGGGGATTCAGTAAAAATAGCTGGGTTTGGAACTTTTTTAACTACTAAGAGAGAAGCTAGAAAGGGTAGAAATCCAAAAACAGGGGCTACCGTAGACATTCCCGAAAAAACTGTTGCCAAGTTTAGACCTGGTAAAGCTATGAAAGAAAACCTTTAATTTTAAGGATGAAAAATGATTAAAGAACTACCTGTATTACCTGTGAAAGATTTAGTGGTCTTTCCTCATATATTTATTCCTATTTCAGTAGGAAGAGAGTTTTCAAAAAACGCAATGTTTGAATCCATAGACCACTACTCCTCAGAAATCCTTATTCTTCTACAAAAAGATTCTGATCAGTCTGATATTACTTCTTTAAAAGACTTTCAACCCATGGGCGTAGTCTGTAAGATTGTTAAAAAAGAAGCAATGCAAGGTAAGAAGGTGTATAAACTCTTAGTTCAAGGATTACAGAGAGCTAAGGTAAAACACTTATCGGAAGCAGGTGGAACTTTTATTGCTAAAGTAGAGGAACTGCCAAACCTTTCTTATGATTTAGAGGTATCTAAAAATAAAGCTCTATATGACACTTTAATAAAAGATTTAGTATATATTATCGAGAAAGGATTTGTTTCAGAAGCTTTAATCCCTGTTAAAGAGTTAGATAATCCTATGGCAACTAGTTATTTGCTACTAGCTATGACTCTAGATCACCTAGAGAATCAAAAACTTTTAGAATCAGAGGATTCTTTTGAAATTGTAGGGAAAGCCTACAAAGAGATAGTTAAGCAGAAGAATTTCATCAATATGAAAGCTTCCATTGTTGAAGATGCTAAAGAAAGTATGACTCAGAGTCAAAAAGAATACTTTTTAAAAGAACAAATGAAAGCCATTAAAAAAGAGTTAGGAGAAGACAAGGAAAATGACCTAGACTCTTACATTATTAAATTTGAGAAAATTGAAAAATACTTAACTAAAGATTCAAGAGAAGAAATTTTAAAGAATATTAAAAAGTTAAAAAATAGCATGTCAGAATCTTATGAGTCTACAATTACTCGTAACTATCTTGACTACGTTTTTGAACTTCCTTTTTATGAAACTTCTGAAGATAACATGGATATTTCTTTAGCTAAAGAAGTATTAGACAGCGAGCATTGTCACCTCGCAGATGTTAAAGAAAGAATTTTAGAGTTTCTATCAATAAAGAAACTTAACCCAGATTCCAAAGGTACAATTATCTGTTTCCATGGACCTCCAGGAGTGGGTAAGACATCTTTTGCTAAATCTATCGCCACTGCATTAGATCGAAAATGTGTGCGTATTGCCTTAGGTGGTGTGAAAGATGAGTCTGAAGTCAGGGGACACCGTAAAACTTATGTTGGGGCAATGCCAGGAAAAATTATGCAAGGCATGAAAAATGCTGGAGTTATAAATCCTGTCTTTGTTCTAGATGAAGTAGATAAGCTATCGAGTGATTTCCGTGGAGATCCGTCTAGTGCTCTTCTAGAGGTACTAGATCCAGAGCAGAACAACACATTCAAAGATCATTATATTAATATAGAATATGATCTATCAAAAGTTATGTTTATTGCCACAGCAAATAATGTTGACACCATCCCTCCAGCACTTAAAGATAGAATGGAGTTAATTAATATCAGTGGTTATTGCGAAGAAGAAAAAATAGAAATTGCTAAAAAGTTTCTCATACCCAAAAGAGTCAAGGAAGGCGGTTTACGAGACAAGGATGTCTCATTTTCTAAACCTATATTACAAGACGTTATTAGAAAGTACACTAAGGAATTTGGTGTTCGAGAACTTGAAAGACAAGTTGCTAGAATCGTCAGAAAAGTTTCTAAAAAGAAAGCTGAAGGTAAATTTAGAAAGACTATAGTCTTAAATAAGAAGAATTTGAAAACATATTTAGGACCCGAGAAATTCAGTGACATAGAAGACAATAAAAACAATATAGGTGTTGTTACTGGACTAGCTTGGACTCCTTATGGTGGAGAAATTTTAAAGTTAGAATGTATTCTTATAGAAGAAAAAGGGGACACTATCTTAACAGGCAGACTTGGTGAAGTTATGCAGGAATCTGCTAAAATTGCTGTATCTGTAATTAAGAATAACTACAAAAAGCTAAACGTAGATCCTGAAATTCTAACTAAGCATAGAATACATATCCATGCCCCAGCAGGAGCTGTTCCTAAAGATGGACCTAGTGCAGGTGTTGCTCTTTTATCAAGTATTGTGTCTTTATTGACCAATAAAAAGATTAAAGATTCTATAGCTATGACTGGGGAGATAACTCTGACTGGAAAAGTACTTCCTGTAGGAGGTATCAAAGAGAAGGTACTCGCTGCCATTAGGTCTGGTATAAAACTAGTCTTACTTCCAAAAGATTGTAAGGGAGATTTTGAAAACATTCCTGAACATCTATCCGAAAAGATTGAAGTTAAATATATCTCACATGTATCAGACGCATTGAAGGAGATTTTTTAAATGAACGTAGACAAAAACATTCTTAGAGATAACGAAGGTGAATCCATAGGTAGTGCTAATAACTATGTCCAACAGTATAAAGATATAGAAGCAGGAAAAAGGTCTACTGCTAAAAGTCTAGATTCATTTTCTAGTACCGCAAGAGGCAGTAAACCTCTCCCAAAAAAATGGGAGAAGGAAACTGAAAAAGAGATTCTTCTTCATTATTGCAAGAGGTTTGGGTGTACAGATTATACTGATTTAGAGGATAAAGGCGGTCAGATAGCTGCCGCTATAAATAGGTTATACGAAGCTGGGTTAACCCCAGGCATTATAGCAGACAAGGTTTCTGAACATATCACTCCTGATGACCTTTTTGAAGAAGAGACTACTTTAACACCGTCTCTTCCCCCAGAGAAAGCAAAATCTAGAAGAAAACTAAATGTCAGTTTAAGTGAATTTAAGTATGGTTACAAGAAAGGGCTAGAACCTTTAACTCCTGAACAATTAGATTTGTGTAGATTTATAGATCCTACGCATTTGGTGTTTTCCTCAGATGAGTATTCTTTTTTCTTAGCTGTTGTACCAGGAAAAGAAAAATCATTTGATAAATTGTTTAATTTCTCTCCAAGAGAAGAACTCGTCTATGAGATGTTTAAGGAACAACTTGGAGATGAGCATAAAGCTAAAAAACTGGTATTGATGTCTCGACTTATGAATGAGCCTGATACTGTGAAGACTGCTAAAAAAGTCACCAGTAAGAAGGTTTCTAAGAAAAAAACAACCAAAAAGAAGACAACCCATAAAGCAAGTAATCATGGGAGAAATTAGAAAACATGCTGGATTAAAAAAATTACACGATTACTTTAAAAACTCCTCTAAGAGTTTTATTGACTCTTCTTTCTTAGAAGACTACAGAAAAGCTTTCGAGCAAACCCTCTACGACTTATACTATGAAAAACCTTGCTTAGAAGATAATTTAAACTTTGAAAAAAGCGGGAATGAGCAAAGTTTTGCTCCAATAGTTGATCTAGCTTTATTAAAATTTAAACAGTTAACAAAGTTAGATTGGATGCTAATCCGAGTGCCTAAAAACACTTCTCCTGATTACGGTATATTTACTCTAAAGCCAAAAGCTACTTTAAAAGACTTGCAGTCCCGAACATTTTACTTTGATGACGATCCTTTAAAAAAAGAGTACCCTTTCCCTGGAGATTACACGCTTACTTTAACTCCTGATGTGAAAATAAAAGGGTTGATGTTAGGACCTAAAATATTAATCCCATCTGGTATTATCCATGGGCACCCTTTTGCTTCCTACGCTTCGGAGTTCAAAGCTGATCAAGATGCTCGTTTTCGTACAGCCAAGAATAATCCTCCAATTACTTGTAAAACAGAGGAAAACGCTATTAGACTTAACAGTCTAAATAATGAAATACATTACATGCACGGTGGATCTTTTCATTCAAACCCTCCTATTGGTGTTAAGACAGTTAGAGTGCCTATATGTGTAAAAGGTATAAAGAAAAGAAGCGTAGTGAGAGCTTACGTAGAGTATCCAGTACATATGCATTGTTTATACATAAATAGTAACTATGGTACAAATACCACCACCAAGATGCTCTTCGCTGGAATGGACATGCTTCAAGGCACCCATAGTATTACAAACTTACCTCCCACTGAAGAGTTTAATGATATTTTAAGTGATGAGCATCGAGAAAAAAAATCATTAAACTCTATGCGAGATGACTTTAAAAAATTAAGGGATGACAAAATTATAACTGACTTAGGATACACTGAATCTTTATCTATACTAAAAAATAGAGTGGAAGTGTTTACAGTTTCTCCAGTTACAGATACTTTTGGCACTAGGTCTCGAAAAACACACCCTTTACAGGTCACGGGGTGTGGGGTAAATACTCTTCATGTGCCTACAGGGGATGGTATCTTTGCTATCTATGGTCATGGCAACAGGGTAATTAAAACTATATATAACCACCATAATCCTGATTTTTTACCTGTCTTAGTGCTGCCTAAAGAAAAAACAGAAGAGAGAAAAGTATACCGATCAGAAAAAGATATGTTGAAATATAAAGACACTAAAGAAATTTCTAAAGTTATACTAAAAGCAGAGAATGGTTTTTTATTTAGCTATGATTAAGATATATAGTGTAAACCTGTATAGATCTAAAAAAATATTGTTATATTGAAAAAGCTTTGGTAATCTTTTCACTCAACAAAGTAAGTGTTACGTGATGCAAGATGTCATCACTCAAGGCAGGAGAGGAGAGAAGATGAATATTAATTTTAAAACATTAACCGTTGAGACTTTTGACGACAATCTTAATGGTGCTGTTAAAGCAAAATTAAAGTTTAAAAAAACTCAGATTCTAAAAGATAGCGATGCTTCTAAATTAGGAGATCATTTAAGAACATTTGTGGTGGATAGAATCAAAAATGGTACAATCCCCTTTCCAGAAGAGAGATCTATGATGTTCGCTATGGTTAAGGACACTATGCATGGTGAGATCTCCTGTTTAATAAAGCCAGAGGCAGTACAATGAGAGTACCTAAAGTAAAGAGAGTACGCTCACCTAAGTATAACTACGACTTTGATGTAAAAACTGGATTCTTTAGAAGATGGGGAGAAAGAGAAGAAGACGACCCAGACTATTCTCCATATGGACCAGAAATTCTTGACATGGAAATAAGTACTGTTTGTGAAGGTATTGGTCTTGGTCCTTGTCGATGGTGTTATAAGTCCAACACTAAGGTTGGGGAGAATATGTCCCTTGAGAAATTTAAAACTATTTTCCATAAACTTCCTAAGACTTTAACTCAGATAGCGTTTGGGATTGGGGACATAGATTCTAATCCTGATTTTTTTAAGATTATGGAATATTGTCGAAATAATGATTACAATTATGTTGTTCCAAATGTTACAATAAACGGATACAACCTAACAGATAAATACGCTGACAAGTTGGCTGAACTGTGTGGTGCTGTTTCTGTTTCAATGTATAAGCCGAAAGATATTTGTTACGATGCCGTCGCTAAGTTGACTAAACGAGGAATGAAACAGGTTAACATACACCGTCTTGTATCACATGAAACTTACGAGGATTGCCTAGAGGTTATGACCGATTCAAAAATCGATCCTCGATTAGATGACTTAAATGCTATTGTCTTTTTGTCTCTAAAACCTAAAGGAAAGAGAAATAACTATAAAAAATTAGGTACTGCAAAGTATAAAGAACTAATAGATTATGCTTTTGAAAATGATGTTAGGGTTGGATTTGATTCCTGCTCTGCACCTATGTTTTTGGAAGCTGTGAAAGAAAAGGATAACTTTAAAGTCTTGGAGCAAATGAGCGAACCTTGTGAATCTTACCTTTTCAGTTTTTATGTTAATGTAGAGGGAAAGACAACACCTTGTTCTTTTTTAGAGGGACGAGGTTATGAAGAGATTGACGTGGCAAAGTGTGATGACTTCATTAAAGATATTTGGCATGCTAAACCTGTGCAAGAGTTTAGAGAAAAACTTTTAGCAACCGCAGATAAATGCACTATTAATGGAAGCGGTTGTAGGTTTTGTCCTGAATATGATATTTATTAAGGATAACTTATGAAAAAAGATCAAGAAATTGATGCTATACAGATAGATGACGGGATGTATTCTATTTTACAAGAACAACGAAGAGCATTTATGGAAAAATTTGGCAGAGAGCCAGGACCTGCAGACCCTGTTTTCTTTGATCCAACTTGCGATACCCCAACACCGCTTACTGAGGAAAAGTTAGAAGATATGTACTATGAAGCTATGCTCAAGACTACTTCTGCTTTTTCTAATAAAAATAATTAGGAGAAAATATATGTCCAATGACAAGGAAAATGAAGTAATAGTAACGCTTCATGGTCAAGAAGTTTTAAAACTTGATTCAGAAGGTAACGTTAGTTTTCAAGGCGGTTTTGTAGTAAACGACATTGGGGCAAACAAGAGATTTATAAAATTTTTCCAAGATAATCTAACTAGAATTATCGAGGGAGATGAAGCAGCAGAAGAGGAGATTAAGAATGCTCCTGATGCTTGTGGAAGTTGCACGGGGTGCTAAGTGAAAAAAAGAAAAGGATTTATTAGCAATTCAAGTAGTTGTAGTTTTTTGGTCATAGTGGAGCAATCTCCTAAGGAAACAGATAAAAAACTTCATGCGATAATTGATTTCCACAATAAGATGATGGGAAAAAAGTACAGGTTTAAAGATTTTTTTAATCCTTCTTTTGTTGCGAAAGGAACGTTTGCTGAAAAATATGAGGCTCACTATCTTCAACACGACTATGGTGACTTTAGGAAAAATTTAGTAAAAGATTTTGGCGGAGTAGCTGGTCAGACAATTATCTATCCAAAAGTAGAGGATAATGAGATACCTTTTAGGGAAATGATTGATACATACACTAACAGTTTATATGATAGAAAAGATGATGGTATAGGGGAGTTCTTAAATGAAAACTAGACAAGGGCACGTCAGCAACAGTAGTTCTTCAAGTTTTATTCTAGCTTTGGATAAAAAACCAGAGTCAGTAGAAGATATGAAAGAAGTGTTATTTGGAACAGAAGAATTCTATGCAGATCCTTATTATGATCCCGACTGCACCTATTTTGCCAATAGAACCCCAGGATATCCTACCTCTACAGTAGCTGAAACTGTGTTTGATGACATTAAAGACCAAACACCTATGACTAAGGCACAGGTTTCAGAAGAGATGGGTCACGGTTGGCTTGAGGGTGCTCCTGAGTATGAAAGCTTCAAGAAGAAAGGTGTAATCACAAAAGGTATGGATGACATAGACTGGGATTCCTATCAAGAAGCTTGTAAAGTATTTCAAGACAAAACTGCAGATGAGTTAATCGCTGAAGCTGGGAACAAAGTACTGTTTTTGGTTGAATATGCAGATGATGATTCTTACGGAAGTGCTTTAGAGCATGGTCCTCTTTTTGATAACATTGATGCTTACAGAATTTCTAAACATTAAGAGGTAAATTATGCAGGACTCCGAGGAAGAATCCTTGAAGAGAAAGATAGATGACCTAATGATTCTTAAAAGCTCTGATCGTAACAAGATGGTTCAATCTTTTAAGGAAAAGCTTACTGATGAAGAAACAAAATTCTTTAAAAAGATTATTAAAGATAATCCTGATGGGGAGTGGGCTACAACCATAACTAATTCTACTCCTCTCCCATATCATTTTATGGGTGGTATGGCAGTTAGGAATTATTTTAGATCAAATGGTTTTGATGAGAAGTCTTTAGGTATTGATAACTTAGATAATATCTACTCCAGTATAGTAGAAGAGGCAGTTAACTCTATTCCTGAAGGGTATAAAGCAAACAAGTCATTTTTTTCTAAAATAAAATCATTCTTCTGGTAATGCACTTGATCTTAACCTATTGAGTTTGTATAATATTATATAAACTTTAAGGATGAGGTTGTAAGTGATGTCAGAAGATGGGAAATATCCTTCTCTAGATCTTATAGAGAAAAGAAATCAAGTTATATTCTCAGAACAAGAACTATTTAACTATGTTAAAGATTACCCTCACGGTGACAAAACCTTTCTACACTTAGGTTGCGGTGGGAGAATCCTAGATGGTTTTACTAACGTAGATAAATATTTTGAAGATCCTAAAGTTATAAATTTTGACATATTTCAACTTCCTTATGCTTCTCATAACACTGACCTGATATTTTGCTCCCATGTACTAGAACATCTTCCGATTAGGCATGCTAGATTAGCGATTAAGGAGTGGGCAAGAGTACTAAAACCAAGAGAAGGTAAACTATTCTTAGCTATACCTGACTTAGAATTAATCATTAAACTTTTACTACAACCTAATCTTTCTAGTGACGAAAGGGACTGGTTCACTTATACTTTATTTGGGTTTCAAACTAATCCTGCCAACAGGGATGCCAACACATTAGACTATCCTGTTGATCCTGGTCAATTTCATACGTGTGGCTTCACCAAAGCAACTATAATGCAAGAGTTGACACAGAATGGATTAGCTATTGAGTCTATGTATAATTTTGATGGGTGGGGTACTCCTTCTATTTGGATAGAAGCATACTTAGTACCTGAAGAGAGCTATGATGCAGCATGATAATGTAACACTTCCAGAACTAGAAGAAAACTTAGTAGATATTAATCAACCTTCTCAAATTCCTAAGCCAGTTATTGATTTTTTTTATCAGTGGAAAGAAAATCAAGGAACAATTGCTACAGGCATCTCTCACATCCCAAACAAGGGATGGTATGTTATTTCTCCTGCCCTTCAAGGTAAGGGGATAATCAAATACTTTACTGACGATACAAAATAATCTATACAGGCTTTATAAATTTCTTGATTTATAGTTTAATTTTAAACTATCCTTTAAGTATAATAGTTTTGAACTCAAACACAAGGAAGTGCTATGAAAATCAGAACAGGTTTTGTCTCAAATTCGTCCTCCAGTAGTTTTTGTATCTATGGAATTGAACTTGATTCCTGTGAATTTAAAGAAAAAATAATAAAAATGAAGCCCGATTTAGAAGACGAAGATTGTGTCTATGAGCTTTCTGAAAACCTCGATACTTCTCTAGAAGTACACACACCTAGTGACTGGGATACTGTTTATATAGGTAGAGACTGGTCTTCAGTTAAAGACGATGAGACAGGAAAACAGTTTAAAGAAAATGTTGAGAAAGAAATAAAAGAACTTTTTGGAGAGGATATTAAATGCTCTACCCAAGAAGAATCTTACTACAGTTAGGTTAATATGCTCTGGTTTGATGAAATTGGTTGGTATTGGAATGTTTTAGATAACGTCTTGTTATTCTATTTTATATTCTATGCTGGATATTATGCAGGAAAAAATAATCTTTTGAAATTCATCTCCAAAGATTATGGGGAGAAAAGCAATGGTTGATTTTTGGGACGTGCATGGACTCTGGTTCATATTCTTCTTAATGTTTTTTCCAAGACTTACTCTTTTGTTCTCTAGTGTCCTTTTCGGAGGATTCTGGTGGTGGTTTGGTTGGCTTCTAGCTCCAAGACTACTTGTCGCCATTTTAGCGACAACTTCTTACTGGGACACCAACCCTGTTTTAGTTGTTTTTACTTGGATATGGGCTTTAGGTGGAGAGAGAACTGAAAAGAAAGTGGTTAAAAATAATGTAGTCACTGTGGTGGATAGCTCAGGTAAATCTTTATATAAGTATAGGAGATAATTTTGAAAGTTAGAACTTCATTTGTTAGTAACTCATCTTCAAGTAGTTTCGTAGTTTTAGGATACTCCTTCGAAGAAGATTTTTTAGAGGATAGAGAAGACTGTGATGAACTACTTAGTGATCTTTATGACGACTTTACAGTTTTACAAGGCAGTGAAGACGGTGTTCCAGATGGAAAGATTGTTATTGGTTTCAATATGTTTGAGTTCGATGATTGTGGAACTTGTGACGAGAAATCGTATGACCTGCAGGAAATAACTCAAAATATAATTGAGTTAAAATTAAAATTAAAAGATCGCTTAGACGTTGATCTTGAAGAATTAAAAGAACCCACTATTTTTGGTGGGACACGTTGTTGTTAGCAGGAGCATATTAAATGAAAACGAGAATGGGGTACGTCTCAAATTCATCTTCAAGTAGCTTTATAGTCTCTAAAAACACCTTCGATTCCGTGTTTGATTTAGCTAAATCCATGATACCTTCCCGAGAGTGGGACTCAGATCAGGAGTTAATTGAAACCATTGAAGAAGCAGAAATTAGAGGGATGGATATAAATACTAGTATTTGTTTTAATTCCTGTAACGAAGAGACTTACATTGTTAAACATAAAGACTACTACCTTATCGCTACCTGTAATAACCATGCGTGGAATTTATATGATGAGTGCCTTAATTATTTTCCAGAAGATTTAAGAGATTTAGTTGATTGGGAAGATAACCCTCAATGGGGTACTTCAGTAGGCTCTGCTATGGAGGACTTAGAATGTGCTGTCAGTAAACTATCTTCTTTTTGGTATCCCGAGCATGGGGTAGGAGGCACTCCTCTTGTATATGAAGATCCTGAAAGAGAAAAACACTCCTGTAAAGGGGATCACTGGTTAGATATTATTCGAATAAAAGGACGTAAAGATCCAATTTGTGTTGCTTGTTATAGTGAAGAGCAAAAAGATTTGCTAGAAAAAAAAGAGAAGAAAAAATTTGCTTCTTTTTCCCTTATGGAAAAGGTTTCCTATGTAGAGGATAGAATAGTAGATATAGATTCTTCTTTAGGAAAAAGAGAAAAAAAGAGGATATTTAACACATTAGAAGAAGTTAAGAGGTCGATATGTTCTGGAAAGGATACACTAGTAAAAAACAGCTAAAGAAAGAGAATAAAGAATTGAAAGAAGCTTTAGAGAAAGAAGAAAAAGCTACATTTGAGGATTATTTTCATAAAAATACAACAATTTCAACAAATAATGGTCTCTCTATTGATTTCAAAGGTACTGAGCTTGTGCAAATATTTGCAGGAAGCTTCTGGGACTTGGTCAAAGATAGTGATAATTACGTAATATGCGATCTATATGATAGTGCTGGTAAAAGTGTAGAAGTAACTATCAAGAAAAAAGGTAAACTTTCTCCTCAAGATAAACTGAGAAAAGTTGAAGGGATACTAACTAAGCTACTAGATGAGAGCACTTCTGAAAGCGAAATAGCTTTTGAAGCATATGACTATCTTAGTAGAGAAAAAGAGTTAAAGCAAATGTATGACAACAAATGATGAAGATGACTTTGGACTTGTATACCTAGACTTTGATGATCCTAAAGAAGATCTTCCTTCAATACCTAGTGCCCCCTGCAACAAACCCCATCAACATAACTTTGAAAAAAAACTATTAGCACACCTTTATTATAATGAGTGTACTAAGTGCGGTTATAGCCCAGACCTCGATTATAACAAAACCAAGTTTAAAGAGTGTCATGACGAATACTTATCTTGGAAAAAAACAGTGGAGTAAACTATGGAATATATACGAAGTTTTATATTAGTAATTATATTGATAATTATATCGCAGAACCTTAAAGGAGAGACTTACTTTGAGCCAGTAGACATTAGGTGGGATGTCTCTCCAAGTCAGATTCGGTATTCTTCTTTAGCATTAGGTATTATTGGAACAGCTCTAATCTTAGTTAGACCCGAAACATCTCGTCCTATAATTTTTGTACCAGAGATAGATAAAAAACATAACTTTGATGTCCCAAGATGGGCTTATACTCTCGGAGATAAAGGTGCTAAATGGATAATAGGAGTACCCTACGCTTATTATCTTGTCCTACGCCCTAAATATAGTTGGGAAAAGTCCTTTGTTTACACAGAAGCCTTACTTATGATGCACGGCTCTATAACTATTGCAAAGTATTCTTTCGGTAGAGAAAGACCTGATGGTGGAAATAACTTATCCTTTCCTAGTGGACACACTGCTCAAGCGTTTACTGCAGCGTCATGGATAGCCACGGACCTATATAGAACACACGAGAACTCTCCTATGCGATATGCTTACGCCACGGTTCCCTACGTCTTTGCAAGCTTTGTAGGAGCTACTAGGATAGGTGGGAAGAAACACTATCTCACAGATGTTTTAGTAGGAGGCTCACTAGGGGCATTGATTGGGTACACTATGTATTCTTTCCATTTTGACAGTGAGGGGAAACTAAGGGATCAGCATTTACCTATCGTTTCGTTGTTTGCGGATCCTTATACTAACACTGTTATACTTTCAGCTAAATTTGGATTTTGACACTGCAACATAGATACTAATTCCATATATTTGACGCTTACCTAAAAATTCTTTTCAGGTCTATATAGATTTATCTTTCCAAACTATTCAAGCATTGCTACATTCTAGATCATTAACGTAATGAGCAAAAGGAGTGAGTGTGAAAACTAGGGGTTGTTTTGTTTCAAATTCAAGTTCATCGAGTTTCATTATAGGTGTGAAAGGAAGCTTAACTAAAGAAAAGATAATGAAAGCATTTCGAGTTGGAAAGGACTCTCCTCTGTACTCTTTCTCCGAAAGAATGGCAGAAGTGATGCTAGAAGCAGATAGTTATACTCAAGAAGAACACATTAAAGATCACTATCTCGATAGTGAGGATGATATAGGTACTCTTGAAAAGAAAATCTTTGATAAAGGGTACACTTTTTATTCTGGGTCTGCTTCTGATGAAGATAGCGGTTCCTATGGTGGAGCAGAAACAGCTCTGTGTGGTATGACAATAGATTATGAAGATGAAGAAATCATAATCTACAAAGAGGAATCTTATTAGCTTATGAAGTATATATACACTTTCCAACAAGGTAATTCAGAAGGATCCAAAGATATGCGAGATATCCTTGGGGGCAAGGGAGCAAATCTAGCGGAGATGTGCAACCTTGACATACCTGTGCCTCCAGGATTTACCCTAATTCCAGAATCATCAAAATTTTTTATATCTAAAAAATTTGAGAGCAGTGAAAAATTTGAATTTAACACTCAATTCGATGAATCCTTAAAAAATTTAGAAGATATTACAGGCACACGTTTAGCTAGTGAGACTAACCCGTGCTTATTATCAGTGAGATCGGGGGCTAAGGTATCCATGCCTGGTATGATGGATACTGTTCTTAATCTTGGGTTAAATGATTATATTCTTGACTCTCTTATTGAGAAAACAGGAAACCCCTATTTTGTTTATGACAGCTATCGTCGCTTTATTCAAACTTATTCTATAGTAGTGCTTAATATTGCTCCTGAATTATTTGAAGATAAGGTAGAGGAGCTAGACTCCCCTACAATAGACGACTTAAAAAATTTATGCGTAGAATTTAAGCAGATAATTAAAGATGAAGAAAAAAGACTTCCGTCTAATGGGCATGAACAATTAACTGAAGCGATAAAAGCTGTTTATAACAGTTGGTATAGTGACCGAGCTAAGATTTATCGTAAAATGAATAATATTTCTGAAGATATTGGCACTGCTGTTAGTATACAAGCGATGGTTTATGGGAACAAGAACGATATATCTTTAACTGGAGTACTCTTTTCTAGAGATTGTTTGAACGGTAGTAAAAACATTACTGGAGAATATCTTTATAAAGCTCAAGGAGAGGATATAGTTAGCGGGCTTATTACTCCTGATCCAATCTCATTATACTTTTCAAAAGAAATAGCTCATAAAATAGGATACTCTGAATCAGATAGGTTATCTAACATGTTATCACTAGAAGAAAAGAATCTTGATCTATTTAAATCATTATCTTTTTACGCTAAAAAACTAGAGAAGCATTTTGGTGATGTTCAAGACATAGAGTTTACTGTGGAGGATGATACTCCTTGGATTCTTCAAGCTAGGACTGCTAAAACAACTCCGAGAGCAAATAGTGTTATACAGAGAAGCCTATTTCGTGAAGGTTTGATCTCTGAAGACGAGTTATTTGAAAGGACCAAAAGGTATAAACTAGAAGAAGTTAAAAATTTCCACTTTTCTTGTGAAACAGAAAGACTAGGAAAACTTTTGTCTATTGGTTTAGGAGCATCCACTGGGTTAGCTTCAGGTAAAATAGTGTTTGAATCAAAAGATGCTGTGAAAAAAGCAGAGCAAAAAGTAATACTGGTTAGAGAGCAAACGGATACTCACGATTTAGATGGAATACTTGCTGCAGAAGGGACTCTTACCGCCAGAGGCGGAACCACTTCTCACGCCGCTGTGATTTGCCGAGGTGCCTCCTTGTGTTGCGTTGTTGGCTCTAAAATACTTATAGACGCAGTCACCAAAACAGTGCAAATTGGTGACAAACTCTTCCAAGAAGGGGACTGGATCTCGCTAGATGGAGAGTCTGGAGAGATATTTGAAGGTGAGTTAAAACAATTTGACACCCTCAATAAAAATAAGACACAATTTAAGATACAATAGGGGGTAACAATGGAATTTGCAACAAAAGCAGAATATGTTTTATTTTATATGGCTTGTATATCGTCAGGATTATTTTTAATAAAAATAATTATGATGTTTATAGGTGGAGACTTTGAAGGTGACCACGACTTTTCAGCAGATGCTGGAGATTCAGATGGTGATTTTGGGGCATTTTCTATAAACGCAATTATTTGCTTCTTTATGGCATTTGGTTGGTTTGGGTTTGCCTCTATAACTGAGTGGGGAATCTCATTTTACCCATCAATGGGGATTGCTTTTGGAGCAGGTACCGCTGCTTCTTTATTTTTCTCTTTTTCTTTAGGATTAGCTAAGAAGCTTGCACATGAACCAACTCCTCCTTCAGTATACAAGGGTGATGTTGGGATAGTTTACAGAAAAATTCCTTCTTTCGGTATTGGGGAAGTTACAGTAAATAACAATAACATTAAAGCTACTTCAGATGAGTTAATTGATTCATTTAAAAGAATACAAATTTTAGAAGATAAAGAAATAGATACTAATACTGTGGTAAAAGTAAAAGAAATCAAACAACCTTAAGGAGGTTCTTATGTTTGCAACTATTGCAACGATTGCGATTCCAATTGTCATTATTCTTTTCGTGTTTTTATTCATTGCTAACATGTATGTCAGGTGCGGATCTGAAGAAATACTTGTTATTAGTGGTAAATTATTCGGAAAAGATGCAGAAAAGTCTGCTAAGACACAACATGGGGGTGGAGCTTTTGTTTTTCCTCTAATTCAACAATGGTCTAAGCTTCCTCTAAGACCTTTTTCTGTTGATATTAATTTAAGCGGAGCACTCTCTCGTAATAATATTAGAATTAATGTTCCTTCTACATTTACTGTAGCCTTATCTTCTAATCAAACTCTTATGGACTCAGCAGCTCAAAGACTTATTGGTTTGAACCAAGCTGCTATTGCTCAACAATCTGAAGAAGTTATTTTTGGTCAGCTCCGTGCAGCTATTGCTACTATGAGCATCGAAGAAATAAATGGAGATCGGGATAGCTTTATGGACGCTGTTGAAAAGAATGTGAATACTGAGCTTAATAAGCTAGGTCTTCAAATTATCAACGTGAATATTACAGACATTACTGATGAGTCGGGATACATAGATGCTATCGGTAGAAAGGCAGCCGCAGAAGCAGTTAACCGAGCAAATATCGACGTTTCTAAACAAGACCGAGATGGGCAGATTGGCGTAGCTACTGCAAACCAAGAGCAGAGAGTTGCTGTTGCAGATCAGCAGTCTATTACAGAGCAAGGTACTATGAAGGCTCAAAAAGAGCAAAGAGTTAGAGTTTCTTCTCTTGAAGCTGAAGCAGTAGAAGGTGAAAACACAGCGAAGGCAAAACAAGCTGAATACAACGCTACTCTTGCTGAAAAACAAGCGGAAGCAGATCAAAGATCAGATGTAGCTAAAGCAAATGCTGAAAAGGCAATTTTAATTGCTGAGAAAGAAAAAGAGACAGCAAGACTTGAAAAAGAGACCATTGTTGCTCAAGAGATTCAGAAAAGAGAAAGAGTTATCCAAGCAGAAGCAGAAGCTGAACAAATCCTGATTAAAGCAAAAGCTAAAGCAGATGCAATTTTGATGGAGAAAGAAGCAGAAGCTAAAGGTATTGAAGCAGTTCTTAAAGCTAAAGCTGAAGGTTTTCAAAAGTTATTTAGTACTGTGGGTAAAGATCAAAAACATCTTATCCCAACTATGGATATCGTTAAAAATCTTCCTGAAATTGTAGCATCTCAAGCAAAAGCAATTTCAAATATTAAATTTGATAAAGTAACTGTTGTGGATAGTGGTAATAGTGAGGGAGCAGGCGTAGCTAACTTTCTACAGTCTATGTCTAAAGCTCTTCCTGCATTCCATGAAATTTTAGAAACAGCAGGGGTAGACGGTCCTAAGTTTTTAGGTAACTTTGTAGAAAATAAAATTCCTGAAGGGACTGACGGTAAAGTACAGTAAGTAATTTATTGATATAGGGGAGACAGGAGTCTCCCCTTTTCAAACCAAGGAGGATAGGTTGAAAAACAGACTAGGGTTCGTTTCAAATTCAAGTAGTAGTTCTTTTATCCTACCTAAAAAAGATTTAACTTTAGAACAGATAATAGGTTTTACATCTTGGGTTAACATCCACAACGAGCAAAGACACATGGATGACCATTTTATATCTGAAACAACTAATTACTTTTTTGGATCTGTTAGTTTTCACTGTGGGTTAGAAGAACAGTTGACTGGGCTAGGTATTAAAGAAGCCCATTATGATCTTGAGGAGGGATAGTGAAAAAACGTTTTGGTTTTATCTCAAATTCGTCCTCTAGTAGTTTTGTTATTAAACTACATGACTTATCAGGAGAGCAATTACACCAAGTCATGAGTCCTGATTATACTTCTCAAAATTGTGGGACAGAGGAAGGATTTTCTTGTGCGTGGTCAATACATATCGATACTGATAAAGGGGTAGTTGAAGGCTACACAGGTATGGATAACTTCGATATGGATAAATATTTTGAAGAGATAGGAATACCAAACAGCGTAGTTACATGGGAGTATTAGATGCGTTACAGAAAAGGTTTCGTAAGCAACAGCAGTTCTGCAAGTTTTGTAGTGGGGATACCTTCAACTAATAGATCAGAAGTTATACACACTCTCTATAACCAATTTGAGTATGATTATTTTGGCAAGTACTATCTAGGTGAAGCAATAAAAAATAATATAGAGTATGCAGAGGAAAGATTAAAAGATTCCCAAGAAGAATATGATAAACTAGCAAAGATTCCTAAAGAAAAAAGAATGAGTGGGAATAACAACAGCTTTGATTCTCTTGAGTGGAAGGAAAGTTCTGTTAAGCAGTGGCAAGGCAGATTGACTACAGAAACAGATCATTTAAAAACATTAGAAGAGATTGATGATAAAACAGAAGAATCTCAAGCAGAGCTAGTAGAGTTTGGTTTAGAGTATTATGGCATAAGTCTTACTCCAACATATCTAAAATCGGGGACTGACAAAAGTTCAGAAGACGAGAATAAGAAAGAACCCTTAGACTTGAGTAACTGGGATCCTGATGCTACTGATGATAGAGATATTACTTTTGAACCATTAGATCATAACCCTGATGAGATAATTGGATATCAACTAAGTGATTGGGTTACTATGTTTAATGATTACGGGGATATGCCTAGAAAGCTGAGAAGCATGACAGGAGTACTTGCCTTCGTGTATAAAGACCTTAAGTGTTGGGTTGAAGAGGACGACTGATAATGGATTTTATAGAGAAACTAAGAAAAAATATTAATTGTGAAGAGCAGCAAATGGCTTTAGATAACTGTGTTGGGTTATTTGTGACAGGTTCTCAACTATATGGGACTAGCACTCCTGCATCTGATTGGGATTATGAAGGGGTATTCATTGAGACTCCTGAGTACATTTTAGGAAATAAATCTTGTGATGAGGTAAGCTTTTCTACAGGTGATGATAAATCTAGAAATACTTCTGAAGATATTGATTGTAAGCTTTATTCTTTGAGAAAATATTTTTCACTTGCTCAACAAAACAACCCTAATAAAGTTGAGTGGTTCTTTATCCCCAATGATCAATTCAGGTTTAAAGAAGATAGATATTGGAATCAGATCATAGAAAACCAGGACATCTTTTTATCCCTAAAATTAAAACACAGTTTTAGTGGTTACGCTAAAAGCCAAGAACACAAGTTAGTTACTAAAAAGAAAAGATATGAAGAGTTAAAGTCCTTCAGAGAAGTCCTAAAAGAAGGATTAGAGCAAGGTAAAACTACTATAGGAGCTTTAGACCTAACTGAAACTCATGAGCATAAGAAGTACCACCGAGACACAGACACGGTTGGAGTACATTCTCTTAAAAGAATGAAAGCTAAGTACCATTTCATAGAGTATAAAAGAACTCCTGAAGATACAGATGCTATTCGAGTTGATAATAAAGATTATAACTTTGGGATGCCTGTACAGAGAATCTATAACTATGTGAATAAGGAAGTAGAGACTTATGGCGGTAGGTTAGAGTATGTTAAGGAATATGGTTTTGATGTAAAGTTTGCAGCACATCTGTTTAGACTTTATTATGAAGGGTTGCGTCTTTTGAGAGACGGTAATCTTATTTTTCCTATGCCTGAAGACGAAATTCAATTTATGATGGACATAAAAGCAGGTAAATATGATCTTGATTTTTTACTAGAAAAATCTAAGGAACTAGAACCTCTTTTCGATATAGCTTATGAAGAAAACAAAGCAAAACTTCCTTATACTCCTAATCATGAGGAGATAGACAAGCTGCAAAGAAAAATTATTCTTGAGTTTTGGAAGGATAGGAACTTAATCTAATGTCTGATGAGAAGTTTTTATTCAAACAAGCCATTAGAATAGATTCAGGTGGGATGACTGTCTGGCAATGTCACTTTTGCTCCTTCTCTAAAGCTTGCTGTGTCTATTCCACTAATCATACTTTTACTATGGATCAATATAAACACAAATGTCCAAAATTTATAGGTGTAGAAGAAGACGGTATAATGTGTTCTATACCTAACTCAATGGATTTTATTCTTTCCGAAAATTAGCGAGGCGATTATGGCTTTTATTAAGTACACTACTGGGGAAACTAACTACAACATAGAGTACATGGAGTGTAGATGTATGTCCCCAGAGCATCTATTAAAGTTTCACTTAGATCTTGAGGATGGGGATTTGTGTGTTGACTTCCACCTAGCCAATTATCTTCCTTGGTACAAGAGAATTTGGGTTGGGGTAAAGTACGCTTTTGGGTATAAAAGTAAGTACGGGGACTTTGATGAATTTATATTTAAAGATGAGGATATAGATAATTTAATGAAGTTGCTTATTCATCAGAAAAAAACTAAGCATGACATTACCTTAAGTATTATCAAGTAAATTAGATTTTTCTTCTAACGTGATTAAAATCAAAGAAACATTTGTCATAGACACACTCTACACACCGCATCCCTTTTATAAAGGGTATTGGGTCATCATCTAGAAAGATATTAAATTCTGCTTTAACAGCGTCATCAAATATTTGATTGAAACACCTGTAGCACTCGCCGTCACTATCTATAACTATTCTCTCCTTACCAACGTCACACATCATACCTTTAAAAGAGTTTTGCCTGTATCTCCAAATATCCCCAGAAGATGTAAACCTGTGTGTTCCGTCTTCATAATCAATTCTTAATCTTTTTATAAAAGAATAATTATCCTTTGAAAGACACATAGCTTCTTTGCAATCATAGAACTTTTCAATATCCTCGTAAGGTCTATCTGCGTTTTCTTTCACGGATCCACACAGTGTGGGTAAAAGCTCTACTGTCGCCTTTGGAAATACTTTTCTTAATATTTTCAAGTTATTGATGATGTCATCTTTATGCAGGTCTTGATACATTACTGCTATTTGATCTAACATCCCGTGGTTATTAGCGATACTGCAATTAGATACAAAGTCTTTAAAATCACACTCTTCATAGTGATATGATGCTAAAAAAAATACGGGCAAGGACCTGTCTTTGTTAGCGTTGTCTATTCCGTTACATATTCTTTTAAACTTTTCTTTTTTTGAAGAAAGGTTGGTTTGAATTTCAATAATACTGTTGTTACTCACCGTTTCTATTACTCCACAAACTGCTTCCAGGAAGTCAGGGTGAATCAAAGGCTCTCCCCCGTAGAAGAAAAAACGAACATCTTTATCTAACTTTTTTATCATTCTCTGTATTTTGGTTATATCAAAAGGACCATTCTTCTTCTTATTATTGTGCATGTCAGTGCAGTACCAACAACTATAGTTGCACTTAGTAGTGAGTCGATAGTCTAGGCAGAAAAGATCATTTTCTTCTGATCCAAAAGCGACCATGTTTTTAATAGGGTTTTTTTCTTTAACGTCAATCATCTATTATGTGCCTCTCTAAAGTCTCGTTGTAACACTCTCCACTATCGTGGAACCTATTCCAATATGCAGGGTCTTCATCAGGTAAGTTATAATCTAATAAGTAACCTTCCCATTGTTGTACTGTTCTCTCAGTGGGGTACTCTTCATGCCTTGCAATTTTGAATCTAACTAATCCCTCGTCTGCAAAGTCTTGTAACCTCTTTTTATCGTACCAGTATTTAAAATTTTCAGGACCTAGGTGGCATTGTTTTAGACAGGTCTTATTAAAAATATGATCATACAATTTTCCAAAAGGAGGTACAGTGTTTAGCATACTTAAATAACGATACATTTGTCCCATAGGTTTACAATAAAGATAGCAATCATTATCAACTACAAACTCAAGCCTACTTACATCAAGTTTGTTGTGTATATCTTGGTATAAGGGAGGTTCTAATAGCTCCTTGGGAATAACTACAATATCATATTCATCTAGTTTTTGCTTATAATAGTCCCAAAGTTTCTCTCCCTTGTGTGTCCAGAGAATCTCATCAGCATAAGAAGCTGTGATCGAATAAGATGTTTCATAGTTGGGGTAGTTCTTATTGATGTGCTTTCTGAGATTGTCATCACAAAGAATAATTCTATTTCCTTTTCTATCGAATCTCTCTAGCGTTTCGTTACCCAGACTGTCAGCAATATCCACATTTCTATTGGTAAGCGGGATACTGATGTTAATACCTCTACTATAAAATTCTTCCATGTTTTCATATCTCATCTTCTCCTTGGTTACAAACCTACCACCACTCCATGCACACATGCTTATGCCATCGTATACGTTTAGCTCTCCGTAATTTATATTTGGATCCATCGAATCTAGAACTTTAAAGAAGTCATCCTTTAACTGAAAAGCTCTTCCAATCTCCCACTTAATTTTTATATTCCTATCTGACACAAAGTTTCCTCAATTTTATTTTTAAGACTTAAGTCATCAAAACCGTACATACTTAGAAGCTCATTCCGTGTGTGTGCTGTCTTATTCACTATATTTGGCAAGCATATATGCAGCTCAGGCTCTTTGGAGAGTAAGCTCGCTAACCCCCCAAACCTAATGTGGTCTTCTATAACAAATACTTTTTCTTTGAGATATCTAGTATCTATCTTTTTTATATAAGGGACATGAAGCACATCTACAGGAAGACCCTTGCAAATCCTTTGAGCAACGGGAGAAAAAACACCCGTAGACACAACGGTCACTTTGTTACTCTCTTCAAATTGAAGAAAATCATCTCTTCTTTCAACATCAGGACAGTTGTCCAACCCTGTTCTGATATAATACATGCTCTCTGCTTCATAGCTTTCATATAGCATTTTTTTAAACTCAGGTTTGTCTATAGGAGCACACACAGTTACATCAGGAAGAGTTTGCATTAGAGAAAGATCATCAATAAGATAGTGTCCTGCACCCACTCTATTGTAACAAAGACCCGCAGAGGCATTAACTAAAACAATATTTTTATTCCAATGACATACTTCAAACTTGAGCTGCTCAAATCCTCGGTGTATGCAAAACCCCGCAACAGAATATAAAAAAACTTTACAACCATCTTGAGCTAGTCCCGCTGCAACAGATACCTGGTTAGACTCTGCTATACCTAGATTAATAAACCTTTTTGGGAATCTTCTTTGAAACTCTGGGAAGGACCCTAAGTCTCCGACCAGTAGGTAGACACTCTCATCTCTTTCAGCTAATCGTACTATCTCATCAGCAAATATATTTCTCATACAGATACCTCTTTAGCTATTCTATCTATTATGCCGTACTCTCTATGCTGGCATCCCTCATGCTCAATACAATCTATACCAATTTTAAGTATGTCTAAAGTAACCAACATCAGTTGCCCGTCTTTTGTTTCTTTGATAGACCTAACTTCCCCTTTAAATGGTGATACTATCTCAAATATATCTTTGGTCTTAGTATTACTAAACCAGTGGGTGTAGATTGTGGTTGGGTTGGTTACATTGTCTAAAAAAATACAGTTTCTAATTTCAATTCTTCCATACGTCCAAAAATTAGGACTTCCCTTTGAGTTCACATCCTTTCTATTTATACCATTTGCTATAAAATCATGTGAGGTATAATCTATTTCGTAGATATTATCAAATTGCCTGCCATCGTAAATATGTTGATGATACTTCTCAACTAATTCAACATTTATCATAAAGTTCCTTAAATAAACGGGTCATATTGCTAAAAGAGCTAACTGGATTCAGGTAAAGACTCTTGCATTGAGAGAGTATAGTCGCCTCCAGTACGGCTTCATAGGTATGTCTCATCTTATGTTTATTATCAAATTTAGAGTACAGTTCCACAGAATCTTTTTTAGAGTAGGTGTACTGTTTTGGATATTCCGTTATATCCCACATTGGGAAATCTTTTGTAATCAATTCTTTATAAAAATAATTATCAGAACATAAAAAAACATTTAATTTATCTTTTTTCTTTAAAGATTCTCTAACTTTATAATAATGATATGGACCTGAATCTCCAGGATGAAGAGGGTCATGTCTCAAATGTATTCCTACCTTAGACACAATATCCAAGGTCTCTATTATCTCCTTGGCTTTACATTTAAAGTCCTTTCTCAGCTTTAGAACTTTTGGTAAATTAGTGAAATTCTCAGTATAGAGTACCTTTCTATGATACTCTCTAGGTCTATCTCTAAATTGTTCTTCTGGAACAAAAATCTCCTCTTCGCATTCACCTATTTGCAACATATACTTAGGATGGTCATCAAATAAGATAGAGTCCGATTCGAAAACTTTAGAAAAAAGATAATTCACCATAGGTGTTTCTGTTATGACAACTTTGCATTCAATTGAATAGACATCAAACACTTTTTCAAGAAATTCAAAAAATTCTCCAATACCCGATCTGTGTGTTATCTTAATTAGTTTACTCATTCACTATTCTTTTCACCTCTGTTATTATTTTTTCAAAATGACTTTCTTTTAAGTGGTACCCTAAAGGCAGTATAAACCCATGTTTAGCTAATTTTTCTGAAATAGTGTAATCTCCCGAAACGCTGTAGCTATCTAAAGCCTTCATCTTGTTATTAGAGGTGTAAGCTGTTCTACTCTGAATACCTTTAAGATAAAGATTCTCAACCACCCTCTCCCCTTTAACTGATTCTGAATAAACAAGAGGCATCCAAGGAATCATACTTGCGTTGGTTTGTTCTTCTGGGAAAACTAGATAATCCTTCAAAGACTCTTGATACCTTCTATATACATCCTGGTGTATTTTGATGGTATCATCCAATTTAGAGAATTGTCCTAATCCTAAAGCTGCCGAAAGCCCTGACATTTTGTAATTAAATCCCAAATCTTTGTGATTAAATGATTTAACTATATCATACTTGGGGTAGCACATGGACGCTAAGTATTTCGCTCTTTCAGCCCACTCTTCTTTTTTAGTAACCAGCATTCCCCCTTCTCCAGAGGTAACTAGTTTATTAGCAAAGAAACTGAAACAACCCATATCCCCCAAAGATCCTACTTTTTTGTTTCTATATGTAGACCCAATAGCTTGAGCAGCATCCTCAATAACATATAGATTATATTTTTTAGCTAAAAGATTAATCTTATCCATATCTGAAGGATTCCCATTAATATGGACGGGTATTATTGCTTTTGTTTTTGATGTTATTTTTGATTCTATTTTTAAAGGATCTATAGTCCAAGTGTGGTCGATATCCACATAAATAGGAGTTGCTCCAACTAATAAGGTAGCTATGCTCGCATACACTCCACTATAGTTGGGGAGTATAACCTCATCTCCTTTTGTGATTCCTAAGACTTCTAAAGATAAATGTAGAGCTGATGTCCCACTGTTTGTGGTGCAACCATAATCACAATTAACGTAGCTTGAGAATTTTTCTTCAAATTTAGAAACATAAGGGCTTTCACTTGAGACAAAACTTGTTTCAAGACAGTCTTTTACGTTTAATAAGGACTCATTAGATATTTCAAAATCATACACTCTTATCATAGTTTCTTTCCTCTAAATAACCAGAGCAGGTTACCCTATTAACTTCATTCACAAGAGATACTCTAATGTTGTTTAGATCCCGTATCTCAAGTGCTCTTCTTCCGATAACTTCTAGATTTTTTTCTATACCCATGCGTATGTCATATTCCAAATCCCAGATAGAGCTATTTATTTTGTATAATTTAATTAAATAATCTTCTAGATTAGTGTGGTCTTTCTGATATTCTAATTCAAAGGAGCATATTTGTTGTTCGTTTACTTTATATCGTTCCTTTTTTAGTCTAAGTATTGATAACCTGTCTAAAAAATCACCTATTGGGTATTTCATAGAAAATTCCTAGTCATGTTATCTTCTAAAACTACTTTTTCAATAACCTCATTATAAGTATTGAAAGCACAACGCATACACTTTTCTGGGTTGATGTCCTCAATCATATCTTTATGCTTGTCTCCTCCCCAGCTTTTTAGAACCTCTTTTGGATTAGGAAAGTGTTCACATAGAATAAAATTCTTTTTACCTCTATTAGTAAAACAGATATAGAAATTACCATCAGCAGCAAAGACACCACTTAAGGGGGTAGCTCTACATTTGTTAAATTTTATAATCTTTCCAAAATCTTCTCCAAACTTGTGTTTAATGGTAAATACTTTAAATTGTTTAGTCTCTAAAGACCTAGCTAAATCTAGTTGTTCGTTGATCTCGTCCGCATATTTTAACATGTTGAAATCTTCACTCATATTTCTACCGTCTTTATCAAATACATTTTCTAATCCTACGGGGCGTATATGTATAGCATCATATCCGTCTTCTTTCGCCATCTTCGCTGTAGAATAAATATTGTCGATATTATTAGGATGAATTAGATACTTGAGAGTTACCTCCAAAGATCCCTTAATATTGTTGAGATACTTTAAATTTCTTCTAACTTTTTCAAACTCATTAGCTCCTTTCATTATCTCATAGGTCTTAGCATTGCTTGCTTCAAAGCTTACCCCAACCCATCTAGCGGTTCTGCTTAAAATTTCAGCTATGTCTTTACTTAAAAAAGTACCATTATTAATCAGACCTATTTCTATGTTATTCTCATAGAGAGCTTCTAATAATTTAGGTGTTGCAGGATTACTTAAAGGTTCGCCCCCTCCTCCAACACAAACTGCTTTTACTCCCCATTCAGAAATAAAGTTAACAATGTTTAACAGATGTTCTTCAGACATAGCTTTACTGTTGTTTTTTCTAAAGTATTGAGAGTCACAGTAAGAGCAATCGAGGTTACAATAATTTGTTGGATCAATATCAACAACAGAAGGAACTGGAAATTTACCATCTGCAATAGATTTCAATCTATCATAGTGTGTTAAAACTTTATATGAGTTAAACGAGTTATAAAAATCTGACCACTCCATAGCTATCTCCTACTATTTAATCTATTTAAACTAGATATCGCTTCTAAATACTGTTCTCTGGTAAGCATCTTGTAGTGCCAATCTCTATTCTTTTCCATGAAAAAAACATCTTTTCCTTTCACGGTGTCAAAGAGTATTACAGTAGGTTTATCAATCCTAAACATAGCAGTTGGATACTCGTCATCAAAAGCCATATTATAGGCTTGTCTAATCTCATACTCGATGTGACCGTCTCTTTGTATAACGTGCCAACCAAAGGATTCAAACTTTTCTGAGAGGTTCTCCATACCAAAGGTGTCACATAAGATTTGCTGCTTATTATAATCGACCGTCATAACTATGTTATTTAATTTGTGTGTTGAGGCAAACATTGCTGCTTCCCATACAGTTCCTGCTTGCAGGGACGCATCACTAATATTGACATAAACTTTTTTAGTACTTTCTTTATTTTTTAAGGATAATGCCATCCCACAAGCCACTCCCAAACAACTTGCTAATGTTTCTTCCGCAAAGTCTATTCCTGGAAAATTAGCAGATATACCGTGAGTAAGCATGTGTCCTGTTTTTCCAAAGTTCCATAACTCTTTTCTATCGAAAACACCAAGATCTGAAAAAATAACATAGTATGCTTGTGCTCCGAAGGGCTTCCCTATAACAATTTTATCAGTATATAAATCAATATACTTCTCTTTGAAAAGAATGTTCAGGTAGTCAATCATAGAAAGCGAGCTTGCTATGTGTCCTGCACCTGCAATATATGACATCTTTAAAATGTCTTTTTTTAAATTAATCATCGTAAGGTTCATAAGTCTGCATCATCTTTCGTTTAAGGTTTTCAATAGGAGAGCTATTTTCACTACCTTGGTTGGGGTCATAGGCTCTTTGGTCTGCTACTACCATAATGTCAGCATTCAAATCATCTTCTAATGTATTATAAGGTATCCCCGCTAAGTCTTCTCCTCTTTTATCAAAACACACCGATGGGATAATAAAAAGATCAGGTTCTATATTATCATTTTTTAATTTCTCTATCGCCTTAATCCCAGCTTCTTTAAAATCTGAAGTTAAGAGGATTCCTGACACTATTATATTACCGCCATAACTTATATTTTTAACCATTTCAATGTGGTGCTTGTTAGCAGAGAGTCTCGCTTCTTTATTTAATATTTTTTTAGCTCGGTCATAAGCACACTCTGAAATTAACCACACCACGTTTTTGTATTTCTTCTGAATTGTGTTGATAATTACCCATTTGGGGTAGAATTCAAGATCTTTACCGACATCAGGATCAGAATTAATCACTATATTATATTTCTTCTCCATTTTTCTAATAAAGTCAGAAAGTTCGTGATAGTCAATCTTCATCCAGTCCTGTACTTCAAGATCAACATCTCCGCTAAAGCAAGATCCACTCATATCCATTCTATCTTTATGCTTACTAATGTAAGATATAGATTCCTCTATATCATCCCAACCTACCAGATTAGGTAGGGGAGATAAGGTAGGTTCTACATTAATCCCATACTTTGGGAGTAGCTCAAAAGCATCTCTAGGGTATTGGTGTAACTTTTCAGGAAGATTAAGTATTTTGCTCCAATGTTTTGGATTGTGTGAGTGATAGGAAATGCAGATGCTGAGTGGTTTATACTCCGCTAAAAGCTTCACAAACCCTTCTTTAAGAGTAGAGCCGTTTGTTTCAATTTCAATTATATGATCGGGGAACTTTTCTCTAATCATTGAGAGAATCTGAAGAAGCTGGGGGTGGAGTATTGCTTCGCCTTCTGACAGCCTCCTGAAGAGTCTTAAACCAATAGTGTTACTGTAAGAACCATCCATTAACTCAATCCCTCTACGGACGCTATCAATAGTCCTGAAGGGTCTTCTTTCGATAGGTAGGGGACCCATATCATTACAGCAGAAGATACAATGTGCATTGCACAATGAAGATATCTGCAGGTTTGTTCTAAGCTTGGACACTAGCTGTTCTTCAAGATACATCTCGTCTTCATATTCTTCAGGTAAGTCAAACTCTTTAAACCATTCTCGTTTAACTTCTTGCTTTCCGTTGGTAATAGATAAATATCCTCTTTTACCTTTCTTCATTGTAGTCCTTCATAAATCTGTCTAAATCATATCTGAATTCTTCTTCTGATGCTTCTCTTCCTTGCATCTTGAATATACTAAAACCTTCTTTAACTAGTTGTTGAATTTGCCTAAAGTTTAAATAAAAGGGATATTTATCTCCGAGCATCCTCTTTTCAAATTTTGTTTTTTTATCAAACTCATCTTTAGGAATCCAACACTCTCCGATTCCTTCCCATTGTTCTTCCGAGGCATCCTTTCCCGTCTCATTGTGTTTAGCAATTTTTTTAAAATGATCTCCAAAGTAAGGGCAGTTTAAAATACAAGTATCGCTTATCAAAACTTCTAAACGACTTATATCCAACTCCTTTAATCTAGGATCAAAGGTGCTATCGCATCGGGGGATAATCATATCATACCTATCGAGTTTGTCTTTATAGAAAGCAAGATCTTCATCTCGTAAGGGGTAACCTTGAACCTCACCACAAGCAGTTATTGAGTGTATCAGTTTATATTTAGGAAAATTTTCTTTGATATACTTTCTTAATTCTTCATTTACTAAAATTATATTATTTCCATCTCTGTGAAATTCCTCAAGAAGATAATTTCCTTTTTCATCATTTAAATCAATTACAGGATTTGTGAAAGTTAAGTTAATTGACCATCCTAAGTCATAGTATCTTTCTTTAATTTCTTTTTTATAGGGTACAAAAGAATGAAGCCTCCCTCCATTCCAGACACAGTTTTCTAGACCATCATAAACGGAAATATGACCATACCTATCAAAGAGGTTATTTTTTGTGAAATAATCCAGGATGATATCGCTCTTTACGAAACCACCTGCGATATTCCAATGCATTTTCTTATTTAGATCCATATATCCTATCTCTCAAGTTAAGTAGTCTATCTTTATTTTTTAAGATATACTCTCTTATATAAGTTTTCTTAAATTCTTCAGCAAAAATAAATCCTTTAGTTACAATAAAGAAGTTGTACTGTCTCCGAATAGGAGTTATGTCTTCAAAAAAAAGTTTCTTTTCTTCTTCTGTTATTTTAAGCATACCCATCCTTATACTTTTTTATTTTAAGCAATCCATCACAATTACAAAAGTTATGTGGGCACTTCATAGTGTTGATTCCTACTCTAGCAAAAAAGTCTGGATCCTCATTAAGATTAGATGAAACCTTATCTGTGCAGAACATAATTACTCTTCCGTTTGCATTTATTTCGTAATTACTATTCATGCAATTAAAACCTTTAAAAGAATTAATCTTATTAAAGTAGACTTCGTAATCATTAAATAAATGTTTAACAACCTCACCATCTTTATATTCTTGGAATTCAAGGTCTCTGTGTTCTTCTCCAAACCACTCTTTAGCCCATTTCCAAAAGTCATCATTATATCGCCACAGATTATTAGCATCTTCTTGATAGAGAAAGTGTGGGTGAACTTTAAAACCTTCTTCTTTACATCTGAGATAAGCTTGTTCTAACTTTTTTCTGTGTGACTTAGAAGCGTGTAGAATAAGGTTTACTTTAGCACCGTACCCTTTATCTCTCATAACTTTAATATTAGTTATAAAAGGTTCTACTTCTGCAAATTCGGGGTGGAATGACCATAGGTAAGACATGTTTTCATAGTTCTTGAGATTTTCAAACCACTCTCTAGGTTGAGATCCGTTAGTTACAACATATATGAAGTTGGGAACATCATGCTTCTTGTTGTGACCACACTCTCGGTGTAGTTTATCTACTAGCTTATGAAAGTGTGGGTAAAGGGTAGGTTCCCCTCCAAGCAGACCTATGTTCATGGGGTGAGAACATTTACTTATGGACTCAATTATTGATTCTTGTTGTTCCCATCTAGGAAGTTTTAACCAACCATCCTTATAGAAGTTTGGGTTTCTGGCATAACAATATGAACATTTGTAGTTGCAAATAAGAAGAAGATCCCAGTGTATACAGATACGGGTGAAGTCTTCTGTGAATCTATCGTCGTGTCCCTGTCTAATAGTATTTAACACTTTCCGACCTCTTTCAAATATTCAGGTAAATATTTTAAAATATGTTCAATATGGAGATACTCCATTTTTTCTTTCCATTGATCTAAATCGACATTTAAATGGGATGCTTTTTTACAAACATCTTGAATGTAGGAGCTTCCACCAAAGAAACAATTGTCATAGTTATTCCAAGATTGGTTATCTCCATTCACGGTGATCATGTAACCCACGCTATTCATGTGGCATATGTTACCTCTTTTTAAACATAATAGTAGAAAAACAAGAGCATCTGTATTAACGCTCCCATAATTTTTAGGAACTTCTTTTAAAATAAGTGGTTTTATTATGCTGGTTTTTGCTAATACTTGACCAAATTGAAAACCTACAGAAATATCGGGGAATAGTTTGAAAAATTCTTCGTTGGAATATATCTCTTTAAAGCTAGTTTTATCTGACACAGCTTCTTTAAACCCAAGAGAGCTATTCATCACTACCGCATTTACTTGATCATATTTGTTTATTAGAGTTACACCTTTTTCAAATATATTATTATTAATAAGGTAGTCGTCATCTTCAAGACAATAAAGATATTCTCCTGTTGATTTTTCCGCTAAGAACATATAGTTGTGATCGTATCCCTTAGGTGGAATCTTATAGTAAGATACTTTTGGATGCTGAAAGATGTAACTCTCTTCGATACTATAATCCAACTCAGAGTCATTTGATACGATGATCTCATAATCTTCAAATGTTTGAGCCAATACACTTGCTATTGCTCTTTTACAAAGCTTTTCTCTATTATGTGTTGGTATAATAACACTAATTTTTGGCATAAATTATCTCGTTGTATTCATTAAGGGTGCAATAATTTTTTCTAAAATGCATAGGATCTTTTATTAGATCTCCAGTTGTTTCTTTTAGTTCATTGTGCTCTATTAGTTTCTTCTCAACTCCGTCACATATTCCTCGATACTTACATGCAAGACATTTTGTTTTCTTAGCGTAAACATACTCTCTAACCTCATCTATGTAAGTGCGGGCTTCTCTATAGTCTAGTTCGGGTAATTTTTTAAAAGAATTGTGCCAGTCCCAATAGTCATAAGTGTGCTGGTGCCAGTTACAAACATACTCCTCATATCCCCTCATGTGACAATAAGGCATGTATCTGACATTGATATATCTAGCGTGACCTTTCACTATATCGATGGCATATTTAATATGAGGAGCCATTAGCTCATAAGGTACATCTACTCCACTAGCATCAGCACCGTCCCAGTAGTTTAGTGGGATAAAGTTCATACCTAGCGGTTTTATTTCCTTTATCTTCAGGGCAATTCTATCAAGATTTTTATAGTTAATGCTGCAGACCGTGGTGTTTATCCTGACAATAAAACCTATATACTTAGCATTTTCAATTGCCTTTAGTATCTTTTCCCATGATCCTGGTATTCCTGTTATTTTTTCATGAGATTCTTGATCATATCCGTGTAGTGAGAAAAGAATTTCTCTAAGACCGTGGTCATAACTTTTCTGGATGAAGTCTCTCTTAGCCATCATTTGACCATTTGTTATGAGACTGAGATGTCTGAAAGTTTTCTTCCCATAGTCCAAATAATCAAACCAATGGGGGTCTATTGTAGGCTCTCCTCCAGTGAGTTCGATATCTACAACACCACACTTCTTCACATATCTCATCTGTTCGTAAACTTTTTCGGGATCGTTTCTAACTGATAGGTGTGGTTTATAATAGCAGAACTCACACTTGTAGTTACAAAATGTCCCAACAAATAACTGACTGCGAACCGTGTGAGGTAAGTTTGAGTCTTCTACTAAATGGTTGAAGAGTTTATTGCTTAGCACGGATGACCTTCCTTGCCACGGTTTTAAATAGTTCATCCTCTCTGTCTAAGTAAAGATTGTTAAATAGCCCAATACTATCTTCTTTTCTAATCTTTAAACCTTTATCGACATAATCAATATCGTGGTAGATGACTTTTTTATTATAGTAAGCACACTCAGGAATTAACCTAGAGGAGCAATCAAACTTTCTTCCAACAGGCATGTAGATCATAGTGTCGAAGAGACTGTGAAAGTTTTTAATAGGGGGAGTTAGAAACTTAATCCTATCCGTTTCCAAATGTTTAAAAGGTTCTTTATCTAAAACGGAAACATATATTTTAGAGAACTGGGGGTATTGTTCCAGAGTTTTTTGGACATAGTCCTCTGGAAGTTCACGGCAGTCGGTAGATAGATACATAAACGCTGAATTTCGCTCTTGAAATTTAAATAACTTTAGCTTATTGAAAAGTATTTTTTTAACGTGATTCTTTGTCTTATACTCGTGTAGCTCCTTTCCATAAACTCTATAATCTTGAAACACTTGAAAATCTGTTTTAGTGAAACCAATTTCTTTATATTCCTCATCTGCTTGAGCACACCTCAACGCAATTAGATGATTCGCCAATGTGAACATGTTTAACCTGTTCATCTGTATTAAATCATACCCTTCAACGAAGATAGTAGTGGTGACGTTTCTGAAGTCATGTATCTTGTATCCCATGAAATCATTTATCGTCTCGATGTGGGTATCCTCTAGAAGATTGTCTACCTCTACAGGAGTGAAACCATACTTATTCTCTACAATCTCTCTTAGATCTTCTTTAGTGAAATTATCATAGGCTAAGTAGATAGCTGGTTTAAGAGGTCTACCTAACATGGCAATATATTCTGTTTTGAAAAGATAGTAGTATTCAATACACTCGAAAAGATGTCCACAGGAACTACTCCTCAGTACATTAGCTAAGACTACATCCTTCCCTTTTAGAAATTTTTTTGTAAAATCCATCCGTGATTTCCTCAATTAAAAAATCATTTTTATATTTAGTATATATTTGCTTAACCACTTCTTCTTTAAGGTCATCCTCATGGAGAAGAAGTGTTGTGTCATACCTGTCCGCCAGAATAATAGCTTTATTAAAGAAATCTATAATGTCGTCAACTAACTCTACCTTGTATAGCAGGTAGAGGTGAATTTCTTCCTTTTTAAAACCTTTTAATTTTTGAAGAACTTCAAAAGGCTCTTGCAAGTCTGTTATTATTTTTATCATATAAATATCCTGACTATCTCATCATTTTTATCTAGAGTTCTGTCCTTTAAACCATTTATCATTAAATCATTATATCGATAAAAGCTACCGTCTCTTATGTTAGGTCTGTTGTAATATGTTATCTTCTTACCGTAAAAGGCACACTCCAGGAAAAGTCTTGGGTGGGGGTCAAACCACTTATTAGCGTGGTAGTATATGTACTCGTCAAACTGCTCAAAAAGATTATCAAGATGGTTTCCTGACTTGAAGATAACGGGCTTATTTTTAGGTAGATCAATTGTGTCCAGGAAAGATCTATCTCCGTTAAACGGGGAATTCACATATACTGCTTTTTTAACGTTTTTCAGTTTCTTGAATCTGTTGAACCCTAACTTCATCCGATATTCTTTGTCTTTGTGGGCGAAAGGCATCTCTCCATAAGAAGTTACTGGGGCAAGTTTTCCCTCAAACCTATATTCTGGATCTTCTGTTTTTTCACATATGTGTATAATGTGGTTGCACTTCAGTACATTTTTTAACTTCCAAACTGTACCGTAATCTAAGAGAAGTGCTTTATCTAATACTTGGTTGAGGTAGACTATTTTACAGAAGTCCATATGATCAATGCTCTTTCTGTAGTCAATATCCTCTAGGTTATATCTGTTCTCGAAAATATTACACAGATAATCAATCTCCATGTCATTAGAATTAACAAAGATTAGTTTAAAATCGGGGTTATGTTCAAAGATAGATATGAAGTATTCAAAAGCATTGAACGTAGATCCCGTAATTTTTCTTGAATAATGATAGAATAATAATGCATCCATACAATATAATACTCCTTATCTATGTAAATATTAACATTCTGTCATTTGGAAAGTCTAATTAAAGACGATACTTTATTAATTTTAGATAATAATAGAATTATAATCACAAGGGTTTAAGGACTTAATTATGGCAGTTTCATTAGATAAATCACAGTCAAACGTACTCATTAATGGGGTTGGTACTTCTTTAGGTAAAAGCCTTAAGTTGGAATTAGAGACGCAAGGATACATTGTTCATGCTCCAACTGTTGAAGAGTTAGATATCTCTAGTCTAGATGAGCTACTTTTTTATTCTAATAGTTTAGCAGAAACCATGCTTATAGTTGTAAACTGTGAAAATCATTACGACTCAAGTATCTTCACTGAGACAGAATACATTGACAGAATGAAGAACTTGGCAACTTTTGGTTTGTGGAATGGGTCTAAGTTTATTCAAATGTCAACAGATCAGGTATCTGATGGTCAAGCAACTTCCTCATTACTGTCTCCTGACACAGATTCTACCTCTCTAAGCCCCATAACAGCCCAAGGTAGGGTTCATAAGGAGATAGAGGAATACATAGCTAGTGGTTATGCTCAAGACAACAACTATATGATTCTAAGAACATCTTGGATGTACAGTTATGATGACAGCACTTCTTGTTATTGTGAGTTAAACTTAGCTAAACAAATAAAAGAATTTGCTCAAGGTAAGCTGTCTATAGACATTCCAAATAATATTTACGGTAGACCTATTTTGGTTGAGAAGATAGCAAAGGATATTCCTAGCTTATTTTTCAGCGATGTCTTTGGGGTTCATCATATAGGTTCCATGGATTCTTGCTCTTTAAGCGATTTCGCTACAAGCGTAGTTTCTTCTTCAGGGATATCTGTTAGCGGTTACGAGGTAATATCCGCTCAAGATTTTATAAATGACCCCGTGCTTGGGGAACACACTATTAATAATGAAGTCCACGAGCTGTCCTTTCACAAGGACGAGTTTAATTTAAATCTTTTGAAATGGGATATTTATTTTGACTGTTACACGGCTAAAACTCTAACAGCAGCTCCTTCTTTCTCTGATTCTCTTTACCCAATGTGGTTATTCATGGAGGACAGTGACGGTTTTGATTTAGCTGTGGATAAAAAACAATATTTGTTAGACATGCAAACAGCAGGTACTGTGTTGAACTTCTATGACACCGTCGAAGAGTTTAATGTTGATTTGGAAATAGTAGACTACTTCTTTAGTTAGACCTACTATTTATGACTTCCTTAATCTGATCTTCGGTAGAGCACTTATCTATTTCTTTCTTAAGTTTCACTAAACTGTCGAACCCCGACATCCTGGGTTCTATAATTCTGATGATCTCAGCTAGGTCTTGAGCTTTCTCTAGAAGATTTTGATTGTCTAACTTACTAATTTCTTCTATTTTTTCATCAAGATTGTCAATGTAGAGATAATGCCCTTTGTCAGATAGCTCTGAAGATAACCCAACAAATTTTAAAAAGTTAAATAAGTCTAAATTAGAAAACTCTGTTTTAAAAGAATTAGCTATTGCGTTTTTTATCTTATACTTGGTGTAAAAAAGGGGATCCATTTTTTCATAGATAACTTTATCCATAGAGAAACCTTCTTCCTCTTTAGGATAGAACAGCTCATTATCATGATCAAGTTCTTTGAGTTTATCATAGGATCCTTTATCTACCTGTATATACCTATTCTCTCCAATAAAGAAATCATCACTGACTTCGAGAAGTTCTGTGAATTTCAAAACACTTCCTATATCATGAATTTTTCCTAAATACTTCATTCTCTTTATCTCCTTAATTAAACCCAGCTAGAAAATTGTTAAGATCTGTTTCTTTTTGGTCTGAATCTTTAATGCTTTTAAAAAAACCATCATATCTATTCACAAGTCCCATATTTTCTTGAACTAGATCATAGATCTCTAAGTACTTCTCTAAAAGACTTATCTCTCTAGGATCATTTTTAGTGATTATTTCAATAAATACATTCTCTCTTTCAGAGGTGTCTATAGCGTAACCCTTGTGGACCAACTCATTTTTAATAGTCATGTATTTGTATACCGTGCATAGGTTTAAAACATTAAATCTATGAGGCATCTCTTGAAGTGCTTTCTCTTTTATCTCAGTCATGTTTAAGAGTCCTTTCTAATTCTTCTACTCTAGCTGTCAATTCTTGGACAGCTTTAACCAGGGGAGCTATTAACTCTCCATGATCTACCATATAGAAGTCTTTATCATCTTTTTTAAGAATTGCGTATTTGGTATCATCGCCAAGAAGTTCAGCTATATCCTGAGCCATAAAACCAAAGTGGACTTTATGTTCCTTCTTACGAAGGTGCTCAGGTTTATACTGAAATATAGCAGGTTTTAATTTTTTAACGAAGTCTAGTCCCAACATCTCTTGTCCCGTTTAAAAAAAATTACATATAGGAGATTTCTTCCTTCAGCTCTTCATCACTATAGTTACAGTTACATGTGCATGAGTAGTTACAGTTACATGTACAGTAATTACAGTTACATGTGCAGTAGTTACAATCACAAGTACAGTAGTTACAATCGCAAGTGCAGTAGTTACAATCGCAAGTACAGTAGTTACAGTTGCAAGTACAATAATTACATTGGCATGTGCAATAATTGCAGTTACATAAACAGTCGTTCTCAGAATCATTTAGATTAGTTCTAACTTCTGTGAGAATAGCTGCTTCTATCTTAGAGATAGTGTTGTAGTTATAAACCCACGATCCTGTGAAAGGGTGTAGTGCTTCAATCTGGTCTCTGAGTGTTTGAGTATCAACTCGGGTTACTTTATCCGCAGAGGAACGAGATGTTCCGAAGTTATGTGGTGTTGTGTGTCTCCTACCCTGCTCCCCATTTATAGAAGTTCTAAGCTCATTAATGTGTTGAGCTTTGATCTTAATAGTGTTGCTAAGTGTAGGGTCCGTCCACGATGATTGATTTGCAGGACAAGCATCGTTTAGTAGATAAAAAGAATCATAGACTTCTACACAAGTCCACCAGTTAGATCCTCCCTGAGAGTTACAAGCACATGCCCAATTTGAACCATCATGTGCATTACAAGTACATGTCCAGCTACCCATTTCTAACGCTCCTTATTTTTTTAAACCCAAGACCTTCTGCATGCCCCACTTTACTTGTGTGGCTAGACGATACAGATCGCATATTTCAGGTTGATTTGGGTAATCATTCCATCTTTCCATAAATGTTTCTTTTTCACTAATATCGTAACACATTGAATTGCACTTCAAACAAAACTCGGAGTAACAGTTCTTACAAGCCTCTGGTATAATTTGGTGAATCTCTTTGTGCATTTTACAAGAAGCCTCTATATCTTCCATGAAGGTATCATCATAGATAGAGGTAACCCTGTTATCTTCTTTGACATCGCTGTAAAAGACACCGTGGCATTTGTAAATCGTACCATCAATATCCATAGCTAATCCATGAGATCCTGCTGCACATAGGGCTTTACTGTCATTAAACCAAGAGAAAAAGAACCTGTTGTGTTTCCTATAATAGTCAATTTCTTTCTCAGCAATATTAACTAAAGATTTCTCCATATCCTTGTAATGCTGAGTTCTCTCTTCATCTGTTACTTTTATATTAGTAAGATAATCAATTGTTGGAAAATAAGTTCCATTTTGACCTTCTGTGAGTTCTTTGACATCTTCATAGCACTCATCCATTAGGTGAAATGTTTCCCTATTTATAGTAGATTTAATACTGAAAGGTATATTTTCCCTCACAGCCCAAGCAATTGAGTCTTTGACTTCCTCTACAGTTTCTTTACCAGTGTAGGATAATCTATTATGAGCATGAGCTGCACGACCATCATAGGATATCTGATAATATATTTTAGGACTACCATTTGGTAGTTTCGTATCCTTGTATTCTTCTATAAAAGGTCTGATATGATTGATTCTGTATCCATTAGAATAGACTAAAAATCTAATCTGATCATCATTTTCGTAGTGTCTGATGATTTTTTGCATAGCTTTTGGGTTAGTTGTTGGTTCTCCACCCCAAAACCCAATAGTGACCCCGTCATAGCTTTTCATTAAGTTAGAAGCAAAAAACTCATCCATTCTGGCAATAAACTTATTAATTACCTCATCGTCTAGATCTTTATCTTCTTTGAAAGGTTCTATGCAATACTTACAGCGTAGATTACATCGAGTTGTTGTGTTTATATCAAAAAAGAAAAAGTTGTTACCCTTTCTCATTGGACTCGTTCCCATATTATCTCCTTATTTCTTTAACCAATGGTCAAAGGGTTTATTTTGAACTTGTCCTTTATCATTAGATGGTTTTACTAAAACATCTTCTTCTGGGACAAAGTAGTTAACAGCGTTTAACGTCAGGTCACAGTAGTCACACAAGTCACAAACTTCCTGACAGAGTGGTTTTTCATACTTATTCCACAAAGCTCGGTAGAATTCTCGATATTTCAGTTTCCCATAAATCAACTGTTCCCAGTTTAGATCTGGGTCCACTTCGTCAAGTCCTGTGAAATCATAACTATTCTGTATTTTTTTGATGTTTGCCCATCTCTCGATACCATAGATATAATCATGTATCACCTTATCGTAGTTACCTGCATGTATCGTGTATCTCAGTGTTACGTTGATCCCATGCTTGGCTAGATTGTCCAGAGCTTGATTTATGTGGTGTTCTGCAGGCTTGCCGTTTTTGTAAACTCTTCGATAGTTTCCTGATCCATCCCAACTTACTTCTAAGCTGATAGTTCTACCTTTAGTCCACTCTTTGTACTTCAGAACATTTTCTTCTTTTAAAAACCAGACACCATTCGTGGTTAAGCAAAAAGCATAAGCATCTTTATTGATTTCGATACTTCTGTCTAGAATATATTTCACAGATTCTGGAACTAAAAAAGGTTCTCCACCAAAAATAACTACAGTTTCTGGACACTCTGATTTTTTGTTCCACTTATTGTGGATCAACTCTAAAGCACTAGACAATTCTTTTTTGGTCATAACTCGCTGAGTATCCAGTTGGTCTCTTTCCGTTTGTTCATAACAATACTCACAAGCTAAGTTACACTCTGTTGTGAGATACATTATGTTTGGACCTTTAACATCTTCAGGGGCAGGAGCCTCTTGGGTGCTTTTGGTTGTGTCAAAACAACCATCGTCCACCTTAAGTGTGGTTTCTTCTTTAAATTCAGGCACGGTATACTTAGGAGACTGCTCTCCTACTTTTTTCTTTACCTGTTCTTCAACTTTAGGTTTGTTTTCTTCTAGTATTTTATTTAAAGAATCTTTTAACTCTTCTGAAGAATGCTTCTCACTAAAGTTATCATCAGCACACTCTCCGATACCAGGACGCATCTCTGCTTGCTTTGATTGCTCCCTATTTCGATTATTAATTATATCTCTTAAATTAATATCTATAGAATCAAAAAAAGAATTTAGATGTTTCTTAGTAATGATTTTATCATCATCTTCTGCCATAAGAGTTTCCTTATTAAGCTTTTTTATTCAATTTTTCTTGAATAGCATTAGCAATATCATCGACATTGGCAACAACTTCATCAGAAACATTAGCTTTGCTTTTCAAAGTCGCCATTCTGTTTTCAATTGCAGTTGCATAGTCATCGATTTGATTAACAACTTCATCAGGAACTTTAGAAGAAAGCTTATTTAAAGGCATCTCACTGTTCATCTTAGCCATAGAGTAAAGAGTGTCATAGTTGTCCGCTAAATTTAAAAAATACTGAGCCTGAGTAAGAAGAGTATCTGTATAAAAGATATCATAAGGCTTTAAACTTTTAGCAGCTTGAAATAAGTTAAGTGATGTTCCATAGAAGGCACTTCTCATTTCGTCAATGTTACACTCGATTCCTGGATCTTCCTGAGGACCTTGGTTATTATCACAAACAGAGCTTAAGTCCTGCATTTCTTTTGCAGCTTCCATAGCCTCATCCATCGATGTTGTTACTTCCTCGGTATTTTGAGGTTCACTAGTTTCTTTTACTTCTTTTAACTCTTCAGTAGTCATAGGAGATCTCCTTTTTTTGTTTATTAACCTGAATTTCTTAACATATTTTCAATAATATTTTTAAATACGGGAACATCTTTTAACTCTACTGCCATTCTAGTAGATTCTCTATAACAAAGTTTAAGAACATCACATAAACCATCTATAGGTACTGCTCTCTCGCCGTTTCCATTTTTTATTTCTGAATAGGTACACCCAGCATTACAGTACTGATACAACTCACATTCCTTACACTCTGGGTATTCTTTTGGGTTGGTTACCTTAGGGTGAAGCATAAAAGCTATATTACCTTTGTACCATATTTCTTTTTTCGCATCGTAAAGACCATACTCGTCTCCTGAAGCAAATCTAGCACAGGGGTAAAAAACTCCCTCACTGCTATAACCTACTCCATTTTTACCTGCAAAACATCCCCAACCTCTTTTACCAATTTGATCCCCAACGATCATATCTAAGATATACAATCCAAAAAGACCGCTGATCTCAAAGTGTCCCTCTTTAATTCTCTTAATGCAGTGGTCGGCTAACTTTACTACTTCGGTCTCAAAAACTTTAACATCGTCTGCTGACCAAATATCATCTCGTACTAAAGAAAAATCAGGAGTAGTGAAACCATATTCTTGAGTAAGGAAGATGTGATTCTCCACAAGAGTATCGAGGTTTTGAGGGGATACCATACACTTTGATGAGTTCACCAGTTGCTTGATTAGGGGTTTCTTTTCAATGTAGGCATCAAAACTAGAACTACCTGACACAAGTGGTCTATTCTCTTTTTGCCAAAGCCCATCAAATGATAGTGAGAAACCTAGATTATTTTCTTTTATAAATCTTAACTTTTCTTCATCTAAAAGAAGACCGTTAGATATAATCATAACGCTATGGCATCTAGGGTCGGCGTTAAACTTAGGGGTGGCGTATTTTATAATGTCCCAGTTTAATAAAGGCTCTCCGCCAAAGAATGAGATATGATATTCTTTTTGTTTGTATAGTTTTAATATGTTTCCTACTTTTTCGATAAACAGATCTACTTCTGCCTTCTCCATGAACTTACTTTTATTAGCCATGTAGCAATAGGTGCATGCTAGGTTGCAAGATTCGGTTATTACAAATTCTGTTATCAGCATCAGCTATTCTCCTGTCTCAAGTCTTTTGATATAAGTCTTAATTTAACCTATATTAATAGTTTATAAGATATCAATAGACCTTATCAACCTAAAAGTTTCAGATTTTTCTAATCCCACCACACTGCCTTTTAGCTTACTGTTCATTGTTAAAGCTTCTAAAGAACGAGGGTGGGGAAACTTAAGATCTTTTATTTCTTCTTCATACATCATTAAAGCTTTCAGTTTTATATTAAAGTAATCAGTTATATCTATAAACACATTAGGTTCAAATTTCTGAAACTCTCCAAAGCTCCATTCTGTGGAACTGGGTGTATCAAAAGTGTACAACTTCTTGACTGGCTGGTCGGGGTAAGGTCGTGTAGCTATCAATACTGCTTCCGATACAGCTCTATGATCTTGATTGAGATCTCCTATGTGATGTGTGAATACTATATCAGGTCTAACATCCATAATGATAGGTTCGATGTAATCTACTAAATTAGTGATCGGTTCTGAATCTAAAGTTAGGGGGTAAAACACTTCTCCCGTACTCTCAAAGTTGGGTCTATCCCAAATTGTGCCAAGAATTTTTGAAGCTCTATCAACTTGATCCCACTTTTTATCAGGTTTAGTAGTTGTTAAAAATTCTACAAGAACATCATAACCAAATTCTTCTTGAAGTTTAAGAATAGTACCTCCAACTCCAAGCACCTCATCGTCAGGGTGTGCAACTACCACTAAGGCTGTCTTACTCATAACATGTCCTGGATAATATCATCTAAGAATAATTTAGTTTCATATCCTAAAAGTAGCTTCATCTTATGTACATCAGGAACTCTTTGGAAGATGTCGTCATGTTGCTTGGAAAACTCTTTTTCATAAGGAACATAATCAATAACACTATTACTCTTGCTAAGTCTGATAACTTTCTCAGCAAGTTTTTTCATACTTATTTCTTCAGCAGTTCCTATATTTACAATCTCTCCGTCACACTCTCTATATATCCCCATCTCATATAAAACTTCAGTACAGTCTTTAATATGACAGAAACATCTAGTCTGTTCTCCACTACCGTAAACCTTTAAGGGTTCTCCAGCTTTAACTGCTCTAATAAACTTAGGGAGAACCATTCCGTATTTCCAGGATTGTCTTGGACCTGTCACGTTGAATAGTCGAGCTATAACAAAAGGGAAGGAGTAAGAGTGTATCATGAACTCTTGCATGAGTTTAGCACAAGCATAACTCCATCTGAGTTTAGTTGGGGGACCTACTGTTAAATAATGATTCTCGTTGCAAGGGTAATTTCTAGACCCATAAACTTCTGAAGTACTTGTGAAAACTAATTTTTTTTGATATTTTTCGATTATAGGAAATAGCTTGGTAGCCATTATTAGGTTAGTGTGCATACCAGCGTCTTTAATTTCATCAACTAAAGCTACTCCAACAACACTTGCTAAATGGTAGACTATGTCGCTTTCAATAATAATGTCTTCTAGAGTAGAGAGAGGGATTAATGCTAAATCCTGATTGATTATTTTTAAATTTTTATGAGCGATCAGATTGTCTTCAGATCCTGTTTGAAATGTATCTAAAACCGTAACCTGTTGACCTTTCTCTAAAAGTTTATCTACAAGATGTGAACCTATAAAACCAGCTCCGCCTGTTACTAATATTTTCAATGCGTTTTCCTTAACACTATATATCACTCATTGACATATCAAATTTATAGTCTGTATAGTGTATACAGATCTACAAGGATAAGGCAAATGGAAATGCTATATAAAAAAGGAAACCTGTTTAAAGAATTAAACAAGGATGTTATCTACTTACATGCCTGTAACGCACAAGGTCTATGGGGTGCTGGGGTAGCAATTTTATTCAAGAGGATATTTCCTGATGCTTACTTAGCTTATATCAAAAAAGGCAATGTATGTGGTGACGGTTATATAGTGCGTCACAAAGATTATAAGATAGCTTGTTTGATAACAAGCAAACGCTATGGAAAATTAAAGGATCCTCCAAAGAAAATACTTGTGCAAACCTATACAGCGTTGCAGAATATGTTAAATACAATTTCTGAAGATGAAATTACTATTTATTCTCCGAAAATTAATTCGGGGTATTTTGCTACACCTTGGGATGCTACAGAAAAAGTAATTAAATTAGCTTGTTCTAAAATAGATAAAAAAATAACTTGGGTAGTGTGGGAGATATAAAATGGGATGTTTTAATGTAGCTTGTTCAGTAAGTAACCTTTCTATTAATCATTGTGATAGGGTCGTCTATATCCCCCTTCTCCCAAATAATTGGGGCATTAGAAATTATCCTGACCATAAACACCACCTTGTAGGAACCCATTCTGGTTTAATCTACTCCAACTGTTACTTTAACCCACTAACTCTTCCTATCAGGGGTCAATATAATGACTATGGTGGAATTGAGCTTGTTGATCAGGATGCTAATACCGTAGCTATAGAGAAATTTTTTAATATGCCTTACTAAGAATTTCTTTAAGAAGCCTGAACTTTTCAATAATGTGAGCAAGTCTGATCTTACTAAAGAGTTTATGTTTGAGATGGGATTTGAAGAAACTGATAGAGCTAATTATTATACATATAAAGATTTTCCTTACTTAATAAAAACAAGATTTGGTGCAAAAACTGAGGGTTATTATATTTTAGAAAAAGAAACAGAGAAAGAAGTTAAGAAGAGAGAGCATAACGGTTTTTACCGCAACTATCTTTTATCTGATTTTGCTGAATTAACTGGGTATTACATAGGTGTTTCAAAAGAGATGCAGGAAAAAATAAATATCATGGAAAATCTTTCAGGTATGTTTATCCACGAAGATATCTACAATCTCTTATCTAAAGGCTCTACAAGAGCAGAAGCTAATCCCGACGAAGAGATGATTAAAGAGTTGGGGTTTGTTTTAGACAAAGAGAAAAAAAGAGAAAATAGAGATGATCGCTTTTATTTTCATCCAGAGGTAGAAGACGAGGAAGCTTATGTTTGTGTAGGCGACTATGGTTCTCCGAGAGTTTTCGATAAAGATACTAGAGATGAGTACTATGGAGACTGGTTAGATAGTTCTTATGAGCTTGCTGAAAATTACATCGAAAAACACGGTGTTGTTTTAGATCTCACTCCTTATGAAAAGGATTCTTGTTACCTGCCAAAGTTTAAGAGTATCCAAGATGGTATAGAAACTTATAATAAACTGCAAAGTCAAGATGAGAAAACAGGTGATCCTGAACTAGATAAACTGTTAAGACAATCCCGAATTTTATTTGGTCATCCCCTAGATCGTAGAAATACCAGAAATGATGGTCTTTGGGCATTTGAAGATTGGTCCTACTTAAGCGATATATACTGTGATTCTTTTGAAGACGGTTCTATTGTAAAAGAATACTGTGAGTGGAGTGCTGCTAGAGCAATGCTCTTCTCAGCAAATGTTTTCTTCTTTCCTGCTATGAATGGAGAGCAACATGGTAATGACTCTGTTTCTAAAAAGGTTTTAACAAAATCTTTGGAGATCATAGAGGAAAGAGAGAAAAAGTGGAGAGAAGAAAACTGTTGTCCAGCGTGTGGTACCGAGTTAGGCTGTGACTGTGAACCTATAGAAGAAGCTTGTGAAGAATAAATTAACTTATATAGGGATAGGATCTCGCAATGCACCTCAGAAGATATTAGACTTCATGACTAAGATCGCTTCGATACTAGAACAGTGTGGCTATACTTTAAGATCTGGTAAAGCTAAGGGTTCAGATAAAGCTTTTGAGAAAGGGGTAAAAAACCCAAAGAATAAAGAAATCTTTACTCACAAGGATGCTAGACCTTGGGCGTATGATACTGTTAAAAAATATTTACCAAATGACAGACCTGCAACTTTTGATTCTTGGCAAGATTATGTTAGAGGACTGCTGGCTAGAAATATGATGCAAGTTTTAGGAGAGCATGGAAAAGAACCTGCAGAGTTCCTAGTTTGTTGGACACCTATGGGAGATTACCAAACTTCAGAAGTAGGGGGCACAGGGTATGCTCTAAGGTGTGCTGTAGATCATGGGATACCCACATATAACTTAAATTATCCTGAGCAATTAGAAGCTTTTAAAGTTTTAGTTAAAAATATTTTTAAGGAGTATCAAGATGCTAAAGCTTCTTAAAGAAGGGTTTCTTTCATTAAACCTATCCAGTAAATTTCTAGTGTTCTTGCTTTTTACACTCTCCTGTACAAATATCTATGGGTTCTTTGAAGCTTATCACATAGGTAGTTACTCTAGAGCTTATTCTCACGCTATCTATGCTCTTACTCTATTTGCTTTAAACTTTGTGGTCATGTACTCCTCTCTCCATCTTGAGAGAGGATCAAAGTTTTATAATGAAGCAAAATCCTTGTATGGTAAGGGTTATGAGGAAAAAAGAATGGAAATGTATGAGAAATTGCTAGAGAAAAAGGAAAAAGAGATACAATAACATACTAATTTTTATAATATTTAGTTGTATTATAAAAATTAGAGGAATATATGGCTGGAGCTTCAGGACTTTTAGAATCAAAAAATGACCAACTTATAGAGGAAATGATTAAAGATCCTTTATTTAAAGTAACCCCAATAGGTGAAATCTTCTCCAAGATAACAAAGAATGGGCAAGGTGTGACTAAAGAATGGAGACAGGTTGGGTACAAAAAAGAAGATGGTTATGTCAGATTTAGATATAAAGGTGAGTTTCTTTTCGCTCAAAGAGTTGTTTATAGAGCTAGAAAAGGTAAGTTAAAATCTGATTATATGATTAATCATATTGATCTTGACAATTCGAACAATCATCCTGATAATTTAGAGCAGATTATTCAACATGAAAATAATAAGAAGAAGCATAAGAAGTATAAGAAACACAAGAAAGCTTCTGTTGAAAGAGTTTTAGAAGAATATTTAAAAATATAGGTAATACAATGATCACATCAATAATTCTACAATATTACGGAGGCTTTTTCGGTCACTCTCTATAAGTAACTTAACTTAGGAGAGAAAATGAAAAAGGCATTGCCAAATCAAAGTTGTGTCCCATCCTGGGATACCGATGCTTCTGACACTTACGTCAGAGAATGCTATAAACTTTACCATAAGAAATGGAGCGAGAGATATACTCTCGGGGACAGCTACTACGGTCCTCATGAAAAGAGATGGCATCGAGGTGATTGGAAGTACCACTACACAGGTGCTAACGCAAATTGGATGCATATCGAGAAGCTTTATCGAGAGGGGAGAGCTAGAAAAGTTCTTGCTTGTGATTTTGACCAATTTGCACACCGAGTTATCAAAGGTTATCATCCTGGAAGATATTTTCGTCGTAGCTATCTTGATGCTCCCTTCAGAAACAGACATGAGCAAGTTAACTGGAAAGATAAAGGTAAGAAAAATCTTTCTGAAAAAGAACAAGCTAAGAGAGATTGGAGAAAGCACAAACAAATATCTAGAGATAAAAAACAAGCTTCTTATACTCGTAGTGCTCCAAAATGGATCAAGAGGTATAGTCAAAAGCTTCACAGAAGCTGGCAAAATCAAAATATAGCTCATGAGAACTGGGAAGAGCTTATGGATGATAAAAAAATAAAGTTTTGCTGCGATCCATGGCTTTGGAATTAAAAAAGGGAGCCTAAGCTCCCTCTCTTTTATTTAAGTAATTTCTTAGCTGTGGGAATAAGTTTTAAGACTTTGTCTATGTAACCGTCCCCAGGACAGTAACCACTCTCAACAATGTGTCTCATAAATGCTTCGGGAGATTTCTTAGCTTCTGATCTCCAACCAACATAATAAGATCTTTCTAAAAAGTTCCAATAGTATTTAAAGAAACCTTCAAAAGTTACAAAAGCAGCATAACCATCCAATCCGTCGTGAGCAGTATAATTCACTTCGTAAGATTCTTCTACTCCGAGAGATCCTCTCCATTTCACACCACCGCAGTTCTTATACCTTTTAAATAGATTAGATCCGCCGTGCCCTGTTTCCAGAAGCCACTGTGCTACAGTAATTTCTTTTAATTCAGGAAACTCTATATCATATTTTTTATAAGCTACAATCATATCTTCTAAAGAAGCTTCTTCCGCTTGAGGAGGTTCTGGTTGTTGGGGATTTGGTTCAATATTATCTGAGTATCTTTTTGTATACTCATCTTCTAATTTTTTTCTGAACTCCGTCATCGTCATAGACAGTGCTGCTCCTGGATCATTTTTTCTATTTCGTCCAATTCCTTTTTTACCTGCAACTTCATCATGTCCTAAAACATATTTTAATTCAAACACATCAGGATTATTTCTCTTCATCCAAATAAGAACTTCTAGTAAAGCTTCTTCTTGTTCAGGAGAGTAGGCATGATACCAACCTTTTTGAATATTATCATTATTTTCTGAGTATCTACATTCTGTTTCTTTATCAAAAAATAAATCACCAGACTTAGGTCTAGTGTACCAAGCTGCTAGTTTTCCTTCAGGACAATCGTACTTAGTACCCTTACTTGAATTTTGGTAGTAATCTCTAAGTCTTCCTGCATTCTGTATTTCAATGCCCATCAACTCATCAGACACAGAGCCACGCAGACCTTCCCAAGCTGACTCGCCACCATGATATCCCCACCTATTTAGTGGAAAGTTTTGGTGAACATTTCCTGCTCTATCTATTATGAAGTAGGCGTAAGCTCCTTTTTTTTCTGCAGATCTTATACTTCTTTTTCCCATAGCTAAGTGAGTGTCAGCGTTTTTCCTACCACCCTCTTCTTTGGTTCTACCTCTTCCAGCAGTGAAGTGAACGATAGCTCCTTGAGGATATTTCTTTTTGTAAGTTCCTCTAGTTCTTAGTTTGCTGCTAGTTCTTATAGCGTCTGGAAAGTATAACTTTTCCTCATCTTCAGGATAAACTTTATAGTCTCCCCCATCATCTGGTTTCTCAGGATCCTCATTATCATCGTCAGGGTTGTCATCTATAGGTTCCACAGGTTCTATAACTGGCTCTATGATAGGTTCTACTGGTTGGGGTTTTGGATCTTCTTTAGCTTTAAATAGACTAGAGATGGCTTCCCATAATCCTTTAAAAAAATTACTCATAACTCGTCCTTGATATAGGGTTAGTTCGGTGTACCTAACTCGTATATTAGACGATTATTATATAAGGGATAATGGTGCTCCTAGCCAGGGTCGAACTGGCGACAAACATTTTTAGAAAATGCTGCTCTGCCAACTGAGCTATAGGAGCACTAGTTTAGCTTATTGCATAAAGGTTACAGTTTCTATTATGCTAATGTCAAATCTCTAAATAGATTCCTTTCTCCCACTAAAGCTAAAGCTGTCATATCATTTCCTGTATCAGGTTCCCTAAAACTCCTATAAGGTAGAGACATCTTTTTTAAACTTTGTTCAATATTTAAAAGTTCTTGCTCATCTCTAACTTTTAAACAAACCACAGTGCCATTATCCCAAACATGACTATTCTCATGTAGGAGAAACTCTGCAGATGCGTGTACAGCTTGCACTACTTTTTGAGATCTTGTTAGGTCATTCCTGATTATAACATAAAGATTATTTTTCATGTTAGTCCTCCTTAATGAACTGGATGCTATTGGGGAGGAACTGAAATTTAACTTCACAATTCTTCTGCAGTTGATCTTCTACAACACTTTTAACTTGCTGTTTAATCATGTCTTCGAAAGTGTTATTGTTTCGCCATCGTCCTACAGTACCGTTTTTTATATAGTAAGAAACCCTATCTAATATCATCTTCTCTACTTTATTAGATGTGAGGAGATCTCCTACATTTTTATCGATAAGCTCTTCCAAGCGGGACTCTACATACTCCATAACAACGGCTCTGCTTATACCAAAAGTATTGACTAGATAGTTGTACAATTTGTTATTCCTACTCATGAGACACCTCAAAACGAGCGAGGTACTCTTTTTCATACTTCTCTACAAGATCCATATCAGGCTCATTACCGTAGCCCACTTTAGGCTCTATGCGTTCATAAGGAGTCCCTCTTAAAAGACATCTAGCTATGTGTTTGTGCCTGAATTCCCATTTAAGTGAATCTTTATTACATAGGTCAGCGTAGGTATCTGTTCCTTCTCTTTGTTTAGATTTAAATAGTCTTTTTTGGATCCTAAGATCCTGAGCAAGTTGTTTTAGTTCTTTTTTGATTTCTAATTTTACATTAGTCATTTTTACATCCTTTTAAGTAGTTTTTTTGAAAATTAAACTGAATCTTAAAAAGATGGGTCAAGGTGGTTTTATTAATCTAACCTATATTTCGTGCATTTCCTTCTCCAATAGTTATTGTTGTCCTTACAATATACAAGATAATATCATATTATTGAACGTCAAGGGTAGAAAATTAATAAATCATAAATCTTATGGATTTTGGTATAGACAGCATATCACTTACAACTTCCCTATCTAATTTCTTTGAGGGGTGCCATTTTCGGTTGAATTTAAAACCATACCTTTTGAGAATTTTAACAGTTGGTCTTAATTCTTTATTATGGGCTAAGGATTCAAGAGGGGATCCATGGCTTTCATATTCTGTGAAGATATGAGGATGTCTTAATAGTTTTCCTAGTCCTGTTGTTGCCGATTCATAAAGGAAGGTCATGGGAGTTCCCTGAGCATTCCATCCAGGAGTTTCAATCTTTTCAATTCCTGGATAATCTAAAACAGGAAGATACCCCATTTGAGCAATAAAGTGTAAAGGGGTGACTCCTTCATATCCTGTGTTTTTATCTAAATCTTTTATTTTAAGAATCTTATCAAAGACTTCTGCTATTTCTGGAGTAACTACTATTTCATCATTCCAACCCCGAGGGAGACAGGATTGAGCTAGGAAATGGAGAGGGGTGTCACCATCTTCGTTTTTTAATGTTAGATACTGAGGATAATCTAAAATTTTAGAATGCCCATTAAAAGCTAGGGCGTGTACAGGGGTGGCTTTTCTATACCACGCCCATCTTCTGTGATCATATTCACTTCGATCAGGTTCCCAATCTTCGTTTACTAAAGAACATAGCTTGGGATAATTTAACAGCTCTGAGCATCCAGCTAAGGCAAGACGTATTATATAGGGTATGTCCTCTGAGGATAAATTTATCTTAACTTCCATATTAAAACCAAAAAAAAGGGGGCAAAAAGCCCCCTTGTAAATTTAAATTACATCATCGGCATCCCGCCAGGTCCTGGCATTGGAGGCATTAAGCCTTCCTCTTTAGGAATGTCAGCAACCATAGTTTCAGTTGTAATCATCAGTCCTGCAACTGAAGCAGCATTCTGAAGAGCTGATCTAACAACTTTAGTTGGATCAATAACTCCTGTAGATACTAGGTCAACAAATTCATCAGTGAGTGCATTGTATCCAAAAGAAGGGTTAGCTTCTTCTCTAACTTTATTTACAACCACAGTTCCTTCCTCACCAGCGTTATGAGCAATCTGACGAAGAGGCTCTTCGAGAGCACGTCTTAATATTCCTGCTCCGAGAGTATTGACATCTTTTAGTGCTGAAGCAGCTCTAATTAAAGCACAACCTCCACCGACTACTATACCTTCTTCAACTGCAGCACGAGTAGCGTTAAGAGCGTCCTCAACTCTATCTTTTTTCTCTTTCATTTCTGGTTCTGTAGGAGCACCCACATTGATCACAGCAACACCACCATCAATTTTAGCTAGTCTCTCTTGAAGCTTTTCACGATCATACTCTGATCCTGTTTCTTCAATTTGAGATCTAATCTGAGCTGTTCTTGTTTCAATATCTGCTCTAGTTCCTGCACCATCAACAATAACCGTGTTATCTTTTGAAATAGAAACTTTAACAGCAGTACCGAGATCAGTTAACTCTGTTTGATCAAGTGACATACCCTTTTCCTGAGAGATAACAGTAGCTCCAGTTAAGATAGCGATGTCACTTAACATTTCTTTTCTTCTGTCACCAAAACCAGGAGCTTTGATAGCACAAACATTAAGCGTTCCTCTTAGTTTATTAACAACTAAAGTTGTAAGAGCTTCGCCTTCAATATCTTCAGCGATAATTAGAAGAGGTGCTCCTGTCTGGATAGACTTTTCTAAGATAGGGACAATACCTTTCATATTTGTGATCTTTTGATCAGTGATAAGAATATTAGGGCTATCAAAAGAAGTAACCATTTTTTCTGGATCAGTTACAAAGTAAGGAGATAAGTATCCTCTATCAAACTGCATACCCTCAACGACATCTAGTGTTGTGTCCGCAGTTTTTGATTCTTCAATCGTGATAACTCCATTATTACCTACTTTCCCCATAGCTTCAGAAAGAAGTTTTCCAATTTCTGAATCATTATTAGAAGAAATTGTAGCAACTTGAGCAACCTCTTCAGGAGTTTCTACATCTTTAGATAGATCTTTTAATGCTTTAACTACTGTCGCAACACTTTCGTCAATCTCTCTTTTAAGAGCCATAGGGTTATGCCCCGCTGTAACCATTTTATTTCCTTCACGGAAAATAGCTTGAGCAAGAACAGTAGCTGTTGTAGTTCCATCCCCTGCATCATCGTTGGTTTTTTGAGCTACTTCCTTAACCATTTGAGCACCCATGTTCTCAAAGTTATCTTCTAGCTCAATATCCCTTGCTACGGTAACACCGTCTTTAGTAATCTGTGGAGCACCAAAAGATTTTTGTATAATTACATTTCTTCCTTTAGGTCCGAGAGTAACTTTAACAGCATTTGCTAGTGTGTTTACCCCATTAAGCATGGACCTTTTAGCGTCCTCACTATACTTCAATTCCTTAGCCATTATTTACTCCTTATTGTTCTTTAAAAATACCAAGAATATCTTCACTGTTGACTACAGCAAAATCCTTATCTTCAATTGTTACTTCATAGCATTTTGTAAAAAGAGCTACGTTACCCACCTTAAACAATTCATCCTTTACAGACAAATCACCTACTGAAATGATCCTACCTTGTGTAGGTTTTTCTTTATCCTGAGTATCAGGAATAATTAGACCTCCTGCGGTCTTACTCTCTACTTCTGCTCTTTCAATGAGCACTCTGTCACCTGTGGGACTAAAATTCATGTAAATTCTCCTTGTGAATTATATCGTTTTACAATAATCTAATTTTAACTAGCAAAGTGTCAAGGGAAAACCTATATAGATTTTCCCTTTATTAATTTAATTTCCTAAATTATATAACATATTAGCATTAGCTGGCATCATCTTTTCTGGATATTTACCGTCCCACTTATTTGCCAACTCTTTAAAAGCCTCTGCTTTTATTTTCTTGATCTCTAGTTCGACCATCTGTGTTCTAGCTACTCTAGCTTTAGCAAATTCAACAGCAGCGTCTTTCTCTGCTCTTGCAATACTTACATTTCTTTCATTGATTTTTGTTTGAGCTTCATTTTTCTTTGATTGAGCTTGAATGTTCATTTCTTCAACATAAGCTTGATTGATGGAATCTTGAATCTCTTTATCAACATAAGTTAGACCTTTAGAATGCCCTAAGTTAGAAATAGTTACACCATAATTCTTAAAGTGTTCTCCTACTTCTTTACGAGCAAGATCAAAAATTACTTTCTTTTCTTTTTTACATTTAGCAAGATCTCTACTTCCAAACTCTCTACTTAGAATAGATAGCACTTTACCACGTACATCCTGATCAACTACACTAGAAAGACTTTTACCTGCGTAGGTGTAAAGAAAAAGTGAAGCGTCATTTTCTTGAATCATTGCCGTGATATTCACACCTAGCTTAAATCCAATTGAATCTAAGGACTCTACTTCTATAGCTTCATTCTTAGATGTAGTTCCTGTGGATTCATCAGAAGTCCACTCTCTTGTAACAGGAGTTCTATCGACCTTAATGACTCGGACAGTTGGGATCCATTTGTAAGCTCCTGGACCTCTACCTGTAGTATATTCCTTTACTGGAATCATAACTCTTTTAGTAGCGACCTTAGCTTCTTTCAAATAATCCAGAGACATAAACTTCCCTTGATTTTCCTTAGTAGCTCCCTCTAGCGGAACCACAAAAGCTGTTTCGTTAGTGTTAATTGTTTCATAAGGGATAACCTTAGCAGGACCACATCCTGTCATTACTGCTAACATACTCATCATTAATAAAGGTAATAAAAATTTCATGCTTACTTCTCCTCGTTCATTTGTTTTTTAATAATATTTATAATTGTGTGACTCCACATGTATGCCATCGATGCCCAAAAAATAAAATGAATTACTGAATAGACATTGCTGCTTATCACAAAGTTTGATGCCCCATAGGATAACATACTATCGTCTAATTGTTTTACTGCAATTTGTGATTCAATGCTTCCTTGAAAAGAAGAGTAAAGATTTATTACAAATAAATAAATCGCTGATAGGATAATTGATAAGATCGCTTTTGCTTTCATGATTCCTCCGATAATTTCAATAAAGAAAATATAGTTTATATAGATCTACAGGCTTCGTCAATTTAACATTTACAGATTGAGATTATTTTGTTACTGTGTCAAAATCAAGGAAGGTTATTTATGGCAATTCTGCGTGGCGTTGAAACAAGAGAGATGTTAGATCCAATGCGATCTCCAAGCATGTTTGCTATGCCAGTACACTGTATTGGGGACTCTCTTGATGTTATGGAACCTGCCTATGACCCAACAATAAGTAAAACAGCCTTCACCTTTAGAATCCGTATACCCAGAGATCCTCTTGAAGCGAGGGATCACCGAAGGAACCATAATGAGGATTCCTGGTTACATAGAAAAATACACGATCAGCTTGAACTGGAAGATGAAAAAGGAAGATTAGTACCATTAGATGATATTTTTTTAGAGAGACATAATCTTCCTACAGGATTGAGACACCGAGAGCAAATCAGGTATCACCCTGACGACATTCTTTATTATCTTCAGAGTAGAAATTATACCATGTACGCTAACATGGGTAATCCTGAATATTCTCAAAGGATGAAATTAATAAATCCTGTGATAACTCGGCTAGATAGAAGGTATGAGAGAACTAACTTTCCATTTCTTAGAGAAGATACCCCAGATTACTACAGAGGCACTAACCTTGAGATGATTGACTTGGAATTTGAGATTCTGTGTGATTCTTTTATAGAGGTTCCCAATTATACCAGCAGAGCTATAAAAGAAGTTATCCGAGAAACATTGAAGAAAAATTTAACTATCTCAGTTCTTCCTTCTCGACAAGATATCCTAACTATTCAAGCTACGGTTGCTGAGATTAAAGCTCGTGCTACACTCCGAGATATGATCTCTGAGAAGGAGTACCGTAAGTACATCACTAACGGATTTGTGATGGTTCAAGGAGATTCTGGTAGGTGGTATCAAGTATTTAATAAGCAAAAACATTTGAGAGTATATGATAAAGGTAAGTTTATAAAAGAGCTATGCATTCATACAGCTCCAAAGGAGTGCCCTCCCACGGACCATGTTCTAAACATGAAGGTGATGATAGAGTGTGACGAGCAAACTGTTTGGGACGAGAGTAACCTGTATGAACCAAAGAAAAAAGTAACTAAGTTTTTACAAGAAGAAAATAACAATATAGTGGATATCTTCAGTAAGCTTAAGAAAGATAGAGGTTTCTTTGAAAACAAAAGAGAATATCAAAGGCAGCAAGCAGAAGATGAGTTTTTTAGAGATTATGCTTAAGAAAATTCCAGGTAACAAGTATTATACTGCTGACCGTAGGAAGCGAGATATTTCTCGTATGTACAAAGATTGTGCTCAGAGAAAACACACTACCAAGTGGGAATCTACTTTTGTGAGGTCGATAGAAGGAAAAACATTTTTAACAGACAAACAGTTCAGTAAACTAAAAGAGATATATCAGAGTGCGGATAGACCAAGGGTTCGAGGTCACCTCCGACACGCTGTAATGTGTGACGATACTTGGTCTAAGGTAGACCCTCGTTATTGTGATAAACACAGTGTGTCTTGGGATGAAGTTCACGACTTTGATAAGGATTAATGATGCAATTAAATGGACAACAGAAAGCAATAGTGGCGACACTTGGTGGTAAAGTAGCAGTAGTCGCTGGTGCAGGCAGTGGTAAAACAACAACAACCATAGAGTTGATTAGAAAGCTGCACATAGAGGACGGAGTGCCTTTAGAGAAGATGTTTATATCCACCTTCACCAATAAGGCAGGTAGAGATCTGAAGTCTAAACTTAGTCGTCAAATAGGTGTTGGTCAAGATGACCTGGAAAGATTGTGGATAGGTACTTTTCATAGTTTGGGGTTTCGCTACTTAACTCAGATTAAAAAAATGAAACTTAATATTATTCTTCCAGTAGAGGCAACTCATTACTTAAAGAACATCTACCGCCAGGTAATTAAGGATGAAGGTGAAGAAGAGAATATAGTGGTGTTTAAAGATATAGTAGATAGCATTGAGAAAAAAAGAAACACACACTGCACTTGGGAGCAAGCTTCACCTTTTCCTGAGATTTGCGAGAAGGTGCATAATATTTATCAAAAAGAAAAAACAGAGCAAGACCTAGTAGACTTTAATGATATACTCTATATGTTTGCTTCCCAACTAAGTATAGACCCGATGTTTAGTTCAAAATTTACTTGGATTTTTGTTGACGAATCTCAAGATAATAATGCTAAACAAATCGAGATAGCTAATCTCTTATCAAATAAGAACGCTGTATTTGTAGGTGACTCCAAACAGTCTATCTACTTATTTAGGGGAGCTGCTCCTCATCTTTTTAAGGAGATGGCAAAAACAGCAGATATTGTGTATCCTCTTGCCTATAATTATAGATCTACTCCACAGATAATTAATTTTGCCAATGTTCTTTTGAAACAAGTTCCTAGCTTTGAAGGTCAAGATCTAATAGCTACTGCTTCAAACGGTGTGAAACCCGTGTATACTATCTGTGATAATGCTGCTTTTCAATGTTTCCGAGCTATCAAAGATGACATCCGAAATGGAGTACCTTTAGATGAGATAGCTGTTTTAGCGAGGTCTGTTAAACCTGTTTCTATGCAAAGTCTTCAAGTTTTACTTAGACGAGACAATATACCTTATACTGTTAGAGGGGGGACCGATAAGTTAAACGCTCCTTTTATTCAAAACTATCTATCAGTTCTAAAAAGTATTGTTAAACCTACAAAAGTTTCTTTAGTGAATGCTATGGGCATCCTCCCCGCAGTAGGTCCTAAGACAGCTATGAAGCTGGCAGAGACTGTTGTGCAGAACGGGAACGACTTTGGCATTCTTCACGGGGCACAAGCAAGGTATGCTCAAACTAAAGCATTTAAGGACTATTTACATTTAGATTCAGTAAAAGATGACAACAAAGAACTACTTCTAAGAGGGTTAGATTTTCTACATGACCATCATCTTGTTACTCGCTATGGTAAAAAAGATCCTTCTGAACCTAGTAACAAAAAAAATATTATTTTTGACGTACTATATGACTATCTTCTAGGATTTAAAACTGTTTCCGAAGGTATAGACAGTCTTTATATTAACGAGGATGATGTTGACGCTGATAAGGGGAAGGTTATTATCTCTACTATACATCAGTCTAAAGGACTTGAGTGGGATAGTGTTCATATAATGAATATGAATGAGTTTGGCATACCCTTCTTAAAAGCAGAAGATGAGGGGGATGTTGCTCGTCTTGAAGAAGAATTTTGTCTTGCTTATGTGGCAATAACTAGAGCTAGAAAAAAGTTAAGAATGTATATGCAGTTTATGAATGGTCAACACGATTGGGCAAAACCTAATAAAATGAGTCGTTTCATAAAAGAAGTATATCGAGTTCATCAAGAGAAGTACTTTTCCTTGAGAGTTTTAGACGTAGAAGATGAGGACAATTATAAACAGATGATCTATTTAAAGGCTAATGGGGGATAATATGCTTAAAGACAACCTCTTTGGTCCCAGAATTAATGATATAGTTATCGTTCAGAAGTCTATCTTGAAAGTTTTTTCGGATGGAAATACTGAAAAGAAAGATTTTAATCTAACAAGAAAAAGTATTGAAGATACTCTTAGTGGGTTTAAGTATTCGGGTAATAATAAAAAAGTGAGTACTTTTGTGGAGCACTATGAGCTTCCCCCAATGATAGCTTCCTTTTATGATTTTATTTTTGAACAAGGGGAGGTCCCTTCTGAATCTCAATTATCAAAAAAATATTTAAATACTTTTTTCGTTAAAGAATCAAAATCTATCTTTATTCTGAAAAAAGAGTATCAAGACCCAAGGAGATATAGTCATACCTTTGACGGTTATGCTCTTCTCCCAAGAGTGTTGAGAGCATATCCTTCCCTTTTGAGAGATCTTCATTTTTACACTATTTGTTTAGAAAGTGGTCTATTTACAAAGCAGGGGTACTCTTTAAAGCAGGATTATGAGAAAGGATTAGATATTAAGCTACGTTATAAGACTAAAGCGTATTATGCTTCATTATATATCGAAACTGCTAGAGGAAATTTTTTTAAAGACAAGAAGTATAAAAGACACGACTATACCGAGGTTCTTGAGATCCCCATGGGGGTTAGTTTAGACGATTGTGCTAATTTTGGAAGATTTCTTTTATATAAGGATGAGCATTTAGAAAAACTGGTCAGTTTAATAGAAAAAAATATTAATTAATATTCTCCTAATTTAATAATAGACTAGAATTAAATTAGGAGAATTTATGTCTAATTCTGTCTCCGCTGAAGAAGGTTGCTTCAACTTTATCATCAAAAAAGGTCACTCGACCAGTTACGCCAAGGATTACCTCTATAATACTAAACTCGCTTCTCTGGGCAATATGACTGCTGCAGACTGTGTTAAGTATTTGGTACGTAAAAAGGTAGTTAAGAGTGAAGATGAGGGGTGGAAATCTGTGCGAGGTGCTCTTCAGAAAATATTTAGGTAGGTCTATTGCCAAAAAGGTATAGCCTATATAGACTGGTGTCTCATCATATAAATGGGGGAGGTCGCTTTGTCCACAACTAAAGATAAGATTATTAGGAAAATGACATATCTTATGTTTCGAGATCAGATACATGAGCAAACATCTACTAGAGGAATATATAAACATAATATTGTTACGGGCAAACCAGGGATTGACCCTTTTAAAGCATGCAAAAGCTTATCAGACGTTAAAGAGGTATTTTTAACAGATGAGTTGGAAACATTGGAGGGTCTTTTTAGAGAGGGTTGTGATTTCTTACTTGTTAAAATAAATAAACGTAATTTGACCACTTTTCAGCAAATATTTCCATATGAATTAAACAATTCTGTGAGATTTATAAGAGAGGGCTAATATCAGTTTGTTGCAGAATAATTCAGTATTTTTGTATATTTCTAGGGAATACTTATTTTCTGGAGATAGATATAATGGATAGACTAGCTAAATATGTAAATGAAGAGTTAGGGAGAATTGCTTTTTTTCTTCTACACTCAGGGGTGATCGAAGAACACTTTCCTAGAAATACTAAAAAAATTCTTTTAGATCTGCCAGTGAAATGGGATGACCAGTTTGTCCTTATAAATGGTAAAAAACCAAATGAAACAACAGAAGATGACTATTTTTTCAGCACTGGAGCAAGAAGAAAGCTTCCTATTGATATACTTATTAAAGGTGAAATAAAAGACCGACCTTTTACTTTTAAAGTAGTGTATGGGGATAACTCTCATAATTACTATTTAGATTTTGAGGATGGGATATCTCACGGGTACAAGAAAAAACTAAGATCTATATCTAAGATTAAAGCTATCTTAGAAAAAATTGATAGTGGGGAAGAAAGCTTAGATAAAGATCAAGAAGAGATGTATAAAGCTTTATTCAAAGGTAAAGCAAAATACGACAAGATTAAAGAAAGTATCCTTAGTAAGTTTTTTGGAGATTATAAACACTTGAACTGGAAGATGACACCAATGAAAGATCCTAATGTGGGTGTTATCTATCTAAAGTTATTCGCTACTGATGCTAAACCTGAAGAATATAAATCTGCATTTAAAATGATGACTGAGACAGATCCAGAGAGGGCTAGTTTTAAAGTTACTGAATTATTAAAAAATAGAATACCCAACTATATAGGTAGTTTAATTCAAGATGCTGGATTTGATGCTGATCCCTCAGTGAGAGGTGTTGTGCGACCAAAGGTAGATGAGGCGGGGGGACTGTCAGGTAAGCTGGGGTTTACTATCACGATAGAATAACTAAGGTTTTTATTTTTTCTTGGTTTTCCACCAATTCTCGAACCACTTTAAGCCATAGAACACTAAGACTAGCTTTACAATATCTAGTAACTGCGTCAAGAGTGCTATTTTGACTGCATCCCAAGTGGTCATTACTTTTATTTCCTTTTAAACTAAGCGGAACGTCATCCATATCTTTGAAAACTCACTTTTCTTTTTTAATGTTCTTCTTACAGATACAACATTTGTAGTATCCTTCTGGTGCTTCTGTTTCGGAGTTACTATAGGGGTATTCCATGTGCCCTCCAAACAGATGTATTATAAATGCCATTAAAAAATACATAAATTTTATCCTCCACACTTTATTAGAAAGATAAGTAAATTATTTTTTTAATAAGAAATAATCTACTTGTATAAGAATATAGGTGCTCATAGTCCCGCTTAATATGCAACAGACGTAGAGCTAAAAATGGATTTTTTAAAATATGTATCTTTTATTATTGACATAGACAGAAATTTATTTGTAACCTATATGGGCTGTATAGATTTTAACATAGCCTGTACAGACTTGTTATACTTGTAATAAGCAAGAGAAAACACTTATGCACTGCCGAAACAGCTTATGCTTTTGTGATGACTCGAAGCTATAAACCTATAACTCCACGGGAGGAAGTTATGTCAGATTTTTTAGATTTTGGTGATGTAGACATTAAACCTAAGTACAAAGAGAAGTACAAGGGAATCGAAGGCGAGAAGCACCGTATTGGTCTTCTTTGGCCTAAAGAAGGAGGGAAAGGTCCTTTTGTTATGAGAAATACTTGGTATGTAGACAAGTATATTGTATCAGACGGTCATGAAGCTTTTTCCGATAAGCTCGGACCTTCTAAGACTAGACTTGGTTGTCTTGTAGTAAAATACAAAACCAAGAAAGACGGATCTCTTATTAAAAATGAGGGTCAACCAGTTCCTTTTGAATTTGAAGTTCTTGAGTGGGTATTCACTGAGAAGAAATTCAATCAACTTAAGAGTCTTCACGCTGAGTGGGATCTTAAACAACACGATTTAATGGTTACTTGCACAGGTAATCAATTTCAAAACTTAGAGTTCGTTCCTTGTAAAGAGTCTTTGTGGCAATTAAAGCAAGAGATAAAAGAGGCTGTTCACGGAGAAAGTGAAGCGGCACGTCCCAATCTTGCTAGATCACTAGGGCAAGAAGTGACGGGTGATGAGCTTAAAGAAATTCTAGGAATGGAAGTCACTCAAGCTTCTGACGTTATATCTAGCGATGAAGAATTAACTGATATTCTTGAAACAGTTTAATTTTTTTTTAAATAGAGAGGAGGAGTAAGGATACTCCTCCTCATTATAACGTGGACTTTGAGGGATTATGCGAAACACACTTGGATGCGACTTGTCTATGACAAGCTTCGGATGGTTTTTACACGACGGTAAGAAAAAACATACTTTTGGTAGGTTTAAAACAGCACCTAAAGATGGGATTGATATTAGAAGACTGATGATCCAAAGAGATCGTTTTGTAAATTTAATCAATGATTACAAAATTGATCATATAGGTATCGAACAACCTTTTCTAAAATCATTCAATACTGAAAAGCTATACGCCTTACACCAATTCATGTTAGAGGCATGCTACACTCGTCATATCAAAATAGTATACATTACTCCAGCTCAAATTAAACAATACGCTACAGGAAACGCTAGAGCCGAAAAGAACGAAATTGTTTTTAAAACAAAAAAAGTTTTAGGCTATACCCGTGAGAAAATCAACAATGATGAAGCTGATGCTTATTGGGTGGGTATCCTTGCACAAAAATTTTGGCAACTATACTATGGAGAGATCCAAGAAAGTGATTTAACAGAAGCCGAGAAATTTATTTTTATTAAAAATAAATCAAAGAAACCTGGAATTTTTTATAAAAAGAATGAATCTTTTTTTATATTTTAAAAAAGTGGAGGTCATATTATGGCTAAGAAAAAAACTGGTGGAGGACTCTTAGGAGTTTTAGACACCATTAGAGGTGACAAAAAATTAGGTATCGGTCAAGATACTCTAGTTACAGGTGATGAGGTTATTGAGTATGTTAGCACTGGTTCTATCATTGTAGATAAGCTCTTAGGTAAGAAAGAAATAATAGGTGGAGTAGGTAAAGGGAGGATGATCGAAATCTTTGGATTAGAATCTTCTGGAAAAACTACACTAGCTCTAGGAATTTGTAGAGAAGTTCAAAAGAGAGGCGGTAATGTTTGCTTTGTTGACTATGAAGCCGCTCTAGATATTGATTACGCTGCAGAAGCTACTGGCGTGGATACCTCTCCTGAAAGATTTGCATGGTTAAGACCAGAGAACATGGAAGAGGGTTGTAACATTTTAAACACTCTACTTGAGAATCATTCAGAATCTAAGATAGATATTGCTGTTATGGATTCTGTTAAAGCGATGCTCCCAAAGGTAGTTATGGAAGGACTTATGGGAGATGAACCTCCTATGGCACTTCAAGCTAGAAGAATTGGACAGTGGTTAGGTAAAGTCACTAAGAAGATTAAGGACACGGGAACTATTTTAGTTCTTCTTAATCAGATGAGTAAAAACATCAAGACTAATCCTTTTTCTGCTGGTGGGGAATTTGAAACTCCAGGTGGGTTAGCTATTCGCTTTTATGCTACTCAAAGGATCATGCTTAAATTAGTAACTAAAGAGACTGCTAAAGGTATTAACCCTATAACTAATGTAGAGGAAGACATTCCTTCTTGTAATAAGGTGCGAGCTACCATTGTGAAAAACAAGATAGGTACTCCTTATAGAAAGGCAGAGTTCTTCATTAAGTATGGTGGTGGGATCGACAACAAACGCTCTATTATCGATATGGCGGTAAGCCACAATATCATTAATAAGGCGGGGTCTTGGCTATCTTACAAGCAAGATGAGGGCGGATTTAAAGTTCAAGGTGAGGACAAGATGCGAGAGATCGTGCTCGATAACCCAGGACTGCTTAAGGAAATTGCTAATAAGCTAATCTTTAAACAAGATGCTGACATCAAAGCTGAAGTACAAGAAATGGAAAAGCAGGAAGAAAAATCTGCTCGGAAATTAAGCAAAACTGCAAAGGCTGCAAAGCCAAAGGTTGAAAAACCACCCGTTACCGAATTAGAAGGTCAAGTTTAAAAAATATGGGGAGGTATTCCCTCCCCGTTTTACTAGGGGTATGAGTGAAGGTTCATATAAAAAATTTCCAATCAATAGAAGATGTTTCTTTTGAGATTCCAGAGAATGCGTTTACCTGTATTGTTGGACCTAGTAATATCGGAAAGAGTGCTTTAAGGAGAGCTTTAGAGTGTTTGATCTATAACAAATCAGAAGCATCCTATATCCGAAACGGTACTAAAACCTGTAGCGTTGAGGTTACCTTTGCAGACGGGACTTCTGTTAAATGGTATCGAGATAAAAAAACGGCAGGGTACGTGATCAACGGAGATGATTTTACTAAGTTAGCTGGATCTGTTCCTGAGGTTTTGACAGATAGAGGCTTTAAAGAATTAGTCGTTAATAAAGATAAATACCAAGTTCAAGTTGCCTCTCAGTTTAATAACATCTTTTTATTAAATCAAACTGGGGGAAAGGTTACTGAGGTACTTTCAAATCTTGGTAATTTAAACAGGATTATCAAATCTAATAAAGCGTGTCTGTCTGATTTAAAGAATAATAAAAGTAGATTAAACATAAGAAGAGAAGACCGTGTTTCAGCTAAAGAAAAACTTAAAAGTTATGTAGGTCTAGATGAGCAGAGACATCTCGTTGATATTCTTAAAACTAATTTAAAAGAAATAAAAGAGTCTAGAGACACTTTGAGTAAGTTGAGGGTGGTTGAATCCTCTCTTAACAAAGCTGTGTCTTTGGTAAAGATTCTACGTCCTGCTAGAGAAGTAAATGTTACTTCTTTTGATCTTGATCTTAATAAGGTCACTACTTTAAAAACTTTGTTGAGAAAGGTATCTCATTCCAAAAACATGGTGAATGCCTATGCTCCTATCGCAAAGGTAGGTGAGCTTGAGTTAGGTATCTCTGCGGCAACTTTGATAGCTCTTAAATCTTTACTTACAAAATATACTTCTTACGAAGAGAAACAAACACACTACTCTAACCTTTCAAGTGTTTCAGATATTGAGTTTAATCTTAAAGAAGAATATGAAAAATACCTTAAGATATTAGGATACTCTAATAAACTGGAGATAGCTAAAAATAAAATAAGACTATATCGAAATCTCCCTGATAAGGTCACTTCTTTAGAAGATTTTGATGTTTCTAAAGTTGGAAAATTACGGGATCTGTATAAGAGATTATTGGAAACTAAAAATAAAGTTATTAGTTTTAGAGAGCAGGCAAAAGATGCAGAATCAAGATTGACGAAATGGCAAGAGGAGAGAGACACTCTTCATAAGTCTTTGGGAGTTTGTCCTCTGTGCGATAAGGAATTTTAAATGTTTAAAGCAATAACTTTTACAGACATTCACTTAGCTGATAAAAACCCATCTTCTAGAATAGACGATTACATGGAATCTATTCTTAATAAGCTGGAGCAAGCTCGGGATATCTGTATAGAGAGAAAAATAGATGTGGCGTTGTGCGGTGGGGATATATTTCATATAAAAACTCCTACTAAAAATAGTCATTATCTAGTTTCGAGAACTATTGATATATTTAAGAGTTTTCCTTGCCCAATCTATTCTATTTACGGAAATCATGATTTGAGACAGGATAATATATCAACTTTACCAAAGCAACCCTTCTACACCTTAGTGAAGTCAGGAGCTTTAACTTATCTCCACGATGAGATGTTTGATAATGGGGCAGTCCGAATTTTTGGTATGGACTATTGTTCTTTTCCTACAGAAGAAGAGTTCAATAAAGAAAATAAGGGTGAGAAAGTACAAATTTGTGTAGCTCATGTGAATGCTAGTTCAAATTTTTCCGATTTGTTTGGAGAGAAAGTATATCGTTACCAAGATCTTCAACACACTTCTCCTAGTGTCTTTGTGTTTGGTCACTATCATCCTGATCAAGGAATAGAAATACATAACAACAAACACTTCATAAATGTTGGATCTTTGAGCAGAGGTTCTTTAAAGAAGGATGAGCTGAACAGAATTCCTAATCTCGGTTATATCGAAATAGCTGATGACTATTCCATTACTTGTGAGAAAATACCCTTAAATGTTTTAATGGCAGATAAGATTTTTGATCTTGAGATGAAAGACAAAGAAGAAAAAGAGCAGGAAGAGATTGAGAAGTTTATAACCGAAATGAAAGATAAGATTAGCGTGAGTAAAACAGATGATATCGGGGAGAAGATTAGATCCCTTAATTTTGAAAAATCAATTATAGACAAAGCGATGCACTACTACTTAGAGAAAGGCGATTAAGATGTATATAAAAGATGATAAGAATATAACCAAGTTTGATTTCAGTAGATACGACCTATTTAAAAAATGTCCTCAATCCTTCAAGTGGAAATACGTGGATCAAAGGAAGCCTAAAACTCCTCCTAATTTTTATTATGCTCTTCCAGGAGTAGTAGTTCAGAAAATATTTGAGTACTTCTATAATAGAGAGTGGTTTAGAAAAAGAGGTGCTTGTAGAGAGTTTATGTATAATCAAGCTCCAGAGATTTTTCAAAAGACTCTTGGGTGGATGACTATTGATTGGAACGCAAGAATATCTAAGAAGACGAAGCATGATGTTTATGATGAGTTTCTTGAGATGATTGGACTTAACCTCGATGTTATCAAGGAGCACAAACTCTTAGGTAAGTTTGCTAAGAGTGAGTTCAAGATCAAGCAATACTTCGGCAGTAACAAACACGTCGTGTTAACCTCAAAGATCGATTTTCTGATACACAACCACTTAGGTATGCAGATTCTTGACGGGAAAGCTACAAGCAACAAGAGCACCTACATGAAGAACCCTGCTCAGTTATTCTTCTATGCCATGATGTACAAGTTTCAGTATAAAAAATATCCTGACAAGATAGGGTACTGGTTCTATAGAACTGGTGAAATTAAGTATGTTGATTTCGACGACAGCGATATACAAGCCCTTCAAGAAGACATGAAAGATGTTTTATATAAAATTTATAAGAAAAAGTTTGATGCTACTCCAGAATACTCAGCTTGTCTTTTTTGTAATTATCAAGACGAGTGTATTGACAAGATTAAGCATCAAAATGAGAGAGCTGCAGCAAAGGCAGAAGATATTTCACAAAATGATTTAGATTCGTTTATATAGGAGAAAATTATGTCAGATTTAGTAACTCGTTTAGAAAATCTTAAAAAAGAAATAGAGTCCGTTAAATCTCTTAGTATTGAGCTTAAAACTTCTGCAAAAAAAGAAGAAGAGATACTACGAGATATTGTTAAAGAGATAAAGGATCTCGGTTTTGAGCCAAAAACTTTAAAACAAGATTTAGAAAAGATGGAACAAGACATGGAAGCTCAGATTAGTGCTAAGGAGCAAGAGGTTTCGGGGATAAAGACGACCCTGGAAGGCATAGAGAGGAATGTTAGATCTCATGAGGTTAGCTAAAGAGATCTACTGGGTATTTATGCAGGAGTGTAACGCTACCAATGTTGGTAACATAATGATTCCTGTGGATGGGGTGTACCTCAACATAGATGACGTTCCTAATGCCTACATAGAGGAAGTTTTTGGATATAGTAAGGAAGACTTCTGTAATATGATAATGGATGAAGTGGATTCTTCAGAACTAGAGGGAATTGTAGATGACTTATGAAAATTTAGAAACACAATTATCTGATCTGGACATGAAAGTTAATGAGTTAACTTTCATGAGAAAAGAAAACATGAGTCAAATAGCCTCTGTAGAGTCAGAAATCATATCTTTAGAAAGTGAGATTGGGTTGCTAGATAAGGTATCCAGTCTATTTAAACATCTGCTTGACAGTTTATTAGAAGAGAAAAAACAGGAAATACAGAAACTAGTTACATATGGTTTAAAAACTGTCTTCACGGACCAAGATTTAAGATTTCATATAAATATAGAACCCAAGTATAATACTATATACACTAATTTTAAGACAGAGCAAGTTGGTGTTGCAGAGGGAGATGTTTTAGATAGCTTCGGTGGCGGAGTTGTTAACATTGAGAGTTTTTTGTTAAGGATTATTACACTTTTCCAGACAAAATTAACTCCCTTTTTATTTTTAGATGAAACCTTCTCCCATGTGAGTGGGGAGTATGTTGAAAACACTAGTGCTTTGTTAAGTAATGTGTGTGAGCAATTAGGTTTAACTATAGCTTTAATTACTCATAAGGAAGATATGCTCAATAATGCTGATAAAATTTACAAAGCTTCCAGTGTTAAAAATAAATTGAAACTGAGTGAGATTACTGTTAATGGACGCAAAAAAGATTAAAAATAAATTTAAACAATGCAAATATCAGCATTTGAAGAAGATTTATGCAAAAAATCTTAGTAGATTGCCTGAAAATTGCAAATATAACAAAGAAATAAGGCTCCCTAATAAAACAAGACTCAATGTTTGTGGTTTTAACTTTGAGGATTCTTATGATGTAGACCTTTGTTATAAGCCAGACCATGCAAAAGACTGTAATGCTTTCTGTGCAAGGAAATCAAAAGAAGAGCTATACATTGATTTTGTAGATGAGTTAAAAAACGACCAGACCAGGGCAACTAAGTTTAAAGACATAAATACGCTATACTGGGCTTACCCAGAGCTTAAATTTGATGATTTTCCTGAGAGGATAAGGTGGTTTCATAGGATTTTATGGTTTTTTAGGGGTATCTTCTAGAATGCCTGAGACAATAATCAATTAATTTTACTATTTTTGTGTAAAAATGAGAATACGTAACATAACGAATTGATAGTCTTGGGAGACAGAATTATGACTTTGAAAGAAATTTTAGAAGAATTAGTAAAAGGTATCGTTCAGACTGAAGAAGCTGTGATAGTTAATGAGAAAAACGGTCATCAAGTCATGCACGGAAAAGAAACACTCCATTTCACCATAAAAGTAAAACCAGAAGAGTTTTCCTTACTTGTTGGTAAAGGCGGATCCACTATAAAAGCTCTTAGAGTAGTGATGTCTAAATTAGCAGGCAAAAAGAAAAAAATGGTATTTGTAGATCTGGATGAAGGAGATAAATAGTCTATGTCATCGTGTTTGACTCTTTTTTTAGGGGGAACGGTAGGCAGCTCCAAGTGGAGAGACGATCTCATACCTTTGTTAGAGCATGAAGCTTTGCAATATTTTAATCCCGTAGTCGATGACTGGGATGATACAGCTAGGGAGAAAGAGTTTCAAATTAAAAACTCTTCTACCACGGTTGAAGTGTATGTCATTACTAAAGATATGAAGGGTGTTTTCTCTATTGCTGAGGCAGTGGATGCTTCTAACAAAAAACCTGATAAAACAATATTTATGATTGATGAAGATGGTTTTGATGAGCACCAGCTAAAATCCTTGAACGCAACTAAAGATATCATACAGAAGAATGGAGCAGCTATCGCCAACACTTTGTATGCAGTAGCTTATATATTTAAGGGAATTGAACTAGCACACCGAGCTAAGAGAGTATCTGTTTTAGCGAGGAAAGAGAAGTTATCATGAACTATTTGTTGAAACATTTAGATGATTTTCTTAAAGTGGCAGAAGATGCCTTTACCTATGAGAAGATATTTGATCTATCAGGGGTTACTGAGGTATTGAAGAAGATGTATATTCTTCCAAAAGATCTCAATAAAGAATATATTAATATTCTTTTTAATGCTGTTAAAGAGTTTGTGGCTCAACCTCTATATGCTGACACATCTCTTAATAATGAAAAAGATTTAAAATTTCTTCATACCGATGATTTATTCAAATCCAAAATACAATCGACTATATCTAAAATAAAAAAAGAATTAGATTCAAGATCTGCAAGAGTTATGAAAGAACTGCAGAATTATGGATCCAATGAAGAAATTAGTTTAGAAGAGCTTTCCAAAGCAGTAAAATTAGATAAAGCCTCAATGCTTTTAATCTTAGATGATTTAAAAGATGAGGGTGTGATCTATGATTACAATGGACGGGAGATTACAACGAAGTAACTTGGAGAGTAATATGTCACAAAGTGCATCGAGACAACAGCGACGTAAGATGGAGAGAGATTTGAAAAAACAGCAAGGTAAGCTTTCTAAAACACCCATAACACCTCAGACTAAACAAGACCCTGCTGATGCAGATTTTATAACAAGAAAAGAAATGAAACTTCTTGTTCAAGATATGCAGAAGGTATTGAACTATTCTAAGCTTGTAGACAACCATGTTTGGATGCTGGTTGAAACATTAGATAGAAAAAACATACTGGGTTGGACTGATGTCAATGAGACAGAGTCTCTTTATGCTCAGAAGGAAACTAAAAAGCAAGAGAAGGTTAAAGTTCTGTTAGAGCAGGATTTATCTTTATCTGAGTATTTAGAAGCTGTGAAAGAGGATCCCGATCTTCCAGGATATGAGAAACTGGAGATTAATCCAATTAAAGATCTGAATCAAAATCCCTATGAAATCGGTATTTATCTTAGAGAAGTTAGCCCAGATCTAACTCAAGAGCAATACCTGGAAATGGGTAAGCCTTGGAGTATGACACTTGAGCATTTTGGTTTTAAGGTAGAAAAAAAGCCAGAATAATTTATTCATTTATACGTTAAAACATAAACCTTAAACCAGGAGACTGTATGAAGTACCCTAAAGGGTTTCGTGCTTTAGTAATGATAGCTATCTTCTTAGCTTTGTCCTCTTGTGGGAGCCATTTACCCAAAGACCCTTACCCCAACCCTTCCCTACATGGTTACCATCGAATGGAGTTCGATATTGGTAAAGGCAGTGTAATTAAAAAAGAAATAGGTATAGGTAATATTTATCTTAAAGAAAATCAAGAGCTTGCTGGAGTGTTCTTTAAGATTTATGGCTTATACAAAGGAACTCTTCACATGAAGAGTGATGCTTGTGGTATTAACTTCTCCACACGATTTGATGGCATATCTACTTTTAAACTTGAAGATTTTATTCAGTATCCTACCAAGTGTTCTATTAAGATTATTGCTGAAACAGACAAGATAAAAAATAGAGAGCACAATATTGTAGAATCGGGGATTATTAAACTAAATGTTATCCCTGAAAAATCAGAACCATTATCTATAGAGTACTCTCGTACTAACTCTTCTGTTAGAAGTTTGTACCGTACTTACACATACGCAGGTCAAGGTTCTATTCAAAGACAGGAAGGCGACCTCACTAGCTTTGAAAAATTTAAAGTAAAAACCAATTTAACCCAAGGAGGTCACTATAGAATTGCGGGTTGTGGTAATACTTTAACAGACACTTTTAAGCAATCCTCATTTGATGTGAGTTTAAAAAGTTTATATGCCCGAGACTATCTTGCCCGAGAGGATACCTGTGATTTTGAAATAATCATTATTCCAAATGAGGTATTGGAGACTTATTTAGCTAGGTTCTCTGTTAACATTTTTGGAGCAGAGGTTGTTAAGCTAGAAGCTCTAGAGTGGAAAATAAAAAAGAGTTGGGGAAGAAAAAAGATCTATGTCTGGGGCGGTGACCATATTGTAGCTTGTTCCATCAATTATAAAGTTAAGACTAAGAAAAAATGTTCTTATAAATATAAGTCAGATAAAATTTATTGGGTACGAGCTATCACCACTAATGCCAGAAAGAGTGTCTATGCTATTAAGAACGGCACTGTTATTTGGAAGGAGTAATAAATAATGGCTAGTACAATACTTGAGTTGATAGTTATATCTCTTAAATTGGTTTATACCATTGTGGGTTCTATAATTAAGTGGAAGGTAGAGGAGCGTAATAGATTCGAAGAAAGAATGAAAACTATCGCTAATCTTTTGAAGGAGGCAGTAGATAATAAAGATGAGTCTCTCAATGAAGAGGATTATCTATCTAATCTAGAATGGGAAAAACAGGAGAGATATAAGACATACAAACAGAATACCATAGATGTTCTTACTCTCGGGGGTGGGATTAATGATCTCATAGCAATCACCTCTATGGGTATGGGGCTGAGAGTTACTAACAGAAAAGATTCTGTAGTTCAAATACTGTTAAAAAATCTAGTGCTAGAAGAAAAAGCTCAGTGGATTGCTAAAGATCTCTTAGAGATATAGAAAGTAATTTACTAATTTTTAAGGGCATTATCTACTCTTAAATGGAGGATAGTTTATGAGCGAAATGTCAAACCAGGAATGGGAATTGGTACAACGTATTAAGATGTACCGTAAGAAAACACTTGAGGTACTTAACAATGGTGGAGCTGCTCAAGAACTTGCTCTAGTTACAGATATGGGTATGCATCTTAGAATTGAGATGATTAGAGATAAGGTAGAGGATATCCTATCAAGAGAGCTAAGTTTAGAAGAGAAAGCTCAACTTATTGCTGAAGAACTCGTCGAAGTTTAATGGTTTATTGGGGGCTTACACAGCTCCCATAAAACCTCCAAACACTTATTATCATTGACTTCTGTTAATTTACTAATTTTTACGTTTATCGTCATGACGGAGTTGTTTTTCGAACTTAGGAAAACTCAAACCCCTTATAAGGAGGATTTTATGGATTGGGCACCAGTATTGGATTTTTTTATTACTTTAGCACCTTGGGTAAGTAATGCGTTTATGGGTCTTGGAGGCGTAGTTGTCATTGGGACATTTGTAGATTCTGTAATACCTGATGAGAAAGACAAAGGTTTTATGAAAAAAGCTTTTGCTATCCCTGTTGTTGGAGATCTGTTACACGCATTGGCTAGATTTAGTCCTTTCAACATTAAAGATAAGTAATAAAGTAATTTTAACTACATTTATTTAAAAGAGGAGCACAAGGACGTGCTCTTTTTTTATTAAAAATCCCTATAACCCAATTTATGTAAATAACCAGCAACCATGTTTGGGAAAGTCCCATCAGTTTGGATAGCGTGGTGCTCTACAGTGTTTCTAAACTGTTTTTTAAGGATCTCTTGTCGGCTCCTTGGAACTTTTTCATATATTTCAGATACAATTGTTTTTATATTTTTTTTGTTATTTTGAGCATTTCTCTTATTAAGTGTTCCAGTTTTTATATCAGGACTGCTATTAAAGAAAGTTATTATCTTAGCTGTAGCTAAGAATTTGTACCTATTCCATGCCCCTTTATTGATATTTCTCATCCACGAGTCTATCTGTTTTGTATCGAAGTGGACATATAGGTGCTTGCAACCTATAGCTTCCTTAAAATCTATAACTGAGAGCTTGTTCTTTTCATTATATCTTTCAAACTCTACTCTTTTATCCCCATTAAGGAGATCTTGTATTTCAGCATTACTCTTCAATCCGACAATGACAGGTCTCTTGTTGTTAGGCTCCTGAACTATGTCAATTAGACCCAACTTTTCAATCTTAAGCAGTGTTAGGTGTGCTAGATTATAGTTCATCATATCTTCAAGCTCAGTGTATTTAAAAGCTATTCTAGGCTCTTGGTGTAGTTTGTTATATAAGAACAAGAGTACCGAGTGTATGCGGCAAAGCTCCATTCTCTTTAAGTTTTTAATCTCAAAGAGATCTAATTTAGATATGTCGTATCCTTCCATAAAATATAAGCTTTCCTAATAATCTTCTAATATGATCCTTTTTGATTGTAACTTTATGCAGTAGATGTTGTCTAATTTTTTTTAATTGTTAAAAAAAATTAAAAAAGTGTTGACAGTGTTATTAGACCTGTATAAATTTGTACAGGTCAACAAAATAGTGGCGTAGATAAGAGATACTTCTTGGGGAAATAAACCTCTTATCATTTGAACCCTATTTTTTATTATGGAGGATGAAATGTCACGTTTCAATCAACAACGTACTAACCCTAGAAAAACTTCAAACCACGAAGGAGCTGTGGCTTACACCATGACCCCCGAAATGGATTTGTATTCTCAGGTTTGTACTGCGTCTTTGCAACCTAAGTTTTATTCACCTAAGGCAGACGACCAGTTATCTCGTTTACGAGATACAATCTCTAAGGTTGATCCTGAACTAGTTTGTAAACTGGCGGTGTATGCAAGAGAGAAGATGTATCTAAGATCAGTGCCTTTAGTATTAATGGTGGAGCTTTTGAAGAACTTCAATGAGGGGAATCAAAAAGGACAACGTAATCCTAAAACTTTGAAGAAATCTACAACTAGAGTTATTCAAAGAGCTGATGAGATCACTGAAATCTTGTCATACTTTGCTCATGCAAATGAGAGAACTGAAACAAAAAAACTAGGAAAACTTCCTAATGCTCTTAAAAAAGCAGTAGCGGAGTCTTTTCATAAGTTTGATGAGTATCAGTTAGCAAAGTACAACAGAGACGGAGCAATCAAGCTTAGGGATGCACTCTTCTTGACTCATCCAAAACCAATGGATGATAAGCAGAAAGATCTTTTCAAGAAACTTGTTGAGGATGATTTGGCTGAACCTTATACTTGGGAAGTTGAATTCTCAAAATTAGGGCAGCAAACTTATGCTTCGGAAGAAGCTAAGAACAAAGCTTTCGGCGTTGTTGCGTAACTTGAGAAATATTCTTAAGTATGGTGCTTCAAAAGATTTAGTTAATCTTGTTTGTGAAAAACTTTCTGATCCTAAAGCAGTTCAAAGATCTAAGCAATTGCCTTTTAGGTTTTGGTCTGCTTACAGAAACTTAGAAGGTAATGAACCTTCACACAGGAGAGGGTTTTGGGGAAGTTCTTACACAGAAACAGTGACAACTAACCTAGATCCTTTTGCTACTAAACAGCTTAACAAAGCTATTGAAAAAGCAGTGAAAGCTTCTGTGGAAAATCTTAAAGGTTTTGGTGAGGATACTAGAGTGCTGATAGCAAGTGACGTGTCAGGATCTATGCAACAACCTATTTCTCCAAAGTCCCAAGTTCAGTTATATGATATTGGGTTACTTCTTGGGCAACTTCTTCAAACAAAATGTAAGAATGTTGTTACAGGTTTTTTTGGAGATACTTGGAAAGTTACAGACTTTAGCTCTGGAGATGTTCTAGCTAATACCCTTAATCTTTATAAGAGAGAGGGAGAGGTTGGTTATTCTACTAACGGGTACAAAGTACTAGAGTGGTTGAATAAAAGGAACATCGAAGTAGATAAAGTAATGATCTTTACTGATTGTCAACTTTGGAATTCTAGAGGTGGAAACGCAACTATGAACTCTGAGTGGCAGAAGTACAGAAATAGATTCCCTAACTCTAAATTGTATTTATTCGATTTAAGTGGTTATGGAACAGCTCCTCTGGATGTTATTGCTGAGAAAAATGTTCACCTAATCTCAGGTTGGTCTGAAAAGGTCTTCGAGGTTATGGAAGCGATAGAGAACGGTAGCAATGCTATTGACTTTATCAAGAACATTGAAATTTAATTTATGAAGATATAGAACGGACGTGGCGTAGAGTAGGCTTACTTCGTATGCTAAACGAGTGATAGTGGGTTCGAATCCCCTCAATCTCCTTCGGGATTTTGTAGCTTAACTGGATAAAGCACTAAAATTTGTCTGTTCGTTTGAACCCGTCTTTCTATATCTTTATTTTAAAAAAAAATGAATGTGAGTGGCGTAGATTTTAGACTTTCATCGCTTGTAACGACGTGGCGTGGGTTCGAGTCCCACTATATCCCTTCGGGGATGGGTAGCTCAGTTGGTTAGAGCACGAAAAACTGTCTAATCGTTTGAACCCTCATTTTAGGGCTTCTCTTGGAAGCAATTTTAGGAGAAGCCTTATATTTTAACACATGACAAGGGAGTGTTTATGTCGTCAGCTTTACCCGTCTCAGATAAGGAATTTGAATCAGAAGTTTTAAAGAAAGAAGGAATTATCGTTGTAGATTTCTATGCTGACTGGTGTGGACCTTGTAAGGTGATGGCTCCTGTTCTTGAGGAACTTGCTGAGAAAAAACCTGAGATCAGTGTTAGGAAAATTGACGTAGATAATAATCCTACTTCTGCTGCTAAATATGGCATCAGAGGAATCCCTACTTTACTTTTCTTTAAGGATGGTAAAATAGAAAACACTAAGGTTGGTGGACAATCTTTAGAAGATTTGATAAGTACTATAGAAGATATTTAATGGAGAGGTAGCTCAGTTGGTAGAGCACCTGGAGAAAAGAGTCTTATCGTTTGAACCCGCTGTTAAAAGCGTGGCGTAGATTAGACATACTTCGTGGTAAACCAGGGTGTCGCAGGTTCAAATCCTTGCCCTCTCCACCATATATGCGTGTGAAGCTGAGTCTGGTCAGCAGTCTAGGAAGAATCTCGTGTTAAAGCGAAAGAAGATCTAGGAAGGTTATAGGTTCAAATCCTATCTCACGCTCCATTTTATATTCTATTCTTCCCACTGTATTATTACCTATGAAGATATTGGAAGTAAAAGATCACAACCACATGCCCCCAATTAATAGGTACGCCATTACTTGGGAGATCAATACCCTTTGTAATTACTCCTGCAAGTACTGTGACCTCTATGGTTTAGAGGTGTCTACCAATCAGGACAAGGTAGTGGAGTTCATTAATTATGTAGGTACTCTGAGAAATGTGAAGCTTACTCTTTTTGGAGGAGAGCCTTCTCTTCACCCAGAGATATTAACTGTTCTTAAAAATCTTAAAGTTAAAGTAGAGATGTATACTAATCTCAGCAAGAGTTTAGATTTTTATGATAAAGTTATAAAGGTGAAACCTGATATTGAGTTAGAGACATCCTTCCATCCTAGTAGAGAAAAATTTGACACGTTCTACAACAAGGTGAAATACTTATCTAATAAAGTACCTAAGCTTGAGGTAGTTTATATGCTGGACACAAATTTTCCAACATATAAAAAAGACTACCTAAAGATAAAAGAACTCTGTTCAGAAAGTGTTACCTCAATAATAGCTAAGGTAGAACACACTGACCAAAAGTCTTTGTCTGAGTACGATGAAGCTTGGTACATGCGTGAGCAAAAAGGTGAAGATCTCACAATAACCTTTGAAGAGGACGGTGAGATAAGAAGTAAAGAAACTATCTCAAATTATTTATTCGCTAATAGTTTGAATCAGTTTAAATACTTTAAGTGTGATTGTGGAATACACAACATATTTGTAGCATATGATGGTTTAGTCTATCCTTGCTTGGATTATCGAAGACGGGATTCAGATCCATACTTTGATCTAAACACGGGAGACTTCAAGAAGGAATTTGAAGAATTAAGCACTAAGGGAGTAGTTTGCAAAATGAACAGTTGTTCTAGTGAGCTAGGAGTTCCTAAAAAGAGAGTGCTAAAGTAGGATGAAATGGAATTCAGATATGGTGAAAAAGAATTATACCACGCAGAGGAATTAATAGCTGTCGGAGATATTCATGGTGAAGATAAAAAACTAGAGGATATTTTAAAACAGGTTATTCCTTTTTTAGATAATAACCCTAAGTGCCATATTGTTTTTTGTGGAGATCTTTGCAATAGGGGTCCTAATTCAGCTAGGGTTTTTGAACTTCTTATTGAACTTAAAAATAAATACCCTAATCAAGCTTTTTTTATTATGGGTAATCATGAAGAAATGCTTATAACTACTCTTCAGGGCGAGAACTGGTGGACTAAGTATACCTTTAGTACTTGGGACAGCATGCAAGCTCACTGGGGTGTTCCTATGCTGTCTGTGCAAGAGTTGGCTCAAGAGTGTCTAGCTAGAGGGGTGGTAGATTTTCTTGATGGACTTATCCCCTACTATGAGAATGATGCATACATATGCACTCACGCTCCTTTAGATAGATCTCTTTGTTCAGGATTGGAATCTTATCATTTAGATTTTGGTAAAAAAATAAGTCAAGATTATTTCTTAGAAACTATGCTATATGATTTGCGATGGGGATTTACAATGGAAGACTCCAAGCTTTGTAAGATAAAGCATATGGAGAAGTATCATATCTGCGGTCATCAATTCAAGCATCATAGACAACCTAGGCTCTTTAAACACAGAGCCTTCATCGATGTGGGATGTGGGGCTAGATCTGACAGACCTTTAGCGGCTGTTAAGTTTCCTGGAAAAAAGGTTTACAGATCTTTCTCCAAACCTATATAGTCTGTGTAGGTTTATCTGACAAAAACTCTAAGGAGTTGGGGATGTGTTATGTTTACATAATAAAGGGACCTAAAAGTACAGTATACGTCGGTATAACCTGTAAGGACATTAGGAGAAAGATGAATGATCATAGAGAGGGGATTGATAGCGTGAAAATTGAGTCACCTTTTAGCCTAGTATATGTAGCTCAAACGGTTAGTCGGGAGGAAGCTCAATTAAAAAAAGAATTCATTAAATCTCTATTTAAAGCAAAATGTTTAACTTTCAAAGAGACTAAGGCGGTGAGTCATGCTCGACCTATTGCTTAACTACATAATCATTTCCTGTATATTTAATATCCCATATTACATTTTTAATATGGAAGAGAAAGTCTTTGAATATTTAAAAGATTCTTTTTATACTGTTATAGAAGAACTGAAGCGTAGAAACCCGTATGATCCTCGTATACGAGAAATTCTAGACGACACAGATTTGGATGAGATTAAAAAGAAAATTGATACTAAACCAGTACTGAAACTAGTGAGGGACTTGATGTTCTTTCCACTTAACTTATTGATTCTCATCTTTATACTAGTTGACAAAATAGGAAAAAGATAATCAACTAATTTTAAGGTTTTTTGCTTTGATTTTATTAACCAATTTTTCTAAGGAGTGTAAAATGAAAAATTTATTTATGGTTGTTATTGTTGCAATGTCTATTGTTTTAGTAGGTTGTAATCCAATTTGTGATTTTGCGAAAACAGGGACTGACATCGTAGCCCAAAAGATTACGGATAGATGGGCGTGTGACAAAACTTTGTTGTATGATTTTATGATTCAGCCAACGTCTAAAGGTGTCTGTAAAGAGGAGACTGGAGAGCAAGGGGCATTGGATTTTGTTTGTCCAATCGCTACAGGTTTCTTAGTTGACTTAGGTGAAGCAGAAATCGTTAAGAGATTTGCTTGTGATCCTGTGAAAGTTAGAGCAGATCTAAGCGGTGCTAACAAGCTCTGTGATGTGCTAAAAGAACAAGCTACTGAGTAATGCAAATATGTGTTGTGGGATGGGACTATAGTAAGTCTCTATATGCTTCTTTAACTAAAGCTAACTACGACGCTGTTACAATTATGCACAAAAAAGGGGACACTCAAGGTGTCCCTTTTTATTTGATTCCTAATGAAGGATTAGAGTGGGGAGCCTATGATTACTTCCTAAAGAATCATTGGGATAAAAAAAGCTCAGTACTTTTTATGCAAGATGACATCTCCATTAAAAAAGATTCTTTTTTTGATCTCGTGAATACCTTAGACTTTAATTTTATCTTCATACACGACACTATTGCTAAGAGTGTTGCTAGTGAGCGTCTTTTTTCTGGTACTGGGCAGTGTTTTAAAGCCTCCCCAGAGTTCTTAAGTCATATGTGGAAGAAGCATAAAGGCTTCTGGTATGACTCTAGAAATACGGGTATTTTTGATAAAGAAGGCACTCAACATGCCGCCGTTGGTATCTTTATTCAAAGGTTGCATGAGATAGATAAACACACTACTCTACGAGTAAACCATCACTTTTCAGCCAATGATTATATCATAATCAACTAATATAAGGGTTTTAAACAAGGTGGTGTAGCTAAGGGTTACTTCTATGCTTCTGTCTGACTTCGGTTTGACATCTAGTGTTTGTCTATGACGAGCACTTAAAATACTTACCCTTAGTGACTGTTCCCCTTCTTAATAGGACGAGCGAGAATTATGATTATAAGTTTAATAGGACATGAGAGAAATCTAGGTATTCTAACACTCACAGATCATTTAATAGACAAACTTGGAAAAGTTAATTGTGTTGTAGTGGGTTGGAATTATCTTATGTCTGATCCTGAACCTATCGTTAAAAAAATAAAAACAGCTACTCAGAACAACAAGAGCGTTATTGTTAAATACGTTATCCCTAGAAATAAATTTTCTTCAAACCAGGTAATTACTTATCCAGAGGTACTCAGTGAATTGAGTGATGTTATTTTTAGAGTACCTACTTATCGAGAAGAGATATCTGCGAAAGTTCCTAAAATATATTTTAAAGGTGAAGGAAATCCTATTGAAAAACATTTCAATGAGTTCTATTCTATTCAAGGAAGCTAAATAAAAGGCTTAACGAGGCAATACAAGATCAATCCCGCATAATAAGAAAATCCAAGTACAATTGAGGTAAGAATAATCAGCAAAAAAGTAATTATAGGCTGTATAGAGTCATATTTATTATCCATAAACACCCATCATATTAGTGAGTTACAAACGCAAGCACTTCATAAAAAAATATTTGCATACCTGTAAACCTTAGTATAAGGTATTTATACATTAAAAATTTCAATAGGAAGAATCGTGTCAGTTAAAGAAAGAATAAATGAAGAAATAAAGTCAGCAATGAAGAGTAAAGACCGTTTTAGAATAAATTCTCTAAAGTATATCAAATCCCTTCTTCAGAACAACGACATTAACGAAAAACCAAGTCCAGAATTAGAAGTTGTTATGGGTCACCATAAAAAAATGTCTAAGACTCTGGACTTATATAAAGATCAAGCTTTAGAAGATCTAAAAAAAGAAATAGCTATTATTGAGGAGTTTATTCCTAAAGCTATGAGTGAGGAAGAGATTTCTGCTCTAGTGGATAAGCACCTCGCATTAGGTAATATGGGGGCGGTTATGAAAGCTGTTAAGGCAGACATAGTTGGTCCATTCGATGGAAGATTAGTGAGTACTTTGGTTAAATCAAAGTTATCATAAATATGAATTTAATCCCAACAAAGTAAATTTTTACAAGGAGAAAGGAATGCAAAGCATCTACGTGGGTAACCTAAACTGGGGAATGAGCAGTGAGCAACTTCAGGAAGTTTTTGAAAAAGTCGGAACAGTTAGTTCTTCAAGAGTGATCACAGATCGAGAGACTGGTAGATCAAGAGGTTTCGGTTTTGTTGAAATGTCTGTAGAAGACGCAAACAAAGCTGTATCTGAATTAGACGGTCAAGAAATTGAAGGTCGTAACTTGAAAGTTAATTTGGCAGAAGACAAAAAAAAGCCAAGCAATAATAATTATAGCCGAGATAATAACAACAGCTATAATGATCGTAGCGGTAATGGTAATGGGGGTAGTAATTATAATAATGATAGTTTTCAAGATTATGATTCTAAACCTAGAAGCAAAAAGAATTGGGGAAGCAACAGCTATTAGCTAACTAACCTATCAGGAAAATCTAGGTTCTCCTGTTGGTAAGTTTGCATAGTTGGGTAGTGAAGGGCGGTTAATTGACCGCCCTTATCCCAATCTACAAAAACAGCACCTGTATCAATGTTGGCGTAGTAATCAGATATTTCTGGTTCTTCTACAGGCGTGTGTCCAAACACATGAAATAGTTCGTCAGGTAATTTACCAGGAACTCCTCTGTACCAAGTTAGTCCTTTGAAGTACCCATTTGAGTCATCAAGTTCTAAAACATTTTCCCAAGGTATCTTAGTGTTCCAACTGGTGTGAGAGATAAATAATTTATCTTCAATTATGTATTGTGGTAGACTTTCAAAAAAATCAAGATGTTCTTGAGGAATATCTATTCTTCTCCGAGCTATTCGGAGTGCTTCCTTATTTTCTATTTCCTCATCGGTTTCGTCAAAAACAGTTTTTGAAACAGTTTCGGGAAAGTAACTATTTAGTGCTGCGTCTCCTCCATTCCAGGTCCACATTGAAACATTAGACATGGTTGGTTTTTTGCGAGCATTCAGTAACATTTGCTCATGGTTTCCAACAACACTCCTACATCTATCTGAGTTATCAATTACCCACTGAACAACTTCTTTAGACATAGGACCTCGATCAATAAGATCTCCTGTGAATATTATTTGCTCATCTGTCGGTAGTTTATCAATTAAAGCCATGAGCGTTTTAAAACACCCATGCACATCTCCTATCACGTACATAATTACTTCCCTATAATACCGTTTGCTGCTCTTATTCCGCTTGACCAGGCACCTGTGATTCCACGAGACGTTCCTGCTCCATCTCCTATCATATAAAGATTCTTAGCAACTTTAAAATATTTGTCGATGAACTTTGGTTTATTAGCATACATTTTTATCTCTGGATAATAAAGAATTGTTGAAGGATGCAGTATTCCTGGAATAATAGTGTCTAACAGTTTTAAAGAAGCCCACAGATCTCTCATGACCTTTGAGGGTACAGCTAACCCAAGATCTCCTGGACAGGCAGGACAAGTTGGTTTGAAGTCATAGAGGTCCTCATTGAAATCTATCTTCTTAGACCTTTTACCCGCTCTGAAGTCACCCACTCTTTGCATTAGGGGTTTACCTCCACCAATTTCATTAGCGAGTCTAGCTAAAAAGCTTGCCATTTGTTGACCGCTTCTCACAGGGTCTTTGAGTCCTATTGTTTTCAACATAGCAAAGTTGACTAAACCATTTCCTCCATCCCCTTTATCAGAAAGGGAATGACCGTTTACGATGTCAAAGTCTTTATACTTCTCTCTTGTAACCAAAGCTCTACCAGAGTTGGTGCAGAAAGTTCTTACACCCCTTGGGAAATAGAACTTGGGGTCATAGTAGTCTTTTACAATAGGATAATTCTCAAGTTTGGTTTCTATCCTAATCCCCACATCCACTGTGTTGTCGATGTACTCTACGCCACACTCATTCATCACTTCTTGTAAGAAGCTGAACCCTTTACGTCCAGGAGCAATGATGAGGTTTTTATAATAGATGCGGCTCATCTTAGTGGTGTCTATATACTTCACTTCATTATTCACAAACTCAACCTTAATATTAAGTCGAACATAGACTCCTTTATCAATAAGCTGAGTCACTAGATCCAGTATAAGAAATCTACTTTTATCTGTTCCAACATGTGCCTGCTCTATATTGATTAGAGAGACTTTGACTTTTTCAGCTCTTTTTTGATACAGGTCTAAATTAGCTTTAGGGAGTATCTTAGGATTCAAGTGTTTTCTGACTATCTGCAACATACCGTCAGCTTCGTCTTTCTCCCAATACTCTGTGGGGAAACCAACAGGGTAGGTGTAGTTTTGTTTGCAGTCGTTTAATAGTCCTCCAGAACATATTTTTTCTTGATCTAAGATTAATATTTTTAGACTTGGGTCATTTTCGATTAGTTGGAAAGCTGCCCCTAATCCTGCAGGACCAGTTCCTATAATTACCACATCAAATTTGTTCATAAAAATCCTTTTTAACTTTACATTTATACAGCCTATACAGAATAATGTTAGGGTAGCGTTATATCAAGAATTTTTTAGGAGATTCCATTTTGGATATCATTAAATGTACTAAACTTAATGAAGACGGTTTTGGTTTAACACTATTCCTAAACACTCCCCAAAAAACGGGTGAGCTATCTAAAAAGCTTTCTTGGTTAAAAGAACACACAGGGGGCAGGAAAGTTAACGTTATTTTATTTTGCGGAGAGCCGATGGTTCCAGAATTTGGAAGTCATGTTCTTCCAGATAACTTAGGAAAATTGTTTTTATCTCTTAATAGTATTTTTAAAGATAAGCTTAATATTGAGATATATTCAGATCTATTGGTTCCTCATGATTCTTTTAAAGATATTGTCTATTCTTTGATCCCTTTTAAAACCAAGTTTTCATGGAAATTTACTCCAGAGTTTTATTCAGAAACTTCTATGAAAGATTTAGTGTTATTTATGAGAAACTTTGAGTTTATCCAAAAGTCTGATTGTTTAGGTATAACCTCTTTTATTATCAGTGAAGCAAATAAATCCTTAGATAAGCATATCTACGAAACACTTATTAAAAAGTTTCCTAAAGCTTCGATATACCCAACTCCCAAACAAGGTGAGGAGTATTTTTTCTACACCAGTAGGATAGGATCCTTAGAAAACACTACCCCAAGTCATCAGATTATTGAGGATTTGGATGTTGTTCAAAAAGTAAGCTATCAGGAAATTATTGTCAGAGGGTATAATAATTTTAAGAATTTTTATTGTGATACTAAAAACCACGCCGTAATGGATTTGTCAGGAAATTTGTATGCTTGTATGAGTGCTTATGCTCATAAAGATATCCTATTCTCCAAAGGTACTAAAAAGAACTTCTTGTATAAATTGGGTTATACCAGATGTACCTATGCGTCATGTGACTATGATGATAATATGAGTGTTGTACGATGAAAGTGTTAGAAGTAAATAAATGCCCAGCACTTAAATCAAATGACTTTGGGATTACTTGGGAAGTGACTGGGAATTGTACCTATGATTGCAGGTATTGTACTTTACATTACAAGGAGCCTTACCACTATCCTCTGGAAACCCTTAAGCTCATTAATGATCTTAGTAAAAATAAAAACATTATACTAACGCTCTTTGGTGGGGAGCCTACTCTTCATCCCGATTTTTTAAGAATACTAGAAGAGTTGGATCCTAAAATTGACTTGGGAGTTTTCACTAACTTGAGTAAAGGGTTGAGCTATTTTGAAAAAGTTTTAGAGATAAGACCTGACCTAAAATTCGAAACATCTTATCATCCAAGTCAGACAGATCTTAAAAAATATTTGGAGACTATTGAATATCTGGTGTCTAAAAACGTTAAGGTGTCTGTGGCTTTTATGTATGACACTCCCTATAATATGTTGCAAGAGGTATACGAAGAGATATGCAGTGTGTGCTCAGATGTCACTCCTTTTAAAATAGATTACAAGGATCAAGGATTCACAACTGAAGAAGTGAAGTGGTTTTTAAATCAGAACAAAAACAAAACAAGAAAAATATATTTGAAGTATGAGAAGGAAGGTATCATTCAAGAGAAAGATACTACTCCAGGTTTTTTATGGGCAAATAATATAAATAACTTTAAGTATTACAGATGTGACTGCGGTAAAAGTTGTTTTTATATATCATCTCAAGGAGATGTTTACCCCTGCTTAGACTACAAGAAGAAAGGTTTAGGAAAATTCTTTAGCGTACACGATTCTTATGGAAGAGCTTTGCGAGAAGTGTTGGGTCGGGGTTTAATCTGTAAATCAGACGAGTGTACCAGTGAGATTGATGTTCGGAAACAGCGTATTTTAAATATATAAAGGAGATTTTATGTGGACACGGTATGAGGAGACAACAACTAGTTATATTCAAGCCAGACTTAACAACATTCTTAATGCCGATCAGTTTGATATAGGTTTCTTAGAGCATCTCTATAAAGTAACAAATAAAGTGAGAACTATATCTAAGACCACAGTAGGTTCTGAATACCTAAAAAAAGTACTAGGTAATAAAAGAGCTATGTTGTACTTTGATCAACCTTCTACACGTACTTTTATGTCTTTTCAAAATGCTTGCCAGGTATTAGGTATGTCTACTTCAGAGGTTCGAGACACCTCAACGTCTTCAGAAGTGAAAGGGGAATCCAAACTAGATTCTTTAAGAACACTTTCTAGTTATGTGGACTTGATTATTATGAGAACTTCTGATGAAAATTTTGCAGAAGAAAGTGCTGACTTTCTTGATAAAACAAGAAGACCTGTACCTATAATTAACGCAGGTTCAGGAGCAAAGGAACACCCCACTCAAGCATTGTTAGATATGTATACTCTTCAAAGATCCTTCAAGAATAACGACGGTCTGGAAGGAAAGACCATTCTTTTTTGTGGAGATCTGAAGAGAGGTAGAACTGTTAAGAGTCTTCTTAAACTTCTTGCCCATTACAAAGGGGTTAAGGTCACACTTTGTGCTCCTAAAGCTTTTCAATTAAATTGCTTGGAAAAAGAGAGAGAAGAATACTTAGATTCCTTTGTATCAAAAGGAAAAGGTTCTGCTTTGTTTACTTTACCAGAAGGATACGCAATAGATACGACCTCTATCTTACTATCAAGCAATTTAAAGGTTTCTTATTCTGATAATCTAGAAGAGTGTCTTCCTGAAGCCGACGCTGTATACATGACTCGTATCCAGGATGAACACGATACCGAAAAAGGTGAATCTCAAAAGAGTTACGATGGATTCAAATTAACTAAAGAGAACATTAACTTGATGAAGCCAAATTCTATTATTATGCACCCCTTACCAAGAAGAGATGAAGTAGCTATAGAGATAGATGAGGATCCTAGAGCAATGTACTGGAGACAGTGTCGAAACGGTATGTGGACTAGGGTAGCTTTAATAGCTTATCTATTTGACAAAGATAAAGAGATTTTAGGATACTAATATTATAGTTTTTAACCAAGGAAAGGTAATGGATATTGTCAAGGTATTAGACAAGGGCGAAGTGGAATTAATTGATACTCTGGGGACAGATCTGACTGTCGTAAATTCAGCTAGAGTTTCTTTTGGAAATCGTAAAACAGAATTTGATAAAAAAGATAAAGGTCTTATGAACTACTTAGCAGAACATAAGCACCATTCTCCTTTTAGACATATTATGCTTCAGTTTAGAGTTAAGGCTCCTGAATTTGTACTGAGACAATGGTATAAGCACGTTGTGGGAGCAGAAACGACATCATCTTATCCTACTAAAGACCATGCTTGGAACGAGATCAGTGGACGCTATAAACCTGTGGAAGATTATTATTTTCCAACTGAATGGCGAGCACAGTCTGATGACAATAAGCAAGCTTCTGAAGGATTAGTCAAAGACCACATAGGAGCTAACGCTACTTTTAATAATGCTATGGAATCCATTTTAAAAGCTTATAGAGATTTACTAGCTTTAGGTGTCGCTAAAGAGCAAGCACGTATTCTACTTCCTCTCAACCAATACACTGAAGTATACTGGACCGCATCTTTTCAAGCGGTAGCAAACTTTATTGAGCTAAGAGATCACGATCACGCTCAGTTAGAAATAAGAGAATATGCCATTATCTTAGGTGACTTGGTTAAAGCTACTTTCCCTGAAACGTATGGGGCTTGGTTTGAAAGATAATCGTCAAAAGCTTGCCAACCCTATCTTTAGTAAAAGCAAAGGAAACAGGTTACCTGCTGATGACTTATACAAGTTTGGGGAAGTTGGGGATATCATAAGAGTCTTTTACAATGAGCATTATTTAAATGCTCCTGTAGTTAAGATTGTAGAAAATTTTCGGTATATTGATGTAGGAGATAAATTGGTTGTCCAAGAATGGGACTCTAAACGATGGAAAAAATCAAGGATCGAGGATAAAGATGAGCGAGAGAATAGGTTGTAAACACTGTAATTATAAAGGTTACGTAAAACATTCCTTTTATGGTGGTGGAGAAGATGGGGATGAGGGAACAGTCACAGTATCGATATGTTCTCACTGCGAAGACTCAAGAGGATACCACGCTTATGTTAAGAATAAGTATGGTACTCAAAAAGATAATGTAGTTCAGTTGGTGGAGGAAGAACCTACTGCTACAGTTTTAGATTTCAATGAATTTAAGAAAAGAAAAAAAAGTGGAGAATAAGACTATGTTTCCTTTTTGGTGGCACACATTAAAACACAAAGCTTTAGTTCTTGGGTATATCCTAAGATTTTGTATTAAGCTTATTTGGAGAGGAGTTATTCATGACTACTCTAAGTTTACTTTATTTGAAGGTAAGAGTTATGGGAAACATCTTCCTGAGTTTAAGACCGTTAAATACGGCACCCCTGAATACAATGCTATACTTGAAAAGTTTCAACCTGCTATAGATCATCACTACTCCTATAACCGACACCACCCTCAACACTTTAAAGAAGGTTACTCGGGGATGAATTTGCTTGATTTAACGGAGATGTTTTTCGATTGGAAAGCTGCGTCAAGAAAGAAAATTGGTACAGGTTCCCTTGATAAAAGTCTTCCTATAAATGCAAAGAGATTTAAAATGTCAGAGGATATTCTCAAAATTATGGAAAACAGTTTGGATGTATAATGGACCATAAAGACTACTACATTATTGGTGCTTTTATCCTTTTCATCTTGTATGATTTGTTTACTTTTATTAATCAAGATAAAGAGTGGGATAGAATCTACAAGAGAACTGTAGAGGATACTACTTGGAACACTAACAGGAGAAAACACCGTGAAACTTTTTTCAGGAAGCTCAAACATTGCTTTAGCCGAGTTAATCTCAAAAAATCTAGACGTTAAGCTAACCGATTGTACTCTACAAAGATTTTCAGACGGTGAAGTCAGTGTGGAGATACAAGAGACTGTTCGTGGTGAAGATTGTTTTGTTATACAATCTACGTGTGCCCCTGTTAATGAAAGTATTATGGAACTGTTAATTATAGTAGATGCTCTAAGGAGAGCTTCTGCTAAAAGTGTGGGAGTAGTTATTCCATATTTTGGATACAGTCGTCAGGATAGAAAAGCACAACCCCGACAACCTATCTCGGCTAAATTAGTTGCTAACCTAATTGTCACAGCGGGAGTGGATAGAGTTGCTACCATTGATCTACATGCAGATCAGATTCAGGGATTTTTTGATATTCCATTTGATCACTTGTACTCTAAACCTGTTGTGCTAGATTACATTAAAAAAGAATTAGCAAACGAGGATCTTGTCATAGTCTCCCCAGATGCAGGGAGTACTGTTAGAGTATATAATGTAGCTAATAAGCTAAACCTTCCTATGGCGATGATTGACAAACGTCGTACTAAGCCAAATCAAATATCTTCAATGACTATTATAGGGGATGTTGAAGGTAAGACAGCTCTCATAATTGACGATATTATAGACACAGGTGGAACTTTGGTTAAAGCAGGAAATCTTCTCAAAGAAAGAGGAGCTAAAAAAGTTTATGCTTATGCTACTCATGGGGTTCTTTCTGGGAAGGCTTACCATAAGCTTTTAAACCCAGCATCACCTTTTGAGAGAACAATAGTATCAAATACGATACCTATTGATATGGAAACTGTAGAATACTATAGGGAAAAATACGGGGAAAAATTGGAAATTCTGGATGTGTCCCCCATTTTTGCAGAAGTAATAAAAAGAGTGTGCTCTAACACCTCAGTTAGCACGTTGTTTGTGTAGAATAATCTACGTATATTAAGAAAAAATGATTTATTAGAATCTCAGAATAGGAGAATTGAATGAAGAATATCATTATTTTGTGGTTTACCTTAGTTATGGTAGCCCTTGTTACAGGATGCTCTACAACATCCGTAGACTATTTATCTCATGAAGAAATTGTCGCACAGATGGTTGAAGATCCCGAAGGAACTGAGGAAAGAGGTTCCATTGATCCTGAAGAAATGAGGAGAAAAGCAAACCTTGTGCCTCTGGAAGATCTTTTTGGGGAGGACTTTGCTGCTCTCAAAAAGAAAAAGAAAAAGAAAGGCACACCTGTAGGTGGTGGGCAAGGGGAAAGAGCTAGGTTTGGTGTAGACTTTAGAAATAGAGACACCTCTGTTAAGAGTCAATGGAACGGGACTTGTACTGCTTTTGGTGGGGTTGCTGGATTAGAAAACTTGATTAATCAACCAAGTACTATTGATCTTTCAGAAAGAGATACATGGAGCAAGTACAAACAATACTCTAGTAGAGTTTTTGTTAATGCTCTATCTAAAGACGGTAATGAGGTTTGCAGAGAGCAAGATTGGGGTCAAAATGAAACATACCCAAAAGAAACTTGTGCATCTAATAGGAAATGGAGACTTGGTGATTCTGTTTACCTCAGCGACAATGTTGAAGCAGCTTTAGACGCTCTTGACAATGGTTCTGTGGTTTATCTTGGTCTGTCTACTCCTAAAGACATGCTCTATTGTAGAAGCGTTATTAGGACGACTACAGGGTTTTCTAGCGGGGGTCACGCTATCTCTATTGTAGGTTACAAGGTAGACAATTCTATTAAAGGTGGCGGCTACTTTATTATCAAGAATAGTTGGGGAGCTGATTGCGGAGACTATGGTTACCAGTATCTCCCTTTTCACATATGTAAAAGAAGTGACGGCTATTGTATTATGTGGGAGTTTAAGACTGTTGTGAACAAACTAGGTGGAGAAATTCCTGGTCCTGCAGATCCTGTCGAGTATAAGTGGGTTAAGAAGTGTAAGCGAATGTGGTACTGGTTTTGGTTAAAGAAAAAATGCGAATGGGTTAAAGTAAAAGTTTAAATATTAGTTCTTAGTGTTGTAATATAACAACTCTGAAACAGGATTATTGTCTATAGAGGAAGTCTCAAGTCTCTATATTCGCAGTCACAGGTAGGGAGTGAATGCTCCCTACTGCCTTTAGTTATCAACTTCTTTTAATTAAATAAATTCTCAGATGTCACTTAATTAGTTTTTGATAAACCCTACTTTTTTACTCAAGTTTATGAAATCCTGAATAATCAATTAATTATTCCATGCTTTATACTAAGGAATATAATATGGGACTGTATCATAACATAACACACTGGGATTATAATCTAGAGGTAGGTGAAGGAGAGCACGTTGCTTGGATACGTTATCCTTTTGGGGAGTACGTTCTAGATCCTATCTGTAGGATAATCACTAAGTACGATGACTTCTCTGCAGATTTGGAGGTTGTTACTAGTGAGCATCTGACTATTGGAACTATTCTAGAGAAACAGTCCTTAAGAGAGTTTAGAAGAGTGAAACTGACCCCTATTAACGATGACTTAACCTACAATAAGAGTGTCTGAGGTACATATGAATACGTTGTTAATAGCGTCTATAGACAGGTATCATGAAAAAATAGCTGGAAATTTTATAGGGGATTGGATTAAGAAAAATTTTGATCTTCCTTCAAAAGAAAAAGCCATAAAACTAATTAAGAAGCATATTAAATCTAAGAAGGATCTTGAAGAGGTATACTCTGCTATGCCTAAGATGATAAACTTTTTAAAAAGTAAAAAGGCTGATGTACCAAGTCTTCCCGCTGGAAGAATCTTTCCTGCTGGTTTCGTTAGGAATCTAGCAATACTTGTAGCTATGATTTCGATATTAGGTAACATGTATTCTAAGGAAGCTGCCTATGATAAACTTGTTAAGCAAGACATTATTCAACGAGAAAAGGTGTTGGAAGACGCTAAGTTACTTGGAAAATTTAAACTTACTAAAGACACTATTAAAAAAGTGAAACAAAATAGATCTCAAGAAGAAATGAATAAAGTTCTTATTGATGATATTAAAGCAATGAGTAGTTATAACTTACGAAAAGTTAATGATGTTAAATATCCTTTGGAGTTAAAATTCACTTCAGACCAAGCAGGACATAGTAGGATCTATCCATCCAAATTAAATAACTATGAGGGGGAGAGTATATATGTCCACAGGGAATACACTTTAGAACGTTATAAAGAAATTGAAAAAAACCTAAAAGAGTTTGATAAAAATGAAAAAATCTAGCGTTGATAATATACTTAGAATGTTCCTAGCTCGTTACAGTGTTAAGTGGGAAAACCCAGTTATAGGTAATGAGATAGAAAGCTATTTTGATAATCCTGAAGCTTGTTCTGTATTTGGTAAACACGGTCTAAGATTTTCAGATGAGAAGGAGCTAAGGAAGTTTTTATCTAAAGGAAGACTCGTTTCTCTTACCGAAGACATCTTATCTAAAGTAGAGAACTTTGCTGCTTCGACTAAAGAAGTAGAGGAAAAATTAAAAGACCAAACATACTCCCAATCCTATAAAGAGATAGAGAACAAACTGGAAAGAGGTGATGTCCTTTTAGAAGCTCCTATTGTAGTTAAATTTAAAGATGGAAGCTATTGGGGTTTTAGTGGGAGAAAGAGAGCTTACGCTGCTAGAAGACATGGTGCTGGCGTACTTTATTTTCTAGTAGTGCAACCAGACGAAGGAGAAAAAATTGAGAAAGATGACACAAAAGAAATCAAACCAAAAAGTGAAGTGGCAGAGGAACTTTTTTCTAATTAAGTATCCTGACGGAAAGTATGTTTCTTTAACTTCTCACCAGACGTTTTCACTACCTAAACCCGTTGATAAAGAAAAAGCTTACTTGTTTACCCCTAGTAAAGCTCAAGTATACATGGATCACTATGCTAGTGAGTATAATTTCGAGAAAGTTTCTGTTAATGTTTATCTGGAGTAAACATGGACCCTAAGTTCTGGAAAGATTATGTACGGACCTATTCTAATGAGCACTTAAACAGTGTTCTAGAAGCTATCCAAGAAGTGTATGATCAGTTAGGGGATGATTGGAAAACTTGGATATATAAAATACATTTAAAAGAAAAGAAAAGAAGAGCCTCTAGGTAGAGGCTACATCCTTAAGAAATTTCTACTTCCACATGTGGGGTAGTTGCTGCGACAGTTTCTGCTTCTTCATCAACATTTGCCTGCACAAAAGTATACGTTTGTTTAACCATTTTTCCACTAGGTGAAATAAAATAAGCTGTAGTTGTGTATGTTACCATGTTGTCCTCCTTGTACTTTATTTAAAATATTAGTAGAAAAAAGTTGACTTAATTTTAATATTCCATTAATATAGGGTACTAAGTAGGAATTATTATGAAAAAATTTATGACAATCTACATTCCTTTCTATCCGATCTATATCCCCTACAGGGGATAATACATCAGTGTGTGTCGGCGTTAATCAGGCACGTAAAATACAAACATTCATTTTTAAAGTATAAATCGAAAGATTTGTATAAGTATATCTCGGCGTAGCCCAGTCTGGTAGGGTATCTGCTTTGGGAGCAGAGGGTCGCAAGTTCAAATCTTGCCGCCGAGACCATAAATTTAGGTAGCGTATGCAAGGGGTTAAAGCATGCAGATTGTAAATCTGTTCTCTTCGGGGTTCGAAGGTTCAAATCCTTCCGCTACCACCATTTTAAGGAGATTGTGATGAGCAAGAGAGATTTAATTAAAGAAGAAATAGATATGGATAAAGGGGTTACTGTTAATCCTGAAGACTTTCAAGTGACAGATGAGCTTATTGCTAAAATAGAACGTAGAGAAAAAATGAAAGAAATTCTTCACGATGATAAATTATCTGAAATGGAGAAACTTAAAAAATTAAATCTTAGGTCTTTGAGTGAAGTACGAAGACTTAAACACCAATTGAAATAGTTATGAAAAGAGTAAGACAATTTCATGAGCTAAGTGAGAAAGAAAGATTTAAGCTCAGGAAAAAATTATTAAAAAGATCATATAAGAAGAATAGATGGCTCCTAAATAATGTTAGGTGTGTCCGTCCTTCTTAAAAATTATAGCAGTGTAGCTCAGGGGTAGAGCACATCTCTGATAAAGATGGGGTCGAGAGTTCAATTCTCTCCACTGCTACCATTATCCAACCTTCAATTTTATAGAAAAGACATAATCTCTTCATATATTTCCTCTGTCGTGAATCCTAAAAAGAACTCTGTTTTAGTGTAGTTTTTAAATTAACAAGGAAGAGGTTATCTATGAGATTATTTTTAATTACTTTTTTACTCCCTATTTTAATTACTTTTAGTTCATTTGCTATTGATAAGGTGATCTACGGTGAGGATAATCGTTTTAACATGAATGAATACCCTAATAATCAAGTAGTTGATATGGCACTTGCGACTGCAGCTCAAATAGATTTTGATAACATGACCTATGATAAAGAGAGAAAAGGATACACTCTTGGTTATTCTCCATTAAAGCACCAAAGAGGTTTTTGTAAAGATACTCGTTTTTTAGAGCAAAACAGTGTTGGAGAGTGTACTGGGTTTTTAATTTCTCCAACAATATTGGTTACTGCAGGACACTGCATGACTGTTTTAGATACTTGTTCTATGTATAAGTGGGTATTTGATTATAACCAAAAAAATATAATTGAAAGTGAGCAATTTATACCAGAAGATAAGGTTTATTCATGTAAAGTAATAGAATATGTTTTAGATCGAGAAAGTGATAACGATTATGCTGTTGTTGAACTTGATAGACCTGTAGTTGATAGGGATTATTTACAAGTCCGTACATCGGGAACTGTTCAAAATAATACCCCCCTGATTGTGATTGGGCATCCTTCAGGACTCCCTACTAAAATAGCTGATCAAGCAATTGTCCGTGACAACAGTGCTGTAAATTATTTGGTAGCTAATCTTGATACTTTTGGTGGAAATTCAGGTTCTCCAGTTATCAATCAAGAAACTGGTCTTGTAGAAGGAATTTTAGTTAGAGGAGTAACTGATTATGCTTATGATCGTATGAGAGGATGTTACATAAATAATGTTTGTGGTGTAAATGAATGTAAGGGTGAAGAGGTTACTAAGATTACATCCATAAAATATCTTTCTGATTATATACCTAAGTGACATATATTATATTTTGCTAATTTATTAGTTCTTTATGGATCATAAACAAGAGCCTTACTTTGAAGTTGAGGGTGTCTTTTACACCTACCAAGACGGAGCAATTGCTGGGTATGCTTGTACTTATGGAGATTCCTGGCATATTGCTACAGAAGACGGAGACGAACTTTGTAGGGGCACGATATACCTTGATAGAGAAAAGCGGGTCAACGCTCCACGTAACCTACACCAAAAGAAATGGTCAAGTAAACGTATAGACTCCCTAGTGGAAGAATACCAACTGATATACGATGAACTAAACACTGATGTTACTATGCTTAAACTAGAGACCTTTAGGATGAAACTATTCATGGCAGAAACATTTCTGATAGAGTACAAGAGCCTCAAATATACCTACTTCGCTGGCAATGCACTAAAATTTATTTTGTTTTAGCACCCCTCAATATACTTGCTTTTCCATAATCCTTTTTATAAACTTATATAGATTTACACAGGCTTGAGAACTAAGGAAGGTTTATGGCAATATCTGTACCTCTTTATACAGATGGTTCTTCTATACACATGTCTAGGATATCTTCTAGAGCAATGCCAGGTCTTGAAGATGCTCCTGAAGCAAGATCTTCTAATTATGCTTTTATAAAGGGTCCTGCAGAGTTAAGCGGTATGCGTGTTGATACTCCTGAATCCCAGAAAATTATTTTAGAATGGCTTGAAAGCGAAAGATCTAAAGGTCGTAAACTAGTAGGAGCCTTTGATACGAGTTTGTCATGGTTATTTGAGATAACCCCAAATAGTGTGAGGTTTATCAAAGATGAGTTATGATGACCTAAGACAAGTCGCTGCTGATGAGGTTGCTTCCCTAATAAAGGGAGAGCTTAGTACCAGTATAGCTTCTATAGATCAAGATATTGCTCCAGTAACCGTAGAGAGTTTAAAGAAAACTATGGAAGCCGTTTTAGGTAAACTAGATAATCGAAGAGTAATCGCTGCTCCTGATTTCAACAGAGACCTTAAAATTTCAATGGGAGAGATCCCTGTGTACAAAGTTACTTATAAGACTCAGTTAAATTCTATTGAGTTTATTAAAGGTGAAGAAGAGCTAAAAACAAAAACTTTTTTATGTAACGGTTCTTTGGAAGAAGCACAAGAGAAAGCTTCTAAAAATATTGAGAAAGACGCAAAGATAATAGCCGTAGTTTTAGATCACTATGAAGAAGACCGTTCAATGGTAAATATAGAATACATGTATAGACCTGTTATTGCTGTTAATTATTACTCAATGAATGTGGTGGTAAAGGTATGAAAGATAGAACCCTACCCTTAGTTATTTACGGTTTATTTACCACACTTCTTGTATCAGCAGTGTACGTCTTTGGGTTACTCTATAGTGAGTTAGAGAATCGTGCTAGGCATAATAACACTTCTCCAATTATTGCTGAATGCTCTCCAGAAGTTAAAGAGAAAGTTGTGTACCAGGATCGAGTTATTTATAAGGATAAGCTAATTTATAAAGAAAAAATTATATATAGAGATAAAATTGTCTACGCTTCTAATTCAGAAAAAATAAGATACGGTGTAAGTTTAATAGGAGCCTCTTTAAACAGTAACTTAGGATATACTTTTGGTTTAGGATTTAAAATGCAATACGGTGCGTATTATGGTATTGCAGAGATACTGGAAAATAGGAGTACACTCTTTAGTTTAGGATATGAGTTTTGAAGTATAGAGTTAAAAAAGATAATGAGACTTGGAATCAGTATATCATCAAGATATTCAGAGACGGTAAGCATGTACGTTATCCTGACTTTTTAGACGAGTACTTTAAATCTGAGGAAAGGCTCAAAGAATATAAAGAAGGTATAAAGCAAGACGCTTTAGATAAAGAAAATAAAATAAAGAAAACTAAAAAAAATAAAGTAGAAGTTGATGAGACTAAGACTACTTTTTCTAAAAAACCAGATAGGTTAAAAAAGAAGAAGAAAGAACAAGGGTTTTTGTTTTAATGAGTGAGAAAGAAAAGATAACATTTTTTTGGGGGGGACCTTTTAGTAACTTCCACACAGCTTACTTCATTGATTTCTGCGGTGTTAAGTACTCGTGTACTGAACAATTTTATATGGCTAGAAAAGCTCTGTTTTTTGGTGATACTGCAACTCGCTATCAAATCATGGCTGAGAAAAGCCCAAAGAAACAGAAGAAGCTCGGTAGAGCTGTTAAAGACTTTGATGAGAAAAAATGGTATGGAGAATTTGCTGATGATAACCCTGCTAAGAAAGCAATGTTTGAAGGCAACTATCTTAAGTATACTCAGAATGAAAAGTTGAAAAAGTTATTATTAGCTACCAAAGGAACAGAGTTAGCAGAGGCTTCGCCCTATGATTCTATCTGGGGCATTGGTTGTCGAGAAAATGAGTTTGGAGCTACTTGTAAACGATTTTGGAGAGGGAAGAATTGGCTTGGGGAAGTATTAACCCAAGTTCGAGATAGGATTATCGAAGAAGAAAAGAAGAATTATTTATTTTAGGAGTTATTGTGAAATGTGAGAAGTGTGATTCTAATTCAGCAGGATTTTATTCTAGTACCTGCTTCTCATGTGGTCACTCTCATTTAGAAGAGGGAGACTACTTCATACATGAGTATTGGTATCAGGAAAGAATGGTTCCTTATGGACGCAGTGATCTCATCGATGTGTTAGAAGACAAACGATACTTTAAGATAATGACCAAGCTATCCTGGGTAGACTTACTAGAGAGTAGTAAACAAAGGTTAACCCAGTATACTCAACATATAAAAACTTCAAAACACACTGTGTGAGGGCTACATGATTAATTGGAAACTAAAACCAGAAGAAATGAAGAGAATGTCTTTAGGTCGTGATCTTAAAGCTGCTAATTATAAAGTTGTTGATGAGAAAACTGGCGAGATAGAAGTAGAATATACTCACACCTACAAAGGTACTTTGGAATTCTATTTTGAAACAGGTATGGAGGGGATGTCCTCTAATCTACACGATGATAGAGGATGGCACGAATCACCTGAGTTTAACAATGACACAAAAAAATGGGATGGACCTCTTACTAAGTTTAAGTCTTTAGAATGGAGCGTTTTTCTCAGAGGTGGTGAATACTTAACTGTCTTTGATAAAGAAGATACTATTGTTTGGGAAGGACTGCTTTTAAGGGATACTGAAGCGTGTGCCGCTAGAGACTATTCTCTCCACTTCCTCCCCCAACGTATTCCTTATGGGGATTGGGTAAAATGGTGCCAAGAGGAATATAAGGCTGAGGTCAATACAAATGAGCCTGTTTTAGCAGAGAGTGAAGATTATAAAGATTACAAGGAACAAGAAGATCCAAATATACTAGAAGGAGATAAGTAATGAATAAGTTTAAAGCTAGGCAAAGATTTTTAAAAAGCGTTAATGGTCTTATAGCAGAGTTATCTTCTCTCAGTCTTTCTGTTGAGGGTAGTAAAAATATTAATGATGATACTGCTTTTGAAATAACAGTTGCTAAAGAAGAGGGCGTAGAAGAAAAATTAAAGAAGCTACAGGACTTCGGAGAGCTGGCTTATGACGGTTATACTCTTAATGCTGAAGATGACTATCTAGTTTTATACTGTCTCAAATCTAAAGAGAGACTTCTACAAGACGAACTTTTTGCTCATTTGGTAAGTCTAGGATTTCTTATAAAAGAGGTGGGAGAAACTTCTCCTAATAAGGGTTTTGTTTTTCATTTAAAAACGAAAGCACCTAAGTTGCTAGAAAAACTTTCTTCTTTTAAGGAACTTATCTTTGATGGATATACCTCTGGCGATAATGGAGACTATAATGTTTTTTATATCTTTCCTAAAGAAGATTAAAGAATTCTTTATACATTTTCACTTATCTCTAAAAGAAGATAACTGTTCTTGGTGTACTAGAGAAGTGGGTCGAGATAATCTTACTAGGATCTGGTATATCGAGACAGCCGACGACGTGTGTGATTCTTGTTTAAATCCCCCTCAGTCTATCAAGTTTATAAGGAGTTGATATGGTACATATCGTTAATAAAGAACCGCACAAGTCAGTCATAAAAGAAGATATCTGTCATAAGTGCGGGGTTACCCTTTCCTATGTTCCTATAGAGGTTAAAGAAGATTACACTTCTGATTACCTTGGTGATAAAGATTATTACAACTACATTGTGTGCCCTAATTGTGAAAAAAAGGTGAGGGTTAAATTATGACTATGACACTAGAAGAAAGACTTCACGATTCATTAAACGAAGCAGAATATAAAATTAATAAACTAGAACAAAAGCTTGAAGATCAATCTTATAGTGACGATTGGCACTGGAGACAGATCAGGCAGCTATCAGAAGAAGAGAACCTGGATCTCCCCATCCCTCGTATGGAGATTAGATATAGGGTAGACGACTACAATGCTTATGCGGACTATGGGCTAGTAATTAGGCATATGATGAAGCATATTGATTTTATACCTTTAAGCAGTACTCGGGTGAGTAAAGAGTATGCTGATAGATTAGATCTTCCCCACAGGGACGGTGCTCATCTTATTTTTGATAAAGAGAATCTTAAGTTACCAGCTTATATAACATACGAAGGTAAATTTAGAGTAATTACTTTTAAAAATCCTCATGAGAGAACAAACAACTAGGAGAGTTTATGAACATCGATAATGGACATATCGGTATTGAAGAAGAGATGAAGAAACTTTATGGTGAAGATAAGATCAAGCCTATTCCTGTAGAGAGTGCTCCTATTATGGGAAATTGGGGTCGTAGGAAGAGAGTGCGTTATGCAGAGCTTCTTGATATGGGTAAAGACACTGTAGAAGCTTTTGATATAGTTGAGCATAAAAAAGGAATAATCGATTAATATAGGTTGTTTTTTACTGGGTAAGACGTAGGGTCACTGCTAGACAGGTGCTTGTAAGCGTATGATAAGTACGTCAGTCCTATGGTCCAGTTTTTAAAAAAATATTTTGACTTTTTAGACTTATATAGACTACGATGTATTTATAAAATTTTGTGGGGCTGCACTGGTTTCGACGGGGGCAGCAGACGAGTTTTGTGCGTGTAGAGGTGAGTCGGGACTCTTTAAAAGACTCAAACAAAAGTAACTGACGAAAATGTAGTTTCTTTGGACGCATTCAGAGCGAAAAGAGCACCTAGCCTAAGGTTAGCAGCTTAATAGCTTTGAGTCCATGAGGCTGTCCTAGCCAAGAAACAGGAGAAGGACCGCAGACGTGGGAGGGGCGTTATAACACTTTCCCCATGTTTTCTTGCTTTTCTCAAAAGTAAGTGGTGGAGGGTGCTATGGTTTAGGTCACAGCACCCCCAAGTCGAATGGTAGCTGCGACTCAAAATAAAGTTGTGATACGGGCAGTGTACCTACAACCAAAACTCACAGCCTGTCTATAGGTTGAAATAGACTACACACGTAGATCAGGACTAAGAAGAGCTTTCGGACGGGGTTTCGATTACCCCCAGCTCCACCAATTTAAGTCGAATTTATGTCCGAAAAGGATTTTGGAGATTTTATGAAAACACTTATCTTATTTCTAATGCTCTCAGGTGCTTGTTTTGCACAAGAGCAAACTCTTGAAGAAAGAGTCACTACCTTAGAACAACAGTTTTTAGACCTACCCGCTTATGTAGCCTCTAGATGTTATTTACAGTTAGACTACGCAGGTACTTCTAGTATGGGTTGTTTTGATTCTGTTATGTCAGGTGTACGTACAAGCGTCCGAATGATTGGCTCTAGTTTCTATGTCAGTAGCTATATGGACTGCAAAAAATATCGTTTAATTTGTGAGTAGACTTTGGGGTTAGCTATATGCTAATTCTGTTTTAGAGGACCTGATGTGCCCACTCTCTAGCAGGTGTTGGTATTAGATGTATGGTCTCAGGTAGAGGACAGTTAGACTTTTAGTAAGCAACACCGCTTACTTTTAGTTCGGTAGCAGCACTCTATAGTCTTCATAACATGGAGGGTGTGAGCTGCCTTTTTTATTCTGTGTACACTAAATATTTTATGAGCATTAAATACAAGGAGAAGGTGCATGCCTAAGATTCACAAGTATGAAAACATCGATGAAGTTGAAAGAGAAGCCAAGAAAGATCTAATTGATCGTCATTCCCCATTTGTTAACTGTAAGGGAAAAGCAGTTAAGGGAGTACCTTTTAAGGTAACTGTTCAAGTGGGAGATAAGTATACTCACCCAGATGATCTAGATCACTACATCAGCACTATTTCTCTTTATAACAAAGAGACGAAGTTAGCTGAGATGACTTATTTTGCAGGAGCAAACGGGGGTCAAGGTAAGAAAGCTAATTCTTCTGTGACATTTAATGTCCTACTAGAAAAGGATGCTAGGTTAGTAGCTCACGCTTACTGCACAAAGCACGGTATCTGGGAAGGTATTCCTAGAGACATTAAAATCTTTGATACAGTTGAAGAAGCTGAAGAGATAGTGGAAATACCAAGTAAAGCTTAGTTTTATATGGAGAGTAATTATGAAAAAAGAAACTAAAAAGAAATTGATAAAGTGGACTGTCTTAATTATTCTCCCTTTTTTTCTATATTTCACAGTACCCTTATTCTTTCCTGAATCTACTAAGAGAGGGATTAAGGATTTTCAATCAGAGTGGCTTGGGGGTCTAACTAGATCTTGTACTGTCTATTCCTTATCGGGAAAGGTGATTAAACAATACCGTGGCAACTTTGATATCAAACCTTCAGAAAGACAGGTGGCTTTTGACATTGGTGGCAAAAGAGTCCTCATTAGAAATGCTACCGTTATCTGCGAAGAAATCTAAAATTAATTTGACAATTAACCCTAGACCTATATAGCCTATATAAAGCGACTGGAGCCACTTGACTGGAACGGTACTTTTAAATGTTTAGAGTCAGGGGTTTTAGGTTCTGTGCCGAGGTGCTTTTACCCATAAAAGCGGAGAGCAGGTTTTTAGGAAGTACAACTGTTTTATCCTTAAAAAACAGAAGACTTATCGGAGGGTTGGGTAAAATCAACCCTCTTTAATTTAGGTCATAATCTATGAATAATAAAAATACATTGTCTGTTAATAATATTAAACTGGAGGATTTATGAAATCTCTTTCCACGATTGTAGCTGTGATAGTCGTAGTGGCTGTTATAGTGCTTGTGTACACTTTTGGGAGTAAAACTACTCCTCAACCTAACCCAAACACTTCTCTTATTCCAAGAGTAGAAATGACCTGCGATGGTCAGAAATGTGTGAAGTAGGAGGACTGTCCTGAAAAAATTTATACTATCTATTTTTGTAATTTTGTTTTCTTTTAATTCGTTTGCTATCTCTCCTGAAAATTTGAGAGATCATGTTAGAAGAACTTACTTTTTTATTGCAGGTTTTCCAGATGCTGCTACTAGAGATTCTCTACAACCAGGAGTACATCTTGGGGGTATGCTTGGTCTTGTGAATGACTATCTAGATATCTCAGATCAGATACTCATTCAAAACAGCGTTGCTACTTGTGCAGCCATTCCCACAACTGGAACTTTATCAGGAACATATGATGGCGATGGAACTATTTTTAATATAAGTCTGGTTCTTGGAACTAGTCTTAAAATCAAGCCTCAAAGTTTTCCAAACGAAGGAACCTCTTATCAAAAAAGATTAGAAATATCTATTGATGGTTCTAAAGAAATGACAGTTGAGTTTGATTGTTCAAGAAAAGCAGGATGGTTCTCTTTTAAAGAAGGTGGTAGCACTAGAACAATCAATATGTTCTATGACAATGAAGATGCTAATCAAATGTATGCCGATTTTTATATGGTTAATACAGGTGTTTTAAATGATGCTGAGAGGTTCTCTACTTCTTTTAGGACTGAGCCTGGAAACTTTTTCAGTTTTATCTATATTGTTGCTTTTCAAAATAATACAGTAGGAGATTACAGAGGTACCAGAACAGTAGCTAAAGGAAACTGGTCAACTAACATTACTTCAGTTGTTTTTCAGGAAGTAGATGCTAAGGCTACCTTCAGCGGTGTGGCTGAAGCTCTTGGTGCTACATCCACAACTGTTATTCAAAATACTGCCGATGGGGATGCTAAACAAACCATTGGGTGTGTTAGAGATCTGGTAGGAGAAGTTGGTCAGACTTGCAGTGAAGTAGTTATAGATGAGAATGCTTCAGCTACCTCTTTAGATGTAGCTGGTTTATGGAATCTTAACTGGACAGCTTCTGATACAGGTATGTCTTCTAAGATTTTTGCTCCTTAAAAATAAATAATCTTTTTACTTGATAATCTGCTAATATAGCGGTAGTATGTATCAAGAGGAAATATTAATGAAAAAAGTATTGAGCAATCTCCATTTAAATTTAAGTCAACAACTGAATACAGTTGTGTCGGGGAGGTTTGTTTAGTACTAATACCTTAAAATTTAACTAAACAAATATAGAAGCCCCAAATTAATTTTGGGGCTTTTTGCGTTTTGGGGTATGAAAATTGATGGGACATCATCCAACGGTTTAGGATTACGCTCTTTGACAGCGTCCATCTGGGTTCGAATCCCAGTGTCCCTGCCAACTAATTATAGGGGTGTAGCCAAGTGGTAAGGCAGCAGATTTTGATTCTGTGTACCGAAAGTTCGAATCTTTCCACCCCTGCCAAATATAAGGAAGTGTTAACTTCGGAGATAAGTATGAGCAAAGCCTACAGAGGAAGCACTCCCAATAAATGGGGCTTGAAAAAGTGCAAGAGTAAAGTAAAGAATACTACTGATAACAGAACCTACAAAATTGCTAGGCTGTTTGAGAGAGACGGTTCTGTTGATTGTATCGTCTGCATGGGAAGATGTGGTTATGGTCCTAGAAGGGCTAATAAGTGGAAACGTAACTGTGGTAAAAAACCTCGTTACAAAAATATTGATAGGAGAAGTGTAAAAGATTTTGTTCTGGTGTAGCTCAGTTGGTTTAGAGCTTCTGACTGTTAATCAGGGGGTCGCTGGTTCGAATCCAGCCACCAGAGCCATTTATGGAGAAGGTAGTTCAATTGGTAGAACGCTAGATTGTGGGTCTGGTTGTTGCGGGTTCAATTCCCGTCCTTCTCCCCATATTTTTACGGAAGCGTGGGTGAGCGGTCTAAACCAGGTCCTTGCTAAGGATCCGAGGGTAACACCTCCGAGAGTTCGAATCTCTCCGCTTCCGCCAATTTTTTAGACAAGGAGATAGAGATGAAATATTTTAAAGAAGATGGAAAAAAAGTAATTAAGTGTTGGTGTGATAACCCAGAAGAAGGAGCTATAGAGCAAGCTAAAAACTTAGCAGCTTTACCTTTTATACATGGTCATGTTGCTCTAATGCCCGACGTACATCAAGGTTATGGTATGCCTATAGGAGGCGTTATAGCTTGTGATAACTACGTTATACCTAATGCTGTTGGAGTTGATATAGGTTGTGGTATGACTGCTGTGAAGACATCTTTTAAGGATGAGATACCTAAAGATACTCTTAAAAAAATAATGGGGGTTACTCGTAGAGTTGTTCCTATGGGTGTAGGTAAAAATCACAAAAATCCTTGTGCAGAAGAAGCTATGCCAAACCTTCCTCACTCAGATTTTTTGAAGACACTTATAAATCCTGCTCGTTATCAGTTAGGAACTTTAGGTTCGGGAAATCATTTTTTGGAATTTCAAAGGGATGAAGAAAATAATTTATGGATTATGCTTCATTCAGGGAGTAGAAAATTTGGTATGTCGATATGCGATCATTACAACAAGATTGCTAGAGAGATAAATAAGCTTTATTTTTCTTCTGTAGACGATAAGCAAGAGTTAGCTTTTTTATCTATGGATACTATGGAAGGTTTAGCTTATTTTGAAGATATGACTTATGCTACAGACTTTGCTTTTAAAAACAGACAGAAGATGATGTATGAGACTATGGAAGTGGTGAAAAACTGCATGCTTAAGTATGAGGATAAAGCTGTCTCTTTTGATAAGTTTGGTAATGATGACATGATAAATATACATCACAACTATGCGTCTTTAGAGAGACACTATGGTAAGAATGTTTATGTTCATCGAAAAGGAGCTACTAAAGCTTTTGCAGGAGAGTTAGGTATTATCCCTGGATCTCCAGGAACACCTTCTTATATTGTAGAAGGTTTAGGTAATAGAGATTCCTTTATGTCCTGTTCTCATGGAGCGGGTAGAAAACTAGGTCGTAAAGCTGCTCAAAGAGAGTTAGACCTAGCCCAAGAAATAAAGCATATGGAAGATCTTGGTATCATCCATAGCATTAGAACTGAAAAAGATTTAGATGAAGCAACAGGTGCTTATAAAAATATTGATACTGTTATGGAAGAACAAAGAGATTTGGTTTCTATTAAGTATAAACTAAGACCTATTGCTACTTTAAAAGGTTAATAATTGGGGATGTGGTGGAATGGTATACACGCTGGTTTTAGAAACCAGTGCCTAGTTTGGCTTGAGAGTTCGAATCTCTCCATCCCCACCAATATAAAAAGAGGTTTGTTATGAAAGTTCTTAGTTTGTAATTTTAGTTTAACTTTAATTTTTACACAGGAATTTTTATGAAACAGAAGAAAAAGATATTAAGTAAAT